ATGTTCGGTGCTGCTACTATGATTGTGTTGGCTTTGACGAGTGAATGGATGGAGCGCCGATTCAAGCGCAAGCCCAAGAACAAGAAAATCGAACACGCGAAGAAAAGGAAAGTTCAATGATTACCAAAGATGAAATGCTCAAGGGCCGCGATCTCCAGTATCCGGACCAATACACGCAACAGATTTCTGACAACATCGACAAGTTTCTGTCAATCTTCAACCAAGTTCGCGCTGCCTATGGCAAACCGATGACTGTCAACTCCGGTTGGCGCCCGCCTGCAATCAATGAAGCCACGTCGAACGCCGCAAAAGGCTCGAATCACCTTTGGGGCCTGGCCGCTGACATCGCCGATCCTGACGGCAGTCTTTGGAAGTGGGTTTTGTTCAATCTTGATCTTATGCAAAAGCTCGGTTTGTACATGGAAGATAAAAGATACACACCAACTTGGGTTCACTTCCAATGTGTTAAGCCGGGTTCCGGACATCGGATTTACATTCCCTCGGCGGCTCCGGCTCCTGCTCCGGACATTTGGGATGGGAATTATGATCGAAGCAAATACGACCTACCGGCTTAAACGAAGCCCTGCAAAAGTCATAATTCTCTCGCCGCTTTTTCTATAGGCGGCGACTTTCTTTTCATTGATGTAAAAAAATCGAATCTCGTCAAGCATGACTAGAGCGTAAATTGTACCGCCTATTGCGCGGTTCAAGATCGTTTTCTTGACTTCAATTCTTACGCGATTCAAACCGTTTGAACCAACGCTCGAAGGCTTCCCACTCTGGGCTTGGCTCTTTATTGAAGGCGATTGCTTCTCGATCAACGAGGATCGGCCTTGAGGGGCCGATGAAGGTCTTAGCAGCATTGATTGACTCCTGTAGATCCATTTTCAAAGTTCTCACGTACCAACCCTTGTCATCTGGGCTGACTCCCCACTCGCAGTTCTTCCCGCCAACCATCGTGAGAATATAGCGCAGACCGGAATTCGACGGCTCGACCTTGAAGATCCACTCTTCTTCCTCAAGCGCCTTTTCAATTTCAGGATCGAAGCAAATGATCTGGCTATCCAGCGTTTTCTTTGCCCAAGTTCCGTTCTGGTCTTTGTGGTAGTTCATTATCCCTCGGCCATAGTTTGTAATAAAAGATCACCAAAAGCAATGCGATGTTCGAGGCGTAGTTCAGCATGAGCGGAAAATCTTGCTTCGGTAAAACGTACAAAAGAGTCATCACTTCGCCCGCGAACCACATTATCAAAGATGTTGATGAAAGCCCGCGTGCGTGCCCGTCATACCAACATTTGTAAGCTGCCGGGATCGCGCAAAGCGCCAACAGCCACGAACCAAGCCAACCTAGAGTTTCCATGATCTGGAACTGGATCATTTTTCGTCCTTTTTGGATTTTGAGAGTCTTTGCGCCACTTCTGGATCAAGTTTCAGCAATCGGCAAGAGACTGAACCCTTCTTAGGACCAGTATATCTGCCAAGTGTGGGAATTTGTTTTGGACTTTCGCCATAAACCAAAGACGCTCCGGTGCATTCGCCAATCAATCTGCCGTTGACGTAAATATTTGCCTTGGCTCCCGTGATGGTTTTGTTTTTCTTACTCTTTTTCCGCACCAATTTCATCTCCCACGCGCTCAGGCGAGAAGCGCAAATAACTCTTATTAGTCGCTCGGCCAATTCTCACTTCTTCGCGCATGAATGCTTCATATCGGGCATTGGCAGCTTCAGCGTCAGCTTTGGACTCGAAGTGCGCGGCCCGCTTGATGTCGAACACGGCAGAGTCGTTGTCGCGCCAGTAGACTTTGAAATCTTTGGTGACGTATTGTCCATCGGCTTTCTTCATAAAAGACAGAACCCAGTCGCCATCTTCTTCGGCCAACAGTTTTTCAGCTTCAGCCCGTTCTTCGGCGCTGAGCGGAGCAGGCTTGAGAGGCTCTGGATTGATGTACGAAGGCAACGCGAATAGCACGCCGAATAAATCAGACAGCCATTGACGAAGCCGGGACCAAACGCTACTTTTTGAGTGAAACACTTGGCCCATATGATCCCATCCGAATGTTTTCTTCGATATATCGCTTCACATCTGATGGCCAAATGGCAACTCGGCCATTGAAGTCATCGTCGTTGATGATGCGCCGGTATTTGGCAGTCCCAAGAAGCTGCTCGAACGTGATGTAAAATTTCTTGATTCCCGATCCTTGTGGCGGCTCAATCAGCACGTTGCTACGTCCAACCATGTATTTCCATTCAAGATCGTTGATGTGAACAGCTTTACTCATTTGTATTTATCTACCCAGTGTTTTTCGATTCTGAACAAGTGCTTAAAAAACGGAATCCAATTGTGACGCAGATACTGCTCTCGTGATTCCTGATACTCTGACCACATTTTTTCAGCTTTATCGCATCCCGCTTCATCAATTGTGCAAATGGCAGGGACAGCATCTTTCTGCACCATTTTGTCCATCACGCCCATTCCAATCGCAAGTCGCTGTGTGTTGTGGGCGGCAATATATTTGTTGCATCGAACAGTTTCGTACTGTGCAGACATATAAGGGACGGCGACCATATCGGACCACGCCGCGAATCTGACTGCGACGTAAAGGGCAGTAACGGCAATCAATCCGACTAAAAAGATCCACCTATTCATGCGCTTCTCCTAGACACTACAATACCAAATCGGGCCAATGTTGTCGAGCGATCTCCTTGATCCGTTCTGAGACAACTTGCGGATACTCGATTCCTTCAGACTTCAAATACGACGTGGACGCGCCCATGTAAGCCTGCATCTCATCTTGAATCACTGCCTCGTGGTAACCAAGCTCGCGTAAGTGATTGCGGAGCGGCGACAACTTGGCCGGGAAGATCAAATCAAAATAAGCGTCGATGTCGGCTTTGTAGGCCGGGTTCGTGTAATAAAGAGCGTGGAGCTTCTCGTGTTTCAGAACCTCTTCAGTTGACTCATCTTTTTCATGCGTGCCAATCACATAGAACTTGCCGGGAATGCTCTTGAGAGCATTTAAGAGGCGTTTTTCTGCTCTTGAGAGCGGATCAAACATGCCCGCCTTGAAAGGATCTAGGACGTATGATGGAAAATTGAAGCCATTCCAATCATCATAGTACGTCCACGCACCACGATGAAGACTGTACCACTCTCGAAGTTGTCCGAGAGTGAAGATTTCGCCACGGAACTTTGGGTTTTCGTAATGCTCTTGGAACCGGCAAAAAGCCTTCGCAAGCTCTTTCTGGCTCGGATACTGAACGTGAAAGAGGGAGCCGTCACGACTGACCTTCATTTTTCTCCTCCACAGGAACGTAATGCTCATAGACCATGGAAGCCGTCCACTTGAAAGCGATAGCTGTCGAATGCGGCCTGAAAAGTCTGCCCATAGGTTTGGTTCGCATTTCAATCAGGAAGTTGGTGATTTGCTGTTGAAGTTCTGAACCGTCCTTCGCGCCCGTGAAGAGCTTCACTCCCCATTGGCGTTCATACGTCTGGAATTGCTCGTCTTGCTTCATTTCATTCATTCTTGCACCTTGTTTGCGACTTTTTTGGAGTACAGGCAGATCCCCATTTCTTGAGGGAAGCTATCTTCAGGTGTGGAAACTTTTTCAATCGTAGCATCAGTGAGGCAGTCGATGTTCCACGAAGCGTCGCCCTGTGGAATCCAAATGAAGGCGTTTTCGTTGAGCTTCTTCACTTCCTCGCTGTTGAGAAAATCTCGAAGATCGCCTACGGTCATGAATTTGTGTACGTTTGTTACTGTGCGCGGCATCATAACCCCAGAAGATTGACGATAGACCAGCTTCTCATGTTGTGGCCGTCATAGTCGGCGACCATACTCTCAAGCTGCTTGATCTGTTTTTGGATGGATTTTTTCTTGCGCTGGATGGCTTTTTCGAGCGCGTCGGTTCTCTTGCCAACGGTGCGCAGAACGGCGTCATTCATCTCGGCTGAGATATTAAGATGGAGATAGACTGGCCTATTGGTTTGGAAGAGCTTCTGCAATTCTTTCAGATCAACAGCACGTCCTGTCAGTTCCGTGTATTGTTGCTTGTCTACGCCGTGACGTTGATTCTCGTCGTAGACCTTGAGCTTCTTTCCGCACTTGTTGCACTTCAGGTTCGTCCAACTCCAAGTGTCGGTTCCGCCATATCCGTCAGGACAGGAATCGGATTCGCGCTCAAGAAACAATGCTCCGTGTGGATGGCGGCAAGTCATGGCCTAAGCTCCAAATCATCCGTGTACTTTTCGATGAGACTGGCGGCATCTTCTCGTCGGCACTTGACGGTGTGTTTGGCGCCGCTGAACATGGTTAGGTGAAGAACGACCTTTTCGATGCCATCTTCCGTTGCCGCTTCTTGAACATCAAGGCTTTCAATCATTTCCGGGTGTAGAAACTTTCCGCTCGCTACTCTCATTAACCTCATAAATTCCCCACAAAAGTATGGCCATCACGACGAAGTTCGTTGCCTATTTTACGCTGAACGTCTGATTCTCCAGTCAGCCTTGCATATGCGCTTTTCAGCCAGGAGAATTCGGAGTGGAAAAAGACTTGTCCATCGGGCTGTACGATGCGAATGACGGTGTTTCCTGGATCGTGGAAATCTGCCCAAACTTGAATGCGTCCGGCGATTGGCTTCTGTGTCATTTTTTCTTCCCCTTCTTCATGAACCGTTCTGCCAGCTTGATTCCTTCTTCAGCATACGGATGTTTTGGATCGAAGTCAATGCACGGGCTAGTCTCATCTTCCTTCAGCACGCCAAGCGCCCGGCCCATAACATACCAGCCTTTTTCGCACAGATCATAAGCAATGTCATCCATCCAGGGATCGCTGCAAACGTAATAGCCGTATTTGGCGGCCATCAATCGGATAGTAGCATCGCGGAACAGTTCCTGACAGAAATCAAGTTCGGTTTCCATTCGCTTCTGGAAATCTTTGATGGCCTGTTCGATGTATTCTTTGGTATAGATCATTTGGAAAACATATCCTGAGTCCCGACGCGCAGTTTGACCTTCGCTTCAACGCCAGGGCGACCGGGAATGACGTATTCATCCAGCCAGCGATTGGCTAACTCCTCAGTCGCAAAATAGAGCCAGTTGGTCCAGCCCATGCGCTGATAGTGCTTTTGGAACTCCCAAACCCAGCAACACATCCAGTCGCCCGTTCCGTCTGTCGTGTGATAGACTTCACTTTTCATGAATCCAGAAGTAGCGCCGGTATTCTCGGCTTATCCAACGTCCGGTGCCGTCTGTGGTCCATTTCTGATTTTGGAAGATGTTCGTGGCTTGCTCCAAGGACGTGATCGGAATTTTGTCCTCGTGCTGGACCAGGCATCCTTCAAACACCTGGCCGTCATCCATTTCAATCTTGGCAACGTATTTCATTCTTTCTCCCATCGCCAAAGCTGAGCGTATCCGTAGCTCGACTTATTTTCTGCGTCTCGCTGTGGAGGGAGCATTCCGGCTTCCTCGCACGCTTCGAGCATTGTAGAAGCCAATCTGTGGGCGAATCCAGGCTCTAAGATACTTTCGCCCTTGTGCCTCTCGTTGGCCTTATCGACCATGAGTTGCACCATTTGGCCTCTGGTTATGCCACGTTTGCGTTCGCTCATGCGCCAACTCGGAAACCCAGTTCATTCAGGTACGCATCGACGCCGTTCGGAGTCGGGATCTTCGAGCTTCGGATGATGAAGCGGAGCAAGTTGTCATCTTCGCCGTGCTCGCACACTTCATGGCCTAAGCCTTTGTCGTGCTTAGATTCTTCGTGGTACGCTTCCGACTGATAGAATGGCAGAACGAAGTCGGCCATCTTTTCAATCAAAGCAATGTGATTCTTGTCGGTGAAAAGTTCCAGCTTTCCGTAATGCCAGAAGCTGCCGATGAAAATATGATTGTCTTCATCCAAATCAATGCCATAGCGTAAGTTCTTGTTTCCACACAGTTCTTGGTGCATTGCGACAAGTTTGTCCATGACGCGCTTCAGACGGACAGGATCATTGCGGAGTGCGCGGAGCGGGAGAATGTCGCTGTCACGATCATCGTCATCGTCGGAGCCGCCGCCTCCACCGCCAGACGAAGTTGACGTGTCATCATCATCGTCATCCCAAGCGTAACACTGACCATTGCACGGCTCATATTGCATTCTGAAAATTTTTCGCATTCCCATGGTTCCTCCTAAAGTTTCACGGATTTTTTGAGTTGATTGAAGGTGTCCTTCGACATCATGGTGTAGTGCAAGTTGTTGTTGTCATCGCGGCCCGTCAAAAGGACGCTGGTGTCGTTCCCAATTCTGAGCACGGATGCGGTCAAGTTCGGGCTGACCTGTACGGTGTCAACGATGGCCTTCTTAATCATCTTGCGCTGGCCTTCGGGAAAGATTTTGTCAATGGTTTTGTCAACGGAAGTTTTTTCTTTGCTCATTATACGGCTCCTGATCGTGGAATTGTTTCGTCATATTCTTCGACGGTCATCTTGAGTTTACCGTCTTCGAGTGGCGGTTTGGGACTCCAGTGGTCAATCATGTGCTGGGCCTGATCGCGGGCGTCCTGCAAGGCATTGTGCGTGTAGTTCGGATCTTTGGCCGACTTGTACGGAAGATTGTTGTCATCGCACCAAGTTCGCAGGCACCGGACGCGACCGTAATACCAAGGAACCTGAGTATTCGCGCTGTCGTAGATGTACTTGAGGATCGGGATGTCGAAGTCAGCGCCATAGCTGTAGATGTTGGCGTCTTTGTACTTGCGAATGAACATATGGATCTGTTTGAATGCCGCCGCCAACGGAACGGATTTGGTTTCTTGCTCCTCGAAGACTTTGCGGGCTTGGTCTGATTGTCTGGCCCACCAGCAAAGAGTCGCGGCGCTGACGGTATGGCCGCCATCGAGTTGCTCTTGGAGGTTCGGTACGACGTAAAGCTCATCTTTGATTCCTTCTTTGTCGAAGGCGACGATGCCAACAGAGAGGATCGCGGTCGTGACTTTCTGGTCGAGAGTTTCAAGATCAATCATCAAGTTCACGTCATCCTCCTATTACCGGGCACCTGTAGGTTACCTTAGCACTTTTGATGTGTTCATTCCAGAGTTTTCGCATCTTGTGGATATTAAAGCCATCTATGTCGTTGTAGACGATGTATTCCCCAAGGAAAAAGCCCTTGATCTTCAGGTGCATGATTACGATGTCGTACTTACTCATCGACCGTTCCTCCCAAGTTGAGGTATCCAAGCAGGGCGACCGGATACATTGCGAACAGCGCGAGTGAAACTCCGTGCCACTCCATGTAGCGGCAAACCGCCATAGGAACCAAGAAGAAAAAACTAAATTTTACAATGCCTGGAATTTTCATCCCATCTCCAACTTCGGCAGTCCGGCGCGCTCCAGCATGATTCCTTCAAAGTCCTCGAATTCCAGCTTGACGCAATCGGCCTTTTTGCATTTGGGACAGCAATCGTACATCGGACTGTACTCGTCGCTATCATCGTAATATTCGTCTTTGATTTCGTCGTGGAAGAACTCGGCTCCGCAGTGGCAGCAAGTCACCTTCGTCCGTTCGTACTTGTAACTGTGTGACGGAATTGGAGTCAGAAAGCGATATTCTTGGTAGTGATTTTCAAACTTAAAATTCACTTGCTTGGGGAACACTTCTCGCAGCGTGTCGGCCAGCATGTGAAGTTCCTCGATATTCATTCCGCCGACGATATACTCTCTCTCTGTGCGCAAACTTCGACGTTCAAGTGACGTAGTGGTTCTTACGAGTTTGATCCGTTCGTCCATGAATTCGATGGATGGATAGTTCGCGCTAATGATGATGTAGCCGGTAGATGAAATATATTCATAGTCGGACGTTTGCCCGGCCTTTGCGTTGGGCTTTATTGAGTCTCGATCAACCTTGATGAAAAACGTTTGGGGTTGTGGAGGAGTCTTCGATTTTTTGAAACGACTAAAGAACTGTTTCATCGCAACATCTCCCGCACCTGCATGAGCGCCTTACCAAGAAGATTCTGGCCAGTGCCAACGCCGCCCTTTTCGCCGGTTCCCCAGATTTTGTCCTTCGGGCTGTCTTCGTAGATTTCCGCGTCGCCAGTGCCCAAAAGAAGCTCTTTCAGCTTCGGATGCGAATTGAACTTGACTATCAGGGCGCTCACCATGATGTCAAATTTCACGTCTTCCCAGTCGGTTCTGCGGTCTTTGCCAAATTTGTGCGAAAGATGCTTTGCGCGCATGGGTGTGGATGCGCAAGCTACGGCAAGCCATTTGTCGTAATCGTGAACGAACTTCTGGGCCTGGTAGAAGTGCTCAACAGTAGGATACGTCCAGTCGCCAATTTTGATCGGCGAATAGAAGAAGTTCGAGAAGGCTCCGTACTGATCGCGTTGCGCCCAAAAGAAAATCTGATTCATAGCGCACCGATAAGCTCAAATCCATTGCTCTTCATGGCGCGTGGACTTGTAGCCCACGAACAGCGGTGCCAGCGAAGATCGCCGGACGCCCGTCTCTTACCGTCACCAGGATCGTCTTCAAAGTTATCGTGTAAAACGTACAGAACGTCTTGGCCACTGAGAAGATCGCGGCTCATGACGTAAAGAGTTTCGGGATAGTTTTCGTTCCAATAGAATTGAATTTTCACAGCATTATCCTTCAGTTCACGGGCCATAAACGGTGCCTTCGGGCTTTGCGCCATCATTGGGGTACAATTCCTTGATAAGCTGTTCGCGTTTATGATCGGAGTCGGCGACTTCTTTTCCAACAAACGTGCCGACACTGAAAGCCATCAACGAAATGAACAACACCAGCATTGCTTTGATAAGCGTTTCTTGTTTCATACATCACCTTTTGTTTGAATGTTAGCGTAAACCTCTTGCGGAGTCAATGTGTCTACCCAATGAAGGGAAGCGCGGAATCGGAACGGATACGCAGAGCCATCGCTCAAATAATACGTCTCATAGCTGACGTAAGGGCCTGGCATTTTGGCGATGCCCGTTACAACAATCTTTTGATCGGACGTGATCTTCGCCAGCATTTCCTGGAAGTTTTTCTCGTTTTCATCGTGGAACTTCTTCATCAGTTCGTCTTGATAGCGAAACGGCGTGAGCAGTTCACTCCAGGCTGACTTGACGAGAACCGGCTTAGGCTTGAGGCCAAGCCATCGCTTAAAGAGTTGGAGTAGCTTTTTCAAGCAATTCTCCCTTCAGGTATCGGCGAAACATGGGAATGATTTCATTCCTGAGTGTCATGAAATTTGGCTTCGGGCGCATTCCCCAGTTTGTTTCCCACCATTCAGTTTTCCACTCGCAAAGATGTCGATTGTCGGAAAATGCACTCATGAATAGGTCGCGGCTCGCGCCTTCGTAATCCTCACCGAGATCCTCGGCTTCTCGCCACAGGAACCGCGCCTTATCGGAATCAATGTAGCCCATACGACGATCCTCTATGATCGAACGCTTGATGTCGTTGACCGCTTCGTCTTCATCGAAATACTCTTGGTCTTTGCCCCACATCTTGTTGGCCAAATAATCGTCGCCTGCGCGCATGATGAACTCACGCAAAGTTGTTCCTTCGCCCATTGAACTCCAAATGAAGGACCAGTTACCATAGCTGGAAGTGATGGTGAGAAAGCCTTTGGTGTCGTGGTAAGTGATCCAAACGTAATCCCAGCCTTGATTGAGGCGGAAGCGGACCATCTCGGCTTTGTCTTCAGCATATCCCATGACTTCCAGTTTCATACCGTTTTCCCTCCAGAAAGATCGCCACGGCGAACCCACGCACGCACGCCAGCATCGTCAATCGTTACAAAGTCGGCGCGCTCAATTGGAGCTTGGATGTGAACCTTTCCGTTCATCAAGTTGGCAATGAAGGTTTCGTTGGCGTATGGATTGTAACTCACGGTCACAGGATAATACCCCTGATCGTAAAAGGTCAAGGGAGTCTTTCCGGATGGATGACGAAAAACGTCAGCCTTGATTAAGGCGTGAACATTCTTGCGCTTTTCTCGCAACACTCGATCACGACCGGCTTTTGACACCTTGAACTCGGCGTTTTTGAGAACAAGGCATTCAAAATCTTTGATGTTCATGCGACGAACGACAAGTCCGGATTTGCGGTCGCGCACTGAAAACCAAATTCCATTGCGGCGATTCAGGTTCCTGTAGATTTCGACTTTTTGTCCATCTTCAAGCATTATCCGCCTCCAGAAGCGTAGACTTTCCCAGTAATGTCGATCACATCCCACTTGACGCCAGGATCTGTGCAGTGTGGCGCGTCGTTTTTTGCGTTCTCCAGCGTGTCAAATCCGCCGTTGCAGTGCGCTTCGATGGCCTCTTCGGCAGTTTCGTCGGCTTGCTTGACGTAGTATTTCTTGGGGATGGCGATTGAATTCTCGTCCAACACCAATTCTCGCAACTGATTACGCTCGGCAAACAGATCGCCGTCTGCAATCGCTCCGACTTCAACGCCGTGTTGCGCCGGGCCAATGTGCGCGTCCCAGATCCACTTGGCTTTTTCAGGATCGGTGATCTTCACTCGAATTGTCAGGATTCGTCCTAGATTGCCCATCATAAACCTCTATATCCAACGTGTGAAAGAGTGTACTCAGCGAAATCGCCATATCCATCCGAGAAGCGGATGTTGATGGTTTGCGGGTACATGATTCGTTGTTCTCGGCCAAAACCCCACGTTCCTTCAGGATTTTTGAAATGGCCTCCCATGATTTTGATACCAGCAAGCCTTTCTCGGTGATGTCTCTCGCACTTCTCAGCTTCCTGAGCCGTGGGATGGATCACTTTGCAGTTTTCGCATTGGAATCCGTCAATTTTCTTCATGGCCGCTCCGTTTTTATGTCCGCCGAGAAGAATGGGAAGTAATGCTCGGCTTTGGCTGAGTAAAAATCTCGGAATTTTCCGTCTTTATCTACTTCGATTGCTAATCCATCAACGATGCAAACGAAAAAGGGGCCTGTTTTTTGTCCAGTTTCGGGACTTTCCCAGCCGATAGCCGTAAAATAGGTGCCCTGTTCGCCCATAGAGACGCTGAAAGTCTTTTGCGCCTCCTCAACTGCCTCTCTAACTGTCATTCCGACCTTTTTCTTGCTCATTAGAACCCCGTTCCGCCCGAATCAGCGAGTTGTAGGCCAAGTTTTTCTTCATTGCTGAGAATGCGACCGCCTTTTTTGAATTTCTTAAGCTGCGCCATGAAAACTTCGTCCTTGCGATTGTTCTGGATGAAGCCGTAGAGCGTTTTTTCCTCTTTTTTGAGTTGACTTGGCCATCTGCCCATCAGTTCGCAAAAGCGCAACACTTCGCGCTTCTTCTCTTCCTTGGCAATCTGGCGCGGTGAAGGCGTCATAACGACCGCGACCATCGGCGTTTTGGGCCATGGAACCGGGCCTTTGGGGTATTCCACATTCAGTTTGGAAGCTACGCCGACTTTGTATTCGACTTTTTTGACCGGAATGACTTCGTAGGCTCCGGCATCGTGATCCTTGCGAATCATGAAGTACGTTGCCGCTTCTGAATTGAGCAACTTGCTCAGATCCACCGGATAGAAGCGAAGGCCACGGATGACCAGCTTATCAACAAGTTCCTCGAAGAAAAGCGGGCCGTGGACGTTCAGGACTGAGTGCGCGTGGAGCAAAAGTCTCATCGGGCGTTTCATACGGTTTCCTCTCTTTCGTGAACCCAAGGAAATCGGTCATAGAGCGATTTTGGGTGATATTTGGCGACTCGATGAATTCCGCTGGCATCAATGTGTTTGCGAAGATTCACAAACTTGATGCCGTGCCACTTGATAGTGTCAAAAGCATCCAGAAGCTCATCCATCACGCGCTCGTGACTTACGCCAGCATTTGCGCAGATGGTCTTGAAATGCTCATGGTTGATTTCCATGAGGAGCGTTTCTTTGTCTTTTTTGCGGCGGATGTCTGCGACCTTGAATTCGGACACTTCCCTTTTGGTCGCCTCAACGATGGACTGAACATCCAACAATGTCTGTTGAATCACGGCAAGGTAGAGGTTTTGCCCAGCGTTGAATCCGTTGATTGATCGCTGAACGTCCATTATCCACCATGCCCTATCGTGCCAATAATCTCGCGGCGGATGTCGGCAACTTGACCAAATTTTCCAGATTTCAGCTTTTCTTCGTGGAGGGCCTGCGTGAGAGTCGCGGCAGTGATGAATTCGCCAGTGCGGTTGTCGATCACGTCGAATTCTTCGCCATGGCGGACCATATCGCACAGATCGGTCAGCGTGACGTATTGGCTGGTGCGGGTGTTGTAAAGTTTACGATTGGCGTAACGCTTGATTACTGTGGTCATGGCTCTATCCTCCAAGGACAGAATACCAAAATTTTCACAGTGCCGTCAAGGAGGGATCTACAACAATTACGGGTGTTCCATCAACGACAAAAGATGGGACGCCGGACCACGGCGCATAGAGAACGACGGATGTAACCTTGGCTTCCTCAACGTATCTGCGTACTTGGCGATACACTTCGGCGCGCTTGGTCGAGTCGATCTTGCACTCGATTGCGACCTTTTCGTCTCCTTTTGAGACAAGAAAGTCCAATCTGGAGCGCGAAGAAATTTTGAATTCTCTCTCAATTTGAGACGATGGTAGCATGTCGGGAAGGACTTTGTTGACGGCTTCTTGCATTTCTTGCTCTGTGTTTGTCGAGACGCGGATCTTTCGTAATGCCCGCGCAACATCGCCCATCAGGCCAACTTCCTCGACAATCACTGGAACTTCTTCGCCAATCGACGTGAGATATTGTTTTGCCATCTCGCGCACGCGGTCAGTTCCAGGATTCGTGTCTTTTAAGATTTCTACGTCTGCCGTCTTACCCTCGACCAGACCTTCATGCTGGCTTCGCTTCACGTTCAAAACTTGCATCATGAAAGGATCTGCGCCGTCCGCAATCGTCAGATAAAAGGCTTGGACGTGTTTGGTTTGGCCATCGCGGGCCAGGCGTCCAATCACTTGGTCCATAACGTGCGGTGACCAATCCAGTTCTCCAAAAACGACCGTGTTGGATACTCTTTGAAGACCATCAAGACCGGCTCCGGAGCGAAGACTGATGATGAAAACTTTCGCATCTCCTTCGATGAATTTTTTTACCGCAGCATCTTTTTGGTGGGGAGATTCTGTGCCGGTGTACATTACCGGATTGTACATCTCAAGCTCTTTCATCCAGACATCGTAAACGTCGCGGTGCCAACCGGCCAGAACAACCTTTTCGCCTTGCTCGCACATCATTTTGACGAACTCGGCAGTCGGGCGGGCCTTTGCCACTCCCGTTGCGTGCCGCAGTTTCCAATCAAGTTCTCGGGCAGATTCATCACTTTCACCCACGCGACCGGACAGAACCGATAGGGCCAGCATTTTTGCGATGTCTTCGATCTTCTCAAGCTCTGCCATGTCCGCATCAAGAGTATAGACGTGCTTGGATGTTGTTCCGAAGTTTAGACCTACTTCTTCAGGTTCCCGGCGCAACATCAAGCCCATGCTTTTGAGGTATGAGTTTAGGACGCTAGGCTCGCGCACGCGCTCCCAAGTACACCATTCAGATGTAAATTCTTCGTAAGTTCCAAGAGCGTTTTCTGAAGCCACATCAATGATTGACCAAATCTCCGCTCCGTAGTTATAGATTGGAGTGCCGCTTAGTTCGATGCAATATTCCGCTTTTTTCGACAGCATCTGCGATACTTCGCGCTTGCCAGTTCCCGTATGGCGAAGCTCATGGGCTTCCTCCAAAATGACCGTTTTGCAAGTAGTTTTGAAAAGGACATCTTGCCAAGGAGCCAAGCGATTATAAGAGGTTATGTAGATGTCAACGACAGGAAGCTCGTAATTCTTAAAACCCTTGATGATGTGCGTAGTCGCCATCGGATAAAGGCGCTTGATCTCGCGGTCCCACTGATTGCAAAGGTGCGTTGGGGTAATGATGATGGCCGGTCGGGCTTCCGGTTCAGCCAAGATTGAGAGTGCGGAAAATGTCTTCCCAAGACCTATTTTGTCAGCAAGCAAAATCCGCTTGGACTTCTTGGCCATGTTCATGAACTTGATTTGATGCTCACGGAGCGGAATGGCGAACGGCCACGCTTCTTTGCTCAACTTCAGTTCTTTGTCGTTTGCGCTGTCAGAAACTGACTGAACAATCCTGTCATATTCCAATGACATAGCCTGCAATCTGGACATCATGTCCTGTTTTATGTCCAGATTGTATCGAGTGTTCACCCAAAGAATATCCTTCGCGGCGGCCCGCGTGAGAGTCATTGCGATTGGATTGTGGGTGTATTGGCCGTAACTGTGCAGGTTCTGCGCGTGCGCGAACATGGGACGAAGCCGCTGCATGACGTGAGGCTCCGCATCCAAAACGATTTTTTCGTTTTGCTCAAAGACTCTACCGAAGGTTTTCACTTTTTCTTCCGGCAAAGTCTTTCGAGAGTTTTTATTCGAGTGTCGAGTCCCTGGTTATAGAGTTGTTGTTGGGACATGAATTGGTCCACCTGCTCTTGAGCTTCAGTGGCGACCTTGATTGAAGATCCGGCATAGATGACCGCGTGCTCTTCAGCTTTTTCCGCTTCATCTTCAAAACGCTGCTCATGAATCTCGGCCCTCTTCTCAAGAGCCTTGACGCGCTTTTCGGCCTCAGACGCAGTGTGATAAAGGTGCATGACAGAAATCCAAGGCAACAGGCTGAGAATGATCCCGCCTTTACCCTTGACTTCTTTTAAGCCATCAGAACTTTTGGCCAGAAATTGGAGAATATCGTTGATCTTTTCCAGATTTATCACGGTAAACTTTTCCCTTTCGGTATTTGAGGCCCCAGCGGCATGTGTAGACAGTTTCTCCTACAGGCGCAGGATTGTCTTTCTTTTTCGACACCTTCTTGAACATTCGATCTAAGAAGAAAGTCCGATATTTGTAATATTCGTAGGAGTCGAAATTCACCGGGAACATGATGTCATCCGGCAATCCTTCACTATCCGTCGATTTATCGTGTTCGAGATCGAGCACGCAATGTCCCAATTCATGGAACAGCAAAAGCTCACGCTGCTGACTGTCGTATGAATTCCACGAGTCTCTGTCGATGTAGATGTCAACTTCAGTGGCAGTCTTGATGCAAAGACCTATGACGTACTTCTTCTGCAATTCTTCGTTGAAATTATCTACCTTGTAAATTCTTAGGCTCCGGTCGAGATTGGGCATGGAAAGTTGAACCCCCCTCTTCTCTGCTTCAAGCTGAAAGAGGCGGACATATACGCCGAACTCTTCTGATTCAGAAGGATTTGTGGCGTAAGCGTCCTGGTACGCGGGGGTACTTGCGCATCCCACAATTAAAGTGGCGAGTAAGGGGAGAAGAAATCTCATTTGTTACCGAAAACCTTTTGAAGAGTTTGTTCAAGGGCTTCTTGAGAAGGAGCTTCGCCTTCGAGAATCCCGACGATCTTTTTGCCCTTCACAAGCATCATTGTCGGAAGGCCGCGAATTCGACTGCTCAGCATCGGATTCTTGTCAACGTCGATGCGGGTGAATTTTACGTTTTTGAACTTCTTCTCGGCAGCAGCGACCATCGGCTCAAAGTTTTTGCAATGAGGGCACCAGTTGGCGTAGAACACCACAACAACACTTTCGCCCTTCAAGATTGGCGCATCGAGTGTTTGCTTGTAGTTTTGGTCAGTCACTTCAGTTGCAGCTTGGGCAACGTGCGAAAAAGTGAAAGCCGTGAGTGCGGCGAATACGACGGACATGAACAGAGATTTCATACGTTCTCCTGACGGTTATAGTATTTTCGATAAAATTCGCGGTTATTTTTCAATCGCCGCTTTTTCAACAGAATCTTGACATATTTCACTGTCGTTTTCAAGCAAATTTCGGGAACAACCATCAGGGCAAAGAATCCCAGCATGGCCGCCAGAAAAACGACAATTGACGCGAATAGGGGAATCATCGCAAACATCCCCAGAGCTTTGGCCAGGAATGAGTATTGGTGGGTGTAAAAAATCTCATTACGCGCTTTGAGTGAGCATTTCCAGATCCGGCGCATCTCAGCGAGAGCGATGTATTTGACAGTCGTTGCGGTCATTTCAGCCCTAATTCCTTGAGGCGTTCGTCCAGGTACTGGCCTGCGGTTTTGTTGGCGGAAAGCTGAGTTTCCGGATGCGGATGAAGAAACAGCGGCATTGAATATCGAGATTTTGATGCCGCTTCTCCAGAAGGATTTACTACTCTATGCGTTGTTGAGCGATAAAATCCTTCCGTCATTAAATCTAACATATCCCCGACATTCACGACGATACTGCTGGAATCAGTGTGAATTTTTTGCCATTCACCCTTTCGATTCAATACTTCCAGGCCGGATTCGGTAGCTGCCGGAAGAAGCGTAATGAAATTGATGTCCTCGTGAGCGGCGGCGCGCACGGCTCCTTCTTGAGCTTTCAGGCCGGTCAAAGGCGGATAGTGGATCACGCGGTAAAGCGTTTGTTGGCTGTTTCCAACCATGCTGCCCCAGTCTTGTGGCAATCCCTTTGGAGCGGCGTCCTCAAGCCACTCAAGAATCTCAACGGCCAAGTCTTCAAGGGCCATGCAAAGGACCTTGGTGCTGTCTGACACTTTGATTGTACTTTTTTCTCGATTGGGGAAGTGATGAATGAATTCTTTCAGATCGGCGACTGAAGCGCCCTTGGCCTTCTCCGAATTGATAGGGAAATAGCCATCTTGAAGTTCCACGTTGAATTTGAACTTCTCTTTGTATTCCAGGTCGCGGGCGAAGAAGTGTTCCCAGTCATTATACACGTTTTTGAGCAGATCACGCTCTACGAACGTATTGTTGAGTACCCCGAAGCCTGATTCCTTGATTGATTTGATGAATCGGGCCGCAGCATCGTTGGATCGGTAATCAACTATTGGGATTTGCATTTTGAGCCTCTTCCGCCGCCTTAGCCTTGGCTTCGGCCAGCATTTCTTCGATTGTTTGTTGAACAATTCCGAACTCTTCTGGCGTAAACATGCGTCGTTTGGACACGTCCAAACCTTTTGCGGCCAACTTGTCTTTGAGAGGGCCGGTGAACTTGACCTTACGAGTCAAGAAATAGGCGTCTTTTGGCGAGAGAGCCGGATCGCTCTCACGGAGTTTCTGTACCAGTTCCCGTCTTGCTTTGTTCATTTTCAAGTTCCTTTTCTTTGGCTTGTTGAGCTTTTTCGCGTTCCAAACGTTCAGCTTCCGACTTGCGTGCGGCTTCTTCGCGGTCGGCCAGGATTTTTTTCATCGTCAGACGAATTTGGTCAACGGTGAAGTAGTGGAGTCGTTTACCGGCGATGCCATCGCCGCTCGATGTCTGAATGGTTTCGGGCCGCAGTTCGCCCTTGCGCAGCATCTTTTGCCACTCAAGACGTTTCCCATACGCTTGCAGGGAAAGGGCGTTCATCATCTCGCGCTCTGCACGAGTCAAAGGTTCCGTAAGCGTTTCTTCTTGCAGTTCCGCCAACTTTTGCTCATAGAGCTTCAGGCGCTCTTCCGTGCTCATGTTTTTGGCATCACCGGCCTCTTTGTCGGTCAAAGGAACTAGATCGGGAACTTCAGAGACGTTTTTGATGACGCCCTGTTTTTCCATGTCTTTCAAGATGCCGCTGCTTTCTTCGTACAGATTACCCCTGCTGTCCATCGAATATCTCCTTTGCCACTGATTCGGCTACAATTTTGTTGGCTTCTGCCAATTTTTCGTTGATTCGTGCGATTTCATTTGACGCCCAAGAAGGTGCGCTGTCGTAATGTCCGATTTCATTGTGAAGGCGTCCAAGCTCGTTGTCCAGAGCTTCGACTTCGCTCATGTCCATTGGCTGTGCAGGCCAAAGACGATCAACCAACTTGTGGATCACGGTCGCCAGAGAAATTGTGAACACTATCAAAACTAACCCAGTCGTTTCGTTCATGTTTTGCTCTTTTCGTGGAGGGTGCCATAATCATTCATCAAAACGCCATTCAGATGGTCGATTTCGTGTTGAATGCACTTACTTACGAGTCCTGAAAAAGTGTTTGTGTGCATTTTGCCCGTCACATCCCAGTATTGAACTTCGATCTCTTCCGGCCTCTCAACATTAACCAATTGTCCAGGAAAAGACAAGCATCCTTCTTCGAGCGTAGATTTGATGCCAGAAGACTTCAGGATGAAGGGATTTACCATTGCGCCAAAGAATCCATCTGGGCCTGGAACTCCAATGAGGATCACGCGCTTGAGAATGCCGATCTGATTGGCCGCCAATCCAATGCCATTTTCTGCGACCATCGTTTCCATCATGCGAGTAGCAAGTTCATAGATGGAACCGCTTTTTAGCTCCACCATAGAAACAGGAAGAGCCATTTTCCTTAGAACGTCATTGGGGTATGTGACAATCGGCTTGTGCATGTTTACTGCTTCGTAAGGTTTTTAGCGGCCTCAATTTTCTTTTCCATGATCTTTCGTCCCTTTTCTCTCTGACTCAAGAAAGCCTTCTCAAGCTCAGCCTGCCTGAATGTGCGGTCTGGATCGTGAACAATTTCGGTAGTTCCATCGGCTTTGACAAATACAGTTTCGGGGAGCGGTGCGTTGTTGATAATGACTTCGCTTTCGACCAAATCAAGATACGGATATGTTCCGCTCGTTTCGCCTTCGCCGACTGCTGTTCCGATATTCAATTGGCGTAAGCCTTGGACATAGATTGAATCTTCTTCTGGATTGCGAACCGGCGTTGCCGTTAATTCATGATCCAGCTTGAGGGCCTTTGAGAAATTCTTTAGATTCAGGAGCGGGAATGCGAAAACGGCATAGACTTTCTTGCCATTTCCAACCGTATTGTCCAACTCCATAACGCGGGGCATGGAAAGGCTTCCGAAAATCAATCCAAGTGCATTCATGCGGTCAAGATCATCGCTGATGTCAGCGACGGCCTTATCAAGATCCTCTTCGCCACTAATGCGGGCAAGATAGACGGTTGGGCTGTAGCTGGTCACATGATTGGGTTGAAAAAACGGAACATAAGGTACGAAGAACTTGCCTTTGACGGCTTCATTGTATTTCTTTTCCTCTTCAGTCATCTCGTCCGTACCTTCGAGGCCGATGAACGCCATACGATCCTCGAATGCCTGCTGCGCATCATCCCATAGGCTATCAACGCCGTAGAATACTTGCAACGTGCGATTGAAAGAAGAAATCAGCCGATTCACGAAACTGGTTGGAGGCGCCAGCTTTTGCACAACGCGATCCAAAAACGTGGCCAAGAAATCTGGCAGACGCGAGATGTTTTTCTTGTACTTAAATTGATAAGTGGTGGAATGGTTCGCTCGCAAGGCACCGATAACGCCGGGACTGAAAATTCCATCCGGAAGGGGAATCATTCTGCGCGTTGCGTGGAACTTGTAAAGATCGTTCATTTCAATCAAGTTGACGAACCCAAGCTCATACTCCGATCCAAAATCTTGCTTCACGCGGGCGCGCACGGCTTCGAGAGCCACGTCATTGGCACTCTGAGAGAGGCCAACTTCTTTTGCGATGAGTTGTGTGAGTAATTGATTGGTTACTTTGTAATGGCGATACTTTCCACTGGGAAGCTCAACGGAAACGCCAAAGGTAAAGTCGCTTGTCGGAATAATTCTAGCATTGAGAATCATGTTTGATCGTCCTTTTTTGCAGAAAGCTGCTTTTTGATGTCACTGAGGATGCCTTCCATTCTACGGCGTCCTCCTGGATTCATGGTAACAAAAATGATGGATTGGGGCAAAAGCTGCGGGTTTTCTTGAAGAAATTTCATGATGTCAGTTCCAGTCTTCTCAACTCCGTCTGGGTACGAATTTAGATCGTGGTCGAGCAGGAGAACGTCCCATCCGCCCTGTTTCAAATCTTCGATTCCTTCGCTGTAGCTTCGGGCAATCTTCGTAACGTCAACGCCGTACATAGACTTGATGTGCGGGGCTTCTCTTTCATCGTCAATGAGTAAAACTTTCATTAGTCCTCCCAAGGAAGTTTGTCTTTGGACGGCAAGTAAATTCTCTGGCCCATCCACTCGTTGCACGGCAAATCATCAACGTATCCGGCTGGCTTTGCCATGACTATGATGTCATCTTCTTCTTTGAATCCGAGAGCGGCCAGTACATTTTTTGCCCATTGGTAGCCGTTGCCTGACCAAACGACGGTTCCGCGCTTTCTTCCAATCGACGCCTTCAGAAGTTGAATGTGCGCCCAATGCGGAACAAAGAACACGCGCTCGCCGTAATAGTCGGCCTCAAGAGCACCTTCTGGCGGCTCTTTGCCGCGTGGAACCCAAAAGATCAGAGTATGATCTACGTCGAATGGGAATGTAACGTCTTTCTCAATGACGAGCATTTTCAGTGGCAACTTTCATTTTGATTGCCCGAAGTGCTTCGGGATCTTGCAACGTCTTTGTCAGGACGAGAATTTTGACGGTGTATCCCGTGTTGGTGTTCTCGAACACCAGAAGGGATTTGTCCTTTTCTGTCGGCGTCAGATAGTCGATGTAATAATCGTCGGGATTGTAAGTCACCGTCTGTGCGCCTACAACCGGGGATGCCAACATGAGCATTGTCAAGAGATATTTCATAACTCCTCCACAGTATCGCTATTTCGCGTACTCGTCAAGCCACTTTTTGCACTCAATTAACTTGCCAGCAATGAACGATTTGTCGTTCAGGAGCCGGTTTCGTCCGGACGGATGTGGCATTTTGAAATGATCCAAGCATTCAGAGTCAAGCCTCTTCGACGCATTTTTCCCAAGGGCAATGATTGGTGCGTGATCGTATGCGTCCAGGATTTCCAGGGCATAATCCCAGTCGTGGCCGCTGTAACTGTTGACAAGAATGTGATCTTTGATACCAAGAGCCTGAATCCAAGCTCTCAAGCGTTTTTCGCAAGCGGCGCCTTCAAATGGTTTGGCGCCCTCTTTCATCTTCGGACTTGGCTTATCGCCGACAAGTATGACCATTATAACATCCCTCTTCCAAGCGGACAGCCTCTCGTATGTATCCGCTCACTTTCTCTGACTGCCCAAGCTCCGCAAACGCATCCGCCAGTTTTCATATCCCGCGTACTGACTTGCCAGTTCCACGGTTTGACGTACACCAACTCTTCGTTGGCCATTGCCTTCACCATTTTATCCTCTTCCATTGGCGGAAGACAGTAGGTGCTTTTCTGGTCATCAGGCTCATACAGGTAGACGCAGTTGCCTTGACTGGCCTTTCGGATCACCACATACTCGTTTGGCACGAGCGGTCGGATGTATCTAAAGACCTTGCAATCGCCGGACTCCCAAAGTTCAATAAAGTGCTCTACTTCACTTCTGAGCATCTTTCGCTTTTTTCTTCGCTTCCTTGTCTTGACGAAGCTGGCGTGCTTCGGCAGTTTCAACTGAAGCCTCAAAGCGTTTTACTCCGGCAGGGCGGAACACGGTGTTCTTTTCTGCGAAGTTGTCAACGATGGTGAGCATTTGATTAGGCGAAAGAAATTTCACTTCATCATTGTGCATGTACATCGTTTCTTTTTCATTCAAGGTCACCGGGATAGTGCCGACGCCCATGGTTTCATTCAATTCAAGAGTCAGACGATCAAGCTCTTCGTAAAGTGGCTTATTGGCATCAAGTATGGCCTTGAGTTGGATCACCCTAACCGCTTTTTCGCGGATAGTTTTTGCGGTCGCTTCCATTTCGGCTTCGGTCATGCTTTGAATGTTGAGCATTAGGCCCTCCTGTTACGGTTCTTTTTGATGTCTTTGGCAATTGACTTCATCGGTCGGCGCTTTTTGCCGAATTTCTGTCCAAGAGCTTCAGTCGCGCTCTTGAGAGAGAAAAATTCGTTATTCATGTTGTCGATGGCCTGAATGTCCGCTTTGTCGGACAAATCACTTTCAACGGAACCTAGTCGATCTTCAAAATTCTTGAGATCCTGCCCGACCATGAGAGAGACTTTCGCCATTTCTTCTTTGTGAGTTTTCATGGCCTTTTCTGCATCAGCCAACCGACCTTGAAGGGCCAGCAAGTGACTGTTCAATTGTCCGACGCGAGAGAGCATTTCTTTTTTGCCCGCGTCGTAGGCCAAGTATCCTGCAAAAGCCGCAGCAGCTAAGCTAATGACCATTACTGTTAAGATTATCGGTAGCACCATGGGATTCCTCCATTTTTGTACATATGTGTTGCAACAGCCGGTGGGTGAACGCCGCTGTCGCCTGACTTGTTCCAGTCATCATTCCAAAGTAATTATTGGGCAAAGTTGACCAAATGTCAACGCCCATTTCCCGCTTGATGTCAGGACGCCAATTTGAGCCATGCCCCATGATCTGGTAAAATTTTCCGTTTTTGTCCGTGGCGGCGACTGGAACGATACGATATATTGGCTCGTACTTTTCGACAATCGTTTCGCCAGTAATCGTCAACGTGTGATGGCCACGCTTCGTTTCGCTCTTGAAAGGCTTGGTGACTGTGTATCCCCAGTGGTACGATGCGGGGAAGAACGGCTTGACTCGCAAATCACTGTTTTCGTTTCCGGCAGAGGCGATTACCCATCCACCTTGATCTGTAAACTTTTTCAGAGCGTTGTATTCGTCCCTGATGGGATTCAGCCCGCCGCCAGAAAAGTTGATGATGTTGATTTTCATGTCGATTGCGCGTTGTATGCACCCAAGCTCCTTCTTCTCGTGAAGGATGGGAGCCGGAATGGATTTTCCCCAGAGAATTGCCCAATACCCGCTCATATCATCATCGTAATATTTGCACGAGTAGATTTTGACTTTGTGACAAAGGGGATCGTAACCAAAAAGAGCGGGGAGTGTGAGATGTCCAGGATGTTTGTTGCCAAAAGCGACGATTCCAGCGACGTGAGTGCCGTGGCCAGAACGTGAGTCATCATGATAGTCTTCGCTGTCATCGTACTGAACGTAGCTGTTTAGGTATTTGTTGGGGCCGATGCCGGAGTCGATCACCATTACGGTAACGTCCGCGTGCGCCCTGAAGTGGATGGCGAGAAGTAGGAAGAAGACAATGGCCGCCAGGATGTAATTTATTTTGAGAAGGGCTTTCGATAGTGACTGAGCTACTTTTTTTCGCGTCATGTCATTATGATAACAGTGTAATTAATTCCGGTCAAGCCTGTTTTCGGCCTCAAAATCCATAGATGCAAGGTGTTTCAGAATGGTACGAATCAAGGGATCAAACTTGCCATCGAGAATCTGGTTGGGATCGAAGTCAAGCCCCATCGCTTCTTGAATGATTGATCCTTTTATGTTGCGATTTTTTCTCATGATTATGGAGCCTTCGACGGCTTCCGTTGCGTAGCCGGTGCTCTTGAAACGTTGCCCGCGCATCTGATAGTCTTCATCAATGCTGAACGTCTTTCGGATACTGTTTATCCGATCTTCGAGTATTGATCTGAAGAAATCATCGTGCATCGCGGCCTCATTGGCTTGGTCGTTGTCCGCACAGTTTACAGACCAGTTTGCCGGAATCTGTCACTTGCCAGACGTGAGGCGGGCATTTCTTCACTTCGTTCGCTTTGTCTGTCAAAGCTCTCAGAATTTCCAGCGTCATGAAAATTATCGACATGACAATAAAGCCCGGATCGTGAGAGATCAGGGCTAAAAATAGAAATACTATGGATAAAAAGAATCCTAATCCGGCCATTACGCTTCCGGATTGGTTTTCTTGGCTTCTTCGGCGTTCCGATTGAGCAAGAAATTCAGGAGGCTTTTGTGAGCGCGACGATCAGAGCTACGTCCGGTGGAACGTTTGCGTTTTCCGGCTTTGATTCTCTGTTCACGCTGCATTGCAATGACGTTTTTGGATTCCAATAGGAGTCCGTAATAGTTCACGTCCGTCCGTGCTGGTGAGAGCACGTTTCCTTTTTCGTCCTTTTTCTCTTCGGTCTTGACCGTGAAGATGTCGCGCAACATTTTGTAGTCTTCGCGGCCAATCAATTCGCGGGCGACGCGAACTTGCTTCATCATCTTGGCGACACGTTTCTTTTGGGCGCCGAGAAACAGTTTCTCAAACATTTCGCGCTGAGCATTTTGATTGCGCTTTGCTTTTTTGAGCTTCTTTTGGAGTCGGCTCAGTTGAAGTTCTTCAGAGAGCGACAAACCTTCCTCTTTGCGCTGTTCGAGGAGGGCCTTGACTTTTTCCTGCGGAGTCGGCTCTTTAGGAGTTTCGTCTTTCTTCTCTTCAACATTGCTCGTGTCCTGGCTGGTCGTTACATCCTCATTCTGATTTTGTTCCGTCATCGTCTTCTCCTAAAATTTTGTCGGCCAAACCCATATTGACCGATTCTCTTGCATCTAAGACCTTATCAAAGTTCAGCATCTCTTGCAACTTTCTCAGCTTGAAGTCAGGATGCTTCTCGCGGATCTTTTCGAGGTACATTTCTTCCATCCAGCGCGAGAACCGTTTGCACTCTTCGGTCCAAGACCATTGTGACTTGGCGTGCATGTCCGGATCTGCATGAAGCGGAGTGCCGTAGTGAATAAGTTGCTTTGCGTTTGGCGCTATGATGCGCACATCTCCAGACTGGAATATGACGCTTCCCATGGAATGTATGTTGCCCATTCCTATGATCGTGACTTCGCTTTTGCAGTTGCGTATCGCGTCATAAACTGCCATTCCGTGGTGCTCATCGCCGCCCACGTTGTTTTGTATGATTTTGATTGGATCGTTGCCCATCGCTTCGAGGATGAAAAGATTTTTTATGGCGGCTTCGGCTAGGGCAGCATCGGTTCCGGATTCCCCGTGCTCGGCGCTTACGTCAACAGAGCCGATGTATATGGTGCGCTCAGGTATGTAGATACCGTAATCGTGAAACTTGTCGATATTGTCAATCACTTTTTTCATGCGACTTCTCGGTATCCTTTTGAGGAGCTTCCTGCTCTATGTATTTACCCTTGGAAAATTTCTCGTATGTCTTGTCACTGAAACCGGACATCTTCTGAATTTTTCGCGCAAGGGCCTTTCGTTTCTTGCGTTTCATGGCTTTCAATGAAACATTTTACCATTTTGAGTCGTAAAATCAAGTGGCGACAGGAGAGTGTCCGTTTCCGGCGTAACGCCTTGGACTTCCTCAACAATACTGCCAATGAAGAGTAGCCGATTGGCCAGCAGTACCTTTTTGAGACGTTCTATTTTGTCATGCACGCCTTCAAGCGTATTCGAGGCGACACAGGACTCCCGAGAGGGGCCAATTTTTGTAGAAAAAATTACAGTTGCGAGAAACATCAGGACTTCTTTTTGATTTCATATCCGCTCGCTGCCAGAACAATCAAAGTTGCGTTAACCCACGCACGCGCCGTCATGTCGGTGTCCTTTGAACAGTCGGCCAACCATTCTTTATGCGCAATATCGCGGATGTGAACAAGATTCTGCGTCTTGATTGAGTCCGCTAATTCACGGATTTCAGGGACAAATTCATCATACGGCTTCTTTGCCATCTCAAAACTCTACGCTGATAGACAGACCAATCTCTTTGTCGGATCTTCCATAGGCGCCCAGAAAAATAGGCCCAATGAAACGATGCTCAACATCGACAGTATAGACCAGCGGATCGCTTGTCAAGTGAAGATAATTTGCTCCAGCCAGACCTTGAACCTTCCAGTTCGGCTTTGCATTGGTGATCGTTTCCGTCTGTTTTACGGTTTGGTCAATGGTGTTCATCTCAATGCTCTTGTCTTCGGTTCTTGTGTCGATAATTTTCGTTCCGTCTTTTTGCTCAACTTCGTGAGTGACGGTCACAATATTGTTGCGCTTTTTTTCGACTTCAACCGTTTGAATCTCGGTCTTGATAACCACTTTGGCGGGCTGAGCGTATCGACCGAAGGCGTAACCCAATCCTGCCAGCAAGATGGCGCCCAATAACATTGCTAGATACTTATTCATACTTTCTCCTATGCTTCGATCTTACTTCCAGGAACGACTACGCCCACTTGGGAATCAGGATCGGAAAAGTTTTCGTGTTTCATGAGGCCCTCATCAATCGCCTCAGTCGGGAATTTCCTATTGTCTTCTTGATGGAAAGACGCCAGGAATCCGCCACTAATTTCATTGGTCCACAATCCTGCCGTGTCGAATAATTCACGATCACCGAACACGACGTAGCAATTGTAACAGGTTCGTGTATTGATTGCAATATCAGTCATGCTGTTTCTTGACTTGGCGACGTTGATGCGAAGAATGTTTTTCTGACGGTCGCTTGGGCTTCTGTTGAGAGTGATGATGTTCGGCATATTTTGCGCAATTCCGTATGCTTCGTCGATTTCTTCCATTCCCAACAGGTGATCGGCTTCGATTCGGTTGTTGTTTTGCTTGAGGCCAGTCCTATTTGTCTGGATTGCCACAAGGCAAGCAACGTCAAGTTCAACTGCCAAATGGTTGAAATTGTCATAAATCTCAGCGGCTTCCACGCGGTATAAGCCCTCTTTCGAGGCTCCACGGTATCGGGATCGCAACTTTTTGGGGTAATCGTTGATGATGAGATCGAAGCCGCGACCAGTTTCGGCCTTCTTTTCCTCGTGCAATCTTTTCACTAGATCAATCACGTCCTCAACGTACATTCCACCAGTTTTGATGTATGGAACGAACGTAAGTTTTTCATTGACATACTTAGCCATCGCATGGACAACCATTCGTTTGGTTCTGTCCTTCATCCACTCGAACATAGTCTTAGTGGAGATTCCCATGAACGCGCACAGGATGCGAAGACGAATTTCTTCAGGATCGCCCTCGTGGATCATGAAGAGCACGTTGTTGCCCGTCTTGATGGCGTGGCGGGCTATTGTGATGAACGCGGTCGTTTTGCCGACGTTTGACGGCGCCATGATCGCGGTCGTTTCCTTCTTGAAAAGGCCGCCGCCCAAAGCAGAATCGAGCAGTCTACTGCCGGTTGAAATGGATCTTTCGCGTCGCTCTTCTTGCTTGCGAATCCAACTTTCAGGATGATCGAACGATAGGACTGACTTATTTTCCTCGAAGGTCGCGTCTTTTATTTCCGCCAGCTTCTTCTGAGTCCAATCATAAGATTCATCAAAGCCAGAAGCGTTGTAGCGACGGGATGCGCCCTCAATGGATTCTTTGAACATAGACACGCGCAGGAAGCCGGTCAATTGGCGGGCTATCTTTTCGAGACTGAAATTCTTTGCAGAAAGCACGCATCTGTCGATCAAGTTGTAATATTTCTGGCGCTCATCTGGTTTTTGCTCAAGGAAAAACTCGAAGTTCTTGAATTCCTCAGTAGACTTTGGAGCTACGCCTTCGCTCTTATACGCCTGACGCAGTTGACTGAAGAGAGTTCCAATCATCATATTCTTGGTAAACCACTGCGGTTCCAATTTCGCGCAACATTTCGCAAAGAAATTGGGGTTCTCAAAACAGTGTCCAACAATTGCCTCTTGGAACTGTTCGCTGAATGTAAGTACCTTATCGTCTGACATTTACGCCGAAAGTTCCTTTACGAAGCGGCTCATTCTTACTGACAGAATCTTTTTGAATCGACCGAAGTCCGAGAACCTAATCGCTCCATTCTGTCTGTACAAAGAACTTGCAAATTCAACAGCAGCACCGTTGACTATTTCAAACACAGTTTCAGATGAAATTCGAGCGGCCACAAGCGCCACGCTGTTTTTGTCTATGAAGTTTTGAACGTATTCTCGACTGCGAATTATCAGCTTGCCTTGAATTTCACGAGAGCGGAAGGCGGCTTCTTCTTTGGCCATCAGAATCTCTTCCGGATTGGCATTGTCAACGATCAGATCGTCTATGTACACATCTTCCTGCGGGATCACGTCTTCGACAATAGTCGCCGCAATTTTCTTGAAGCTATTGGCCAGTTTCAGCCCACGCTGTTTTAGGAAGGCAGGCAAGAAGTCGGCTTCGAGAGGTTTTGGCTTCGAGAAGGCCACATACGCATTTGACGAAAGGAACGATTCAACGTCCTCAATTCTGATTCCCACTTTATCGAACGTCACCTTGTACTTGTAGAAGAGATTTTTGGCCGATGTTTTGATTGCCGATCTGTTCTCCTGAATCTTCTTGACTGCCGTTTGATTTTCAGCTTCGGGGAATGAAAGGTGCATCAGTTGCACGCCTACAGGATCGCTTTTATATTTTCTTTTTGCTGCCATACTTGCTCATTTTGAATTCGATGTGAGAGAAGATTTGATCTCCGTCTAGTTTAGAAGCTCTTTGAAAAGCGACTTCGCATTCTTCAAACGTACAATCTCCGAAGTCACCGCGATTTTCAGGAACCGGGATGTGAAAACACTCGATGCGACCGAGAAGTTCGTTATCCAAAATGTATCGGATCTTATTGAGCTTGTCAACGGCGTCGGGATCTATTGCGAGATAGATTTTTTTCACTCCAGCGTTGCGCATGAGTTCGAGTTGTCTGGTGCTGATTTCTTTACCCATAGTTGCTACGAAATTGCCGACTTTGTAAAACTTCATTGCTGAAACTGGACCTTCAGCGACGATCACGAAATCTTTTCCGACGATGTTTTCATAGAACATCAGAGTGCGCGCTTTCCATGGACCGGGAATATTGTACATGCGATCTTCATGGCGCACATTGTCGATTGCCCGACCTTGCCAACCGTAGAGTTTTTTGTCCATGATGACGGGGAAAATAACGCGACGCATGGAGGGTGAATATAGAACGCCGTACTTCTGCTGAACTTCAAGTGGCAATCCCCGACCTTCGAGATATTTTTGCCCCTCTTCAGCCGCGTGCTCGCCCATGAAAGCTATGTCTATTGGCAACATGACAGTGGGCAGTTTCACCTCTTCCTGCTTCACTTCGTCATTGTCAAATTTTACACGAATCTGTTCTGCAAGATTTTCAACGAAATCGACTATCTCACGTTTCACTACATCAAACGGCAATCCGCTTATGAGTGAAAGAGCGTATTGGGCAGAACTGCCGGGACGCGGACATTTGTCGGTCTTCCCCTTGAAGCAGACTGACAAGCCGTCTTTCTTGGAAATGTAGAGCTTTTTGTCGCCGCCACAGGCTGGGCAGTCAAAGATGTAACTACGGGCGTTTTGAGCCTTGGGATTTATCTTGTGGTTTCGCAGAAACGCCGCTATTTTTTCTTCCATCAGTCACCATACAACAACGCCCTAGAGAAGCTAACTCTAGGGCGTGAACATAGAAGGCCGTTTACGGTTCAGCAGGTAGCTACTCCCACACACCTGGGCTTGCACCAGGAAAGCCGTTCGTGAAGGGCGCTCACCCCTATGTCAGATCATTTTCCTTAATTCGTCGCATCAAAGTGCGCTGCAACTCTTCATCGCCTTCAAGGAAGAGTCCGAAGTTTTCCACTCCCTGCCATTTTTGACCATTGAAGGTCACCCAAGATCCGTTGATTTCAACGATACCCATGTTGACGGCAAGCTGCGCAATCTCGGTAGTCTGATTGATGAGTCCTCTAGTGTAGGACAGGTCAATCTCGACTGCACGGTTTTGAGGGCCAAGTGAGTTTTCTTCCATCTTGACGCGGATGGCGTGGCCGGTTTGGATCAAGTTTCCAGATCCGTCTTTGCGGTCGCTGTCAAATTGTTTGGTTTTCTTAGACTCAATCTTCTGAGCGATCATCCAATATTCAATGGAGTGCTTCAGCGCCATGCCTCCAGGGATGATCCACTCGCGCCAGTCTTTTGTATCGGGGTCCATGTTTTGACGGACGTGTTGACAAAAGATCATGGCAACTTTGAAAGATCGCATGACGGGGATAATCATTTTCATCGCACCGCTCAGATATGCTCCGGCGTCGCCGATGACGAAGTTTGTACTCTGTTTCTTGTTGGCTTCTTTGGGATAGTTAATCATCGCCAGAGAGTCAATGATAATCATTTTGATCGGAGCACCCTCTTGGAGCATCGCTTTTACGGTCGTGGCGATGTAATCGAAGATGTCCACCGGATTGTTCGTCTGGAATGAACGCCAACGCTTTTTGTCGATTCCGAAAACTTCTACCCAAGTGTCCACGTTGTCGCGGTATTCGGTGTCGAAGTGCAGGACGATGGCTTCCGGATCTTCTTTGTGAAGTTGACCAGCAGCGGCAAAAGCCAGGAGTGATTTGCCAGATTTGGGAGGGCCATAGAGGAGGAGTGAATATCCGGCTCTCATTCCCTGTTCCTTACCGAACAAATAGTTCAGGCCGGGGCTTGGGAAGTGAGCGGTCCAAGGATCGCGGCTTCCAATCACCAGCTTGTCTGCATCCTTCTGGAGCATCGACAGCCAGTCTTTCTTTTTCGGAGTTTCGACTGTAGCTTCAGCTTTAAGTTTTGCCTTGCCTTCGCCTGAAAATGGGGATGGTTCGAGATTGTTCATTTTTTCTTCCTTTTTTGCCATAGGTTATTCCTGAAATTTTTCGCCAGCATAGAGAGGCGAAGATGGAGTTTTAATGAAGACATCGCAAATTTTCTTGGCGCCGTGATAGGCCATCTCAAGAGCGTTGTTTTTGCCATTGAGAAAGGTCTGAATTGCGATCAGACAATCAAGACGGTCATTGGCGGTCTGAACGTCAGGATCGAGAGCCAAAGCGGCCTCTCGGGTGTCCGTAGAGGACTTCACTTTCTTTTGGGCTAATGTAAATTCTGCACGTTCGAGAAGAGCCACTGCTCTCGCACGCTCAAGAGTTCTTTTGGCATCTCTCACTTCAAGCTCAACCATGGCTAAAATTTTGGACATTTTAAGGATGCCAAGGGTGAACTGAGTCACAAGATCGGGGAGCGTAATGGGAGTAGATCGTTGGATTTCCGGAATGCGCGCTTCGATGTCATGAATATCTTTCAATTCAATTTTCATCGGATCAAGCCCCACCTTCCCGCGAGGGATGATGAGGCTGTTTTCTGTCAATCCAAGATTATTTTGAATGATGTCGGACACTTCTTAGCCTTGTGGCTGGCCGCCAGTTTGGAGGAACTTCTTCACGTAGTCGTTGAAATCGGCGCTACCGGCATTCACGGCAGCGTTCGGAGCGGGACCGCCAACAGGGGCAGCGGGAGCCTGAGCTTGAGGCGCAGGAGTTGCTGCCGGAGCTTGTGTCGTAGCGGCTGGAGCCGGTGCAGGAGTCGTGGCAGTTTGTTGGACTGCGGCGGCTGTCTGAACGGGTGCGGCAGTTGTAGCTGCCGGAGCGTTGGCTTTAAGCTCTTGCTCTTCTTCATCCACATAGACTTGCTCTTGTTCGCTATCTTCCGGGCGCGCAAAGAGGCGCTCAATGACAACCGGATCGAGACTTGCGGCCATTGCTTGCTCTTCTACCGTCAAACGCTTGTAGAGAGTGGCAAGGTCAAACGCTTCCTTTTCCATGCGGTCAAGGATCGAATTGTCGATTCGAGCTTCAACGATCTCAGTTTTGAAGCCGCCAGTTTGGGGATCACGGGAGGTTTTTTGGTGAATATCGACGGTGTACACCGTTTTGCCTTTGTCATCTTTGCCTTTTTTGAAGTCAAAGTAGACGCCGACACCAATGTTGATCGGATCAATGCTGAGTTTCTCAAGATCGCGCAGTTTTTCCTTGAGAGCTTGGAAAGCGGTGTAGCGAAGTTTCAGAGAGCCAATCTCACCTGCGGGCGAGATCACATTGAGGTAGTACGCTTTGTCGAGTTGGAGCTTTTTCAAACGCTCTTCGAGAGCGGTGATGACGGCTTCAGGATGTTGCTTCCCGGCTTTCATAGCTTCCAGACTCTTGGTGAGATTCTGAACTTTGTCGTAGATAGGATCGGGAGTGATGATCTTTTTGTCTTTCGTCATCTCAAGCATGGAAGGGACCGGAAAGGAGATGTCTTCACCTTTGCGATTCTTTTTTGTAGTGGGAAGCCAATAGACTGCCCAGTATTTTGCAACGATCCCGTCGTTTTTCAAAGAGCCGAAGGGCGGCAAAACGCGAAAGATGTTGCTACCGTCTTTGAGGTAGAAACGATTCTTTTTTGGAAATCCATCAAGTGCTCGCGGATTGTATGTTCCAGTTCCTGACATAAGTTCTTCCTTTCAGTGGCATAAAAGCCTGTGGTTAATGACTATCTCAAAATAATACAGAACTATTGTTCTGTCAATCCCGAATCTTTTTTTGTTTCAGCAGCGGCTCGGGCAGCGCGCTCTTCGTTCGTCTTTCTTCCGCGCTTTGCACCCGTGTAAGGTTTCTTCACGACTGGAGAAGTATTTCCTTCAACGGAAAGTCGATTCAATACTGGTCCGGTGACTTGTGGTGCCGTTTGAGCGGGTGCTTCTGGCTCTGTAGTTTTTTCAACAGGAGCAGGAGCGGGTGAACGTTTCCCTTTTGAAACAATTCCATCGTTGGACATGATTTGCGTGTTGTCAGAGTACGAACTGAATGCGCGCACCATGTTCGGATTCACGTTGGCGATCACGATGTTCACTGCATCTCGGTCAAAACGAGTGGCAATTTCATCCATGATGAGTGAGCGGAAGAAATGGAGTTTCAATTCGTCGTGGTACGTTTCGTACAAAACGCGCTCCATGCGAAGGATCATCTCCTCGCGTGATTTGGTCGTTCCGAAGTATTTTGCTTCGGCCATAATGATCGGCAGAGACAGGGCTTCAATCTTCATTCCGATTTCAGACATCAGAATGTTCATGCGGTTCACTACATCAGAGTTGTAGGTGTAGACTTGGGTTCGTTGATTGCCGAAAACCTGTTGGAACATCTTTTTCTCGATCATGAGCGCATCGAGGACGATGTTGGCTGATGGATTCTTCTTGGCACTTTCGATCACAGTTCCGGATTCGGCGTAATCTCTCATCAAGAGAACAACGGCTGAATTTTTCAGGATGTAATAGCCTAAAGAAGATTCGATTTCTTCAACGCGAATCTTGGCAGCGTTCTGTCGGCCTTGCATTCCGGCCTTGGTGCGAATGTCCCAGTTATGTAGATTTATCGCCAGAAGTTCTTTTAGCTGCTTTAGCTCTGCCTTTAGGCTTGCCAGTGTCGGTACTTCCATCTGTCTTCTCCTTTAAGAAGTCGAGGTTTTCTAAAACGTCTATTCCATCAATGAAAAGATCATCTCCTGGCCGTCTGCGCGACAATAAAAACACGCAAACGCTTTCGGTAATGTCTTGATCTACTCCGTGATGGGATGATCCCCAATCGGGCCACTTGATGAAATCAAAAACTTTGTTCTCAACTTCAATAGAGGCAATCAGGCGAGACTTGGTGTTATTATGAAACAACTTGGTTTCGGTGTCAACAACATATCCTATGACGGCGATCTTGCAAACTTCAGTGCTGTCGATCAACTTTTCTAACATTTTTACAGAGACGATGGAGCGGCGCGGATTCGAGTTGTACATGAACACGCCTGAAGCGCCAACTTGTGTCGCCTTTCCTTGAGCGGACAGCTTGGGCATGGCTAAATTTTTCACATTGTCTGAGTAAACCTTGAAAACGCTCTTCTTGAGGAGGAAATTTTTCAAAGGAGTGGTTTCGATGTACTCCATCGGCACTGATTCTGGCGATCCTTTGCCCTCTAGTTCAGCTTTTTTGTTCAGATATATCTGAATTTTCTCGTAATCTTTGGCTTCGGCGGGGAAAAATGCGTCCAAAGTGCCGCTGATGATGAGTTTTATCATCGGTCCCTTGTTTACGATGCGCCGACTGACCTTTGTCATCATATCTTCGAGTGAATTGAATGGTCGTGCGCGTAAAATTTCAGTCATTACGGCGGCTCCGACACCTTCGATTAGCGTCAAGGGCGACAAAATTCGCTCTGAACCGTCTCTTTGGACAATTTGGAAGAGTTCCGTTGAGTTGTTGATGTCTGGAGGAAGCGTCAACTTGGAAACACGTTGCCAATATGCCTGTAGATCGTCTTTGCTGGCATTACTGAGGACGGCTGTCCACCATTCCATAGGATAATGGTACTTCAGGTAGGCGCAAGCGCGTGCGATATAGCAGTAAGACACGGCATGAGACTTGTTGAAGCAGTATCGACCGGACGCCTTCATCTGATCGACAGTAGTTTGGGCCTGTTTTTCGGTCCATCCACGTTTTGTAAGGTTTTCCTTCACGCGGGCAAGCATGTTGAGTAGATCGTCACCGGCTTTTTTGGAAATTGCCTTCCGCAACTTGTTTGTTTCTGGCATCGTGAGGCCGCCAAGTTCATGAACAATGCGCATGATCTGTTCCTGATAGACGATGATGCCTTTTGTCGGGCTAAGAATCGGCTCAAGCTCTGGATGGACGTAATTTACCGGCCTTTGGCCTGTCCAACGCTCCAAAAAGATCGTTGACATCATTTTTGTCGGATCTTCGTCCGAAGGGGCATCCATAGCGCCAGGTCTGTAAACGGAAGTCAAGATTGCGGCCTGCTGAACGCTCTTAGGGCGCATAGTTTGAAGGCCAGGGCGCACGGTATCCGTATGAAGTTGGAAAACCGTCGATGGTTCATTGGCACAGGCTTCCCAAAAGTCTTGAGAATCTTCAATTTTCCACGGATCAATGACTTTTCCGGTGCGTTGCTTGATGAATTTGAGGCAAAGGCGAATGTCGTTGAGCGTACTCACGCCGAGAATGTCGTATTTGACGCCGCCGCATTTTTCTACCCATTTGGGCAGCAATTGAGTGGTGGGTTCGTCACTAATTTTCATGATCGGGATGAAACTATGGACTGGACGGTCAGCAATCAGCACTCCGGCAGCGTGACGGCCCATTTGACGCACGATTCCGACCATTTTGAACATATTTTCTTTGATCTGAGGATTGACTTCGAGAAATGCGCGCAATTTTTCGTTGCGTTCGAGTTCGCCCTCGTGGTAAACGCCATCTGCGTCGTTGTATCCGTTCAAAAACTTCTCTTCCTCGACTCCTTGAGGAGTAAGGCCGATTGTTTTGCAAACGTCTTCGGTTTCTTTGCGAACTTCACCATTTATGAAGCGGTCAATGTCTTTGAGAGCAGATTTTGTCTTGAAAGTAGTGCCGATTCCTAAAAACGCAAAATTATCTCCCCAATGCTGCTTGATGAACGCCACGACAGCTTCTCGGTCGCTGAAATCCGTGTCTATGTCGGCCAAACCCTCTTCCACGCGGGTAACATCGAAGAAACGCTCAAAACTAAGGTCTTCTTTGATTGGATCGACAGAAGTAATGCCCAGAGCGTATGCCAAGAGACATCCGGCAGCAGATCCACGACCAGGACCAATGAGAATATCGTTGGCTTCGCAGAAATCGACAATCGTATTCAAAGTCAGCATGTAAGGAAGGATGTTCACTTTGCCGTTGTAGGCCAACTGATGAATTTCTTTGTTTAAGCGCGCAGCATAGATGGGATCGGCCAGATTGATGCGGCCTTTTTTAACGACAAGACCTAGAACCCATTGAGTCAATTCATCGTCGCTCTTCGGCTCTTCTTTTACGATCTGCCCTTGTGAATTAAGCCGTTCAACGAACACTTTTGGAAGTGCTGGCTTGAACTTTGGATCGAATCCTTTGAAATTCTCCAGGAACCTGTACGAGTTGTCCACCATTTCATTGAAGACTTTTTCGTTCATGAATTCTGGATGAATGCGCTTTAGTTCCTTGTAAAGCCATTCGCTATTGTGCAGGCAGTTTGCGTCGGACATTTTCCAGGTCGATTTTCCGTCTTTGTTTAGGCGGGCGTCCTGAATGAACTTGTCTTCCTCGTGGGCATAATGGGCATCTTCCGATATAACCATCGGTATGTTGTACTTCTGGCATAAATGGATGATCCATCGGTTTGCGTCAACCTGAAGCTGGCCAGTCGCGGAGCATTCGCTTGGTGCGATTTGCTCGAAAATTTTCTTTTGCGAATTCCAGTTTTTGCTCACTTCATAGGGGAAGATTTCGCCAAAGTACCGACCGGCTCCGGCGATTCGCATGAGGCGGACGAAATTTCTTTCACTTATGTCTTTCCGATTTTTAAGCCACGGTCTGAGTACCGCACCTACAAGGCATGATGAGAACAGTGTGACTTTGCCAGATAAGGTTTCAAGTTCTTCCCAAGTGGTCAACGGCTTGAATTCCGCACCTTTCCAAATGGCACGCTCAAAGCTGGGTTTAGACAGCTTGCAGGCATCGAGGTAAGAATCGAAATCATTGAAGTGTACCGTGACGTGGTAATACGACTCGCCTGAATCATCGTCAGATCCTGGCAGGAGATAGAGTTCAACGCCGGGAATGATCTTGATGTCGAGATTTTCTTTTTTCTTGAGTTCTTTGGTGTAGTCGTGCGCTTCGATGATGGCACCGAGAGTGCCGTGATCTGTGATGGCAATTGCACTACGACCGAAGTCTTTTGCGGCAGCACGAATGAATTGTTTGACTGAGTTTCCAGAGTCGAGAGAAAGCGGATGATTGTGAGGGCCTACTATTTGTCTGTCAGTACACATGCGTTCGACTATACCTCAACCTTCATGAACTGTCTAATCTTTACGACGGCACCCTCGAATACTTTTTTCACATCTTCTTCGCTCATGCACAAAAGGTGTGCGATGATGTTGTCCGGCGACGTAGGATTGTTCTTGAGGTATCGGTCTAGGCTGTAGCGGTACTTCTTGGAGTTGATGAAGTCCGGCTCACTCAAGACACGAGATTTGACTTCTTCTTTCTCAACGCTCATTTTTCTTCCTAAAGTCGAGCAGTACGCCTCGCCTGTTGGTCATTGTAAGTCTTACTATGCTGTTCTTCATGTGCTCAATCTCTCGTTTTTTCTCACCTAAAGCCTTGGTTATGTTCGTGATGGCCGTTTGCTTTTGAGTGATCGTCTGGTCGGTTATGGCTAAGTCTACCAGTATATTCTTGTATTCGGAAAGAGAAACTGCCGTGGGGCCTTGAGCTTTGAGAAAGGCAATCGCTTCTATCAAAGTCTGACGATAAATCCATTGAAGGTCCAGGTCTTTCTGTTCCTCTCTTATGCCAAGTTCAAAGACGGGGATCTGCGCATAAGCTCTCTCGATCTCTTTCTCGATGACCTTGATGCGATATTCCACGTCGGTTGGTAGCCAAGACATTTGTCATTTTCTTCTTTCACGGTGTTTGCACGCCTCATTGTTACAGACAGCCCAGATGATTTCCTTCGTAGGGCTGTAAATTTTTTGCTCAATCAAGCGCCCCTTACCGCAGTTTGGACAATCCAGTATCGGTTCGGGCTTCGGCTCATGTTCAGTTCTTTCTTTCACATCTCGCTTTTGGGCGAGTCTCTTTTCCAAGGAGCGACTATAGCGCCGTTCCCTTTCAAGTGCTTTTTCGGCTTCTCTGAGTCTTCCCCGTAGGTTTTCCTCAGACTCATCACCGCTGCGTCTTTGATGGTGCCTATTGTGTTTTTTCATCGCATGGCCCCAACCGTGGCCTTTTATTCGCTTCATCTACGATTTACAGATGCCACTGTCCGCCGATTGAGTTAATCAACTGACGCTGACCATTGTCATACACAAGACACGAACAATGAACCCACGATGACGGGCCTTTGTTGTATCCCAGACGCAACTTGCTGGTCGTTCCTACCTGGAAGACTCCACGATAGATTCCAGGCGTATGTGAATGGCCTACGACGCATTTCGGATAGGCTTTTGCCAATCCTCTGATACCGCCACGAGCACCGTTTGCTCCGCGATCTCCGTGGGCGCCACAATTGATGCCGCCAATCACATAATCTTCATCAACGCTCAGCCATTTCAACTTACCGTAATGCTTAGGCACGCCGACGAGTTTCAGACCTTCGTTGAAGAAATCTTTTTTCGTTCCAACGACTTCCACGGCCAATCTACAGCCGAACTTGAAGTTGATTGGATCTTTTGCAAATTTTCCTTTGCGGAGCCAGCGGTCAATGAAGTCATCGTGATTCGACTTAATGACCACTCCCCGCTTCACGCTGGGCTGACCTAAGATTCGATCAAACTCAGATGAGGTAATCTTCATTTCGGTTTCGATACTGTTCAATCCAAGGGCCGCACGCTCAGTCTTGAGGATGATGTCATCTTCTTCGTGGGGGTTCACCGATACGCCATTGAACATATCGTGGAACATGACTTCTTCGATTTCCATGGCTCGAATCATCTCAATCCAAGCGCCTACGGCTGTATCGTCATGCTCGCCAGCGTGGTAATCGCCCATGACCAATTTTGGAGTCACTTTCCGGACACCAGTAGGTGAGTATTCTTTTCCAAGGTCACAAAATGAGCCGTCTTTGCCCATCTGGATTTGACGGAAATGATAGATGTTCTCGTCCTTCACTTCAACGATTAAGGCGCCCATTACGTGTTGAAAAGTTGCCAAATAGCCCGTGCGCAGGCTATTTCCTCGTGTCGTTTTGTAGTTTGGCATCGTAATGGCCCCGGTGCTCATACGAGCGTGCGGGAGCTTGTTAGCCGACACAGCGTCAAACTCAAGGCTTTGTTTGGGAGAAGCGAAGATGAAACTGCCTTTATTTTGAGAAATTTCAGACAGTCCGGTGACGGGGTTGATCTGTTTGGCGGTAACGCGAATCTCGCTGATGAACAGATTTGAGTTTAGCTGAGTCTCTTCAAAGATGATGTCTTCCTCAATGATTCGAGGATCGAAGTGCCAATCAATCTCATTGTCCAGATTGTGAGCCGGATCGTGCGACGGAAGGATCAGCAACTTGGCTTTGTTCATGTCGCAATAGCGACGGATGGAGTTCAAAAATCCATCATGAAGGGGTTGTCCTGCAACGGCTGTCGTAATGACGAATCTCTTGTGAGACTTAATGCTCTTGTGAATTCTTTTCAGATTTTTTTCTGACAGGTATTCTTCAAGATTGATGCTGCCGGTGAAAGACTCTGGAAACAGAGTTTTCGCGGTTTGTCGAAGCTTTGACAGAGTTCCAAAATGGTGTCGAACAGTATCAACAGTGACGCCTTGAGTTCGGAGATCGGCGCGAGACGGGAAAAAGATCCCGTCATCTACAAGGTTTGCGTAAGTTTCTGCAAGTTGTTTCCGACGCTCTTCTCGTTCCTCTTCTTTACTGCGCTGCTGGACTTTGGGGGTTTTCTTGAGTTTTGCCATCTGTACCTTCGGTTTTGGGTGTTTCGAGGACGTATGCGTAGATGCCGGTAATCTTCACCTTTTGCACAACATCTCCGACTTTCTTTCCAATCAATTCCTTTTTCAGTTCGGGAACTGTGGTTCCGACGCTGATAAGGCCGTAGGAGCCTTCGGGAATTGACTCGAATTCAATAACCGTAAGGTCATTTTCGACGGTATCGGCTTGTTTTACAACGCCATCTTGAAGGTCTTTAGCAAGTTGTTCTTTAGCGGCCTGGAGTTCAAGCTGCTCAACTTTTTCAGCAACTCTTTCCAGTGAGAACATATGGGTGCTGGTTTCTTCGGTTTCGGAAATTTTCATGATGGCATTGACGCTCTTGCGAACAAGAGTCAAGCGATCAAGCTCTTCATTCATGACCTGAATTTGCTTCATCAACTCTTCGATGGTTTTGGCCTGAAAGTTGATGGCGTAGCTCATGCGAACAATCATGTTTTCCATGTCCACGAAGCGTTCGGTGTAGCTTTTCACTTTTTGAGGTTCTTGCGGCTTTGCAGGGGCTTTTGGTGCCGGAGCGGGAGCCGGAGTTTTCGGTTGTTGAGTATTAGTTTCCACTTTTTTCTCCTTATTAGAATCTACCGTTGACATCTACCCCTCCACCATCTGCCATTGCGGCATCTGCCGGATTTGAATTGTCAGTAGCAATGATATTTCCACCAGTCAATCTTTGAACGACATCGCCGACTGACATTATACCTCTATTCATTTCACCTTCAGAAACGCCTTGAGATCCCTTCGTTGCGCGTGAGGCAACGACTCCCTGATTAGCTGCTCCCAATACCGGGATAAGCTGCTCTGCGCTCGGCATTGGCTTCACTTTGGTAGTGGTATTGGGCGTTGCAGTTCCTGGCTTTTGACGTTTGCGCTTTTGTCCAGGTGCAGGCTGAGCCGGAGTTGGATGCGGCTGAGTTTGGCGCGCAGGCTGTCTTTTGGGTTGGGCCTTTTTAAGCGGTTGAGCCGGGGTTCCAATTTGCTTCACGACCGGAGTCGGAGCTTGGATTTGCTGAAGTTCCGGTTTACGTTCTGGCGTACTTTGAGCGACGAAGTTTGAATCCGTCTTCAGGACTTTCCCAATGAGCATTTTCAAAACGCGAACTTCTACTTCAGAGAAGTTGCCGAGAAGCATTTTCAGTTGGGCGACTTCTCCATCATCAAACGGAAGGTCGGCGCTTTGTGACTTGGGTGAGCGTATGCCGAGAAGAGTCTCAAGCTGCTCAATCGCAAATTGTCGGATCTTTGCGTTGACAGAGTTTAGAATTTCCGGACGTGCAGAGTTCGGAGCGAAGATGTCTTGATTGACAAGAGTCTTGAACAGATTCGCCTCTTCAATACGCTGCATGGCGCTGTTCATGACATCGGCGGCGTACTCTTCCCCATTCTGAAAATCAGCAGGAAGTCCATCTTCGAGGTTTTCGAGAACCTCTTCGGCGTTACCATCGTACTCGCCAGCTTCTTCGTCAAAGTCGTACATACTTACTCCTAGCTCAAATTGATACGATCTTACCGTATCTTTTTGAGAAAATCAACCTATCTTCCGGTACTGCCAAATCCACCGGCTCCGCGCTCTGTCTCAGAAAGAGACTCGGCCTGAACCAATTCGATTTGAGGATATGGAACGATCATAAGTTGGGCGATTTTGTCGCCGACGCCATAAATTTTTTCTATCGGAACCTTCAAATGCTTGTCCCGGTAGCCTTCAAAAGATCCAGAATCATCCCAGAAAGGGCGCGTTTCTTTCTGCGTTGTAGTTCTGCCGTCAACTATGTTGAAAACGGCTTTGATTTCACCGCGATAGCCGCTATCAATCACTCCTACCGCATTTGAGAGAGACAGAGTGTTGTTGCGGATCGAAGAGCGCGGGAAGATCAATCCAACAAACCCTTGCGGAATTTCTACCGCAAGACCAGTTCCATACGTCACCTGCCTAAGATTTGCGTCAACCTCAACAGAGACTGCCACGAGATCAAGACCGGCATCGCCAGGCTTGGCGTATTTAGGAATCACAGCTTCGGGATTCAATTTTTGTACTCTAACTTTCATGTTTCCTCCTGAGCGGCTGGTATATCATAGGTCTGTAAGTAATTCAAGATTTTTGTGGCCGACTCAATAGTGTTTCTTCCAACCAGGAACTTGTTGCAGCGATAACACAGAAGTCCGCGTACTTTCCCGGTCGCATGGTTATGATCGACCGCTAATCGGTTAACGAACGAAGATTCGTCCTTCCCGCATATGGCACATTTGGCTCCTTGAGCATCTGACAGTTTTTGCCGTTCCGCTTCGGCTTGTTTGAGCGTAAGATGTGGCCAATATTTTCTCAGCCCAGAAGGTTTCGGCTTGCGCTTACGTTTCTTCTTAGGCTTTTCTGCGGGCTGTTCGGACATTATAGATTACCGCGCTCCATCAAAGTGAGCATAACGTATTGACGCTGACGATCCACTTCTTTCTTGCGATCCCGGTATCCGCCCTCAAGGTCAGACTTTTGGGTGCGAAGAGTTTTCAGTTTGCCGTCTTTAGCCTTCTCGTCATCAATTTCCTGAACTCTTTTCGACAATTGAACGATTTTTTCTTTGAGAGCTTCTGGACTAGAAGCCTTAACTTCCTTAACAAAATTTTCGTCCAACTTATCTTTCAAGTCCTGAATCTTTTCATCAAGTTCGCGTGCGTCCATTTTTTCTCCTATGAGTTTCGGTTAGTGTTCGACCACAAAGTTTCGAGGATGTGGAAATTTCCATTCATATCCAAAGTAGATAGCACACATTCTATTTTACCGTCAATAGTTGTCAAGTTTCTTTCGAGTGAAGCGAGAAGGTGTCCTACCGTCGTTGTGGCAAGAGTGAGGCGATTGCCCTTCTTGAAAAGTTTATATGAATCGGCTTCGTCTCTGTTTACGAACACTCTCACCAGCATTCGATCTTTATTAGCCGGTAGTGTTCCGCGCTCAACGAAAAATTTCCCGTTGCTGGTGCTGTCGAGAACGACTGGGACGTAGATTTCCGCCTCTTCCTCAAGAGCGTCCCATAGGGCCAACGCTGATTCCAGATCGGCCTTTATCATGACGCAAACCGCGCCACATTGTTTGAGCGAACGATGGTGATTTTACTGTCAAACGCAGCATTGAATTCAGATGCGTGATCTACGATGAAATAGGCTCTCTTGCTTGACTTGGCTTTGTAGAAATTCAAGATGGACTCCTTGCTGTTTTCATCAATCCAGTAGAATTGTTCGTCCAAGAATTTCCATCCAATAGATACGCCAAGACGTTTACTCAGGACCGTATCAAGAGATTCATCTACCGCAGCGATCACGCTGAGTTTTTCACCGCCAGATAAAGTCTCAAAATCTACTTTCTCCGTTCCGCTGAAGATTTGGTACGTGATTGCCTTGTTGACAGCACCTGTAGTTTTTACCAACCTGTCTGATGAGAATTGAAGGCTGAACTTTCTGGCGTTCGGAATCATCTTGAGATTTTCATTGATTTCGGAGTTGAAATTCTCAAGCATACTGTCAAAAATGTAACCGATGAATCCAGCCTTCGACGTGACTTTGGTGACGTGCGTTAGAGTAGTGACTTCCTCATCAAGAGCTTCCTTCGAGCGAAAAACTTGAGCGAATTCTTCACAGACTCGTTTATGTTCGGCTTCGGCGCGACTCAATTCTTTGAGCTTGTCAGCGATTTCAGCTTCTTTTGCCTGAATTCCAAGCTGCGCATTGTAGATGTCGTAATTGATTTTGGTTAGCGCGCTGTTGATTCCGTCACGAACTTTCTGAATAGCTTGCTTTACGGCTCCAGATTCCATATCAAGAGCCATACGAAGCTGAAGGATTGTAGACGTGATGACCTTTTGAGTCTCGCGCACTAATGCTGATTCTCTTTTGAAGGTTTCCGGATTGTTAGCCGCAGAAAAGTCTGCAATTTTTTGAAGGATAGTGTCTTTGAAGACCTGTGCCTGTTTGACATCATCTTCGTTGACAGTTTCGGCAGCAATCTTTTCCAGGATCAGACTGTCCGAAGCTCTGGTAGCGTCTATGTCAGCTTGAATTTTAGCCTTAGTTGCCGCCTTCTTTTCGTCACTCAATGGAGATTCACAGTAGGAGCATTTCGCATTCTCGGCCTGTTCCAGAGAAGTCTGCAAATTCACAAGGCGCTGCAAGGACAAGGAATGAGCGTATTGCTGTTGAGCGACGCTATTTTTGCGACGATTCAACTCAGCGATGACGGCTTCTATCTGAGCCTTTTGATCCAGCAATTCTTTTGGCGTCGATGGCGTATTGTAAATTTTCAGGTTAAGCTCTTCGATCTTGAGCTTCGTCTCTTCCATTCTGGCATTTTGCTCGGCGATTTGGGCTTCAATGTTGGCCCGCTTCAGCATGGAAGCCTCATAGGCCGATTTAACTTCGGCTATGGCCATGGCATATTCTGCAAATTCAGATTCGCTTTTGTTCTTGAGAGATTCTAGGGCAGATTTGTTCGCTTCAAGGTCAGAAAGCTGAAGTTTCATTGCGTCAATGGTCTTGCGGAAGTCGCTTGTGTTGACGCGCTCAACTTCAATTTTTGCGGAATTGACGAGATCGGCCAGACGCTTGACTTCGCCCTCGACATATTGAAGTTTGCCAGTTGCAGCATTCAATTCTTTGGTTTTGACGGAAAGTTCGAGATCGGCTTTATCTTTGGCTTTTTCGATGTCCGTCACATCGAAGAAAGAACTCAAGAAGTCCTTTTTATCCGCGTCCTTCATGAGAAGGAATCCGCCGAATTGCCCTTGAGATTTGTTGCTCAAAAAATCCAATTGTTCTGGAGTGATGCCCAAGATTTGATTCAACTGAACTTGAACTTCTTCGGCTTTGCCATCACGGTTCGGCTTACCATCGAACATGAACCACAGGCGTCCGCCAAGCGTTCTGTCAACCAGAAGCTCTTTACCGTCAAGATAGTATCGGCCAACGACTCTGGCTGAATCTTTCAGGTAGCGGTTTTCAAGATCCTTAATCGAGGCCCCGACGTATTTTGGTCCAAAAAGATTGACGAGTGCGGCAATCGAGAAGGATGATTTGCCGGTTCCGTTGCTTCCGCCATCATCTTCATTCTTCCCAACAATTGCGGTTACGCCATAGGAAGGTAAGTCCACATGCTGATTGGCGGCGAAATTCTTGAGCGCGCTGATGTTTAGTGACGCAAGATCAAGTCTCATTCTTATTACCCTATTGCGATCTTCCATTTTTTGGATGAAGTCATCGCCCTTTGCGCGTGCCTTTTCGACCGCGCCCTTACGAAGTTCCACTTTCTTCACCATGTTACCATTGTCTACGGTTTCAAAGCTAGACGTGCTGAATTCGGGTAATTGTTTTTCCATGACACCTTTGCACTCGCACTGAATGAACGGAGCTTGTTTCTGCCCCTGCGAGTAATATTTCTTGATCGAATTTGAGCAAAGATTACATTTATACAGCACAATCATGGTCTACCTCAAATTGGCGGTTCCCAATGTTCTTGGTTAGAGTCGCGGATCGCTTCGGCCATTGCCTGATTTTCCGCTTTGAACGTCCTAGAGGCGTCAATTTCCGTTTCGAGATCGCGTTGGAACACAACAATGCCAGACAGTCCCATAAGCATCTTAGCGACCGCCAGGCTGTTTTTAATTGCCATCAGGACGGCGGATGCAGAGTCAACGATTCCCAACTCGATGGCATCGCCGGTTTTTCCGCTCAAAGCGTCGTATGTGTAAAAGAAAGGATTTTTTACATCCATCATTTTTGCATAGATCGCTTGGATTTCATCGGTAGTAGCTCCACCATTTGTGAAAATTCTACTGAACGGTTCGGCCAAGGCGCGAGCCATGATTTGTTTCACGGCGTCGGATGTTGTCGGATTTTGAGCGATGGCTGACGAAAGGACGAGAAGAGTTTTGCAACATCCGGGCAACACTCCTTCTTTGAGCGCGCCTTTGATTGCCATGACCGCATCTTCAACGCGGTGTTTCTTTTCCTTCAGTTCGGACTCAGATGAGCCAAGAACGCGCACTCGGGCAACGCCTCCCGTCAAAAGGGACATGCGCTCACGAATAATTTCGCCATCAAGCTCACTTTCCGGCTGTTTAGCCTGTTGCTCAAGTTCTTCGACTCGGGCAATCAGGATAGGTTCTGGCGGTTCTCCTAAAAGGAGGGATTTGTAGCGATAAGACTCGAACAGACGCATCTCATCTACACCTAGATCCTCAAGTTCTGCACTTTCGAGCGGTCTGCTCACCGGATCGAAAACAATCGCGCCGGTAAACGCCGATAGATCGTGTAAAAAATGAAATGGACTGTTCGTTTGTTGTGTAAGCGGAGTCTTAAGAGGAAAAAGATTCAAAGCCTCGGCATTCTTGAAGTTATTCATCATGAACGCGAGTACGGCTTCTGAGAAATGGTGCGCCACAACGATGATATTCGGGGAAAATTTTGAGGCGCGGATCTCTTCGCCGGTCAAGCCGGTCGCAGTCGCCACTTTCTGAAGAATCGGAATCAAGGCAGAAGGTTCGTTGAGCTTTCCGTTGTAGAGAATGAAATGCGGTTTTTCGAGAATGACACGATAATTGGCTTTGTCATTGATGAACTCTTCAAAAAAGCGACCGCACGAATCTTCAAATCCACGGGCGATAGGAAGACCTTCAATCTTTTCGACTTGGTATCCCGATGCTCCTGGGCCTTCGTCGATGGTAATGTTTCCACCGTGCCCAACAGTTCCAAAAGCTCTAATGACTGCATCTGACATCTCCTCATCGTTATTCGTCGCTACCATAGCCACTTTACGAAGTAGATCGTCGCTGTTTTGCTCTGTAATCTTTACTGACAAACTTTTGATCGCGGGAACCACAAGGTCGCGGAAAGTTCTTTCCATTTCGCGCATGACCTTCTGAACGCTCAACTTTGGATTTTTTTCAAGGTATTCAAAACCTAAGCGGATAAGAGCTTCCGCAAGGATAGTAGCCGTAGTGGTCCCATCTCCCGCCTCTACGTTCGTTTTGCTACTACTATCCCGCGCAGCTTCTAAAACAGCCTGCGCAGTTGGGTTAGCAAACGCCATGGAATTGAAAACGGTGATCCCATCCTTCGTTGTAAAAGGGGGAAGGCTCTCTTGCCTTTCGATTAAAACCACGCGCCCATTAGGTCCAAGGGTACTGCCCACCAACTGGCTGGCTTTCCTTACAGTGTCTAAAACTACAGTTTTGAGATCGTCGGAGTTTCCGCCGCCGCCTCCACCGTAGGTAATTTTCTTTGCGGCTGTCTTTGCTTTGACAAGTTCTCTGTACATTTTTTATCCTTCCGTTCTCAGGGAAACGCGAATTTCAGATGCAACTTTTTCTTTCAAAAGACGAACCTGTCGAAGTTGCGGAACAAAAAATCTCTGTTCCGGTGGAACTTCAGTGTGTTCAGTGTCGGCGATCTGAAGAAGAGTTGCTTCTCTCAGGCAGAGTGCTGAGTGAATAGTTTTCAATTCCGTAAGGGTAAACAAATCCATAGTAGCTCCTACAAGGTTAATATCCCAATTTGAAGGTCCTTGAAGCAACTATTTTTTGGGAAAGAAGCCTGTTTGTTCCCACTCTTTGATTTTTTTTGCCATTTCTTCTTGTTGTTCTGAGAGGATAGTCTTTTTGGGAGGACGAGAAATTTCTCTATCGAAGTCGGCTTTAATTTTTTCTTGGAATTTTTTATGTTCGTCTTCTGTCTTGCATCCACAACTGCAATTCCATGTCTGAATAGAAAAGACTTGAATGTTTAAGTCTGATTTCCTAAGTCTGTTTTTATTAAGTCTGATTGGTGACATGGTTTTGTCCATACCCCCTGTCAGATTTGTCCATACCCCTTGCACAGTTTTGTCCACAGGTAGAGACACGGTTTTGTCCATACCATCGTCAAAAATGTCCATACCCCCTTCCGAGATTGAATGCCCCTCTTTCGTGAGTGTGTATGTACTTTTGTTCTTTCCCTGGCCGACGTTTCTCACGAAGAATCGGTGCCATTTGTCGCCGGAGAAAAACCGCTGGAAGGTTTTGGGGCTAAGTCCAAGGTCCTTTGACATCTGCCTGTAGCCGAATTCAAGACCGGCCCGCTCCTTCAGGTAGATCAGTATAATTTTTTCAGTTGATGTAAAATTTTTACTTTGAAGAAAATCAACGGAAACCATGGCATAGCGCGTCGCCGGATTCATGTCAGGCTCGTATTCATTGGCCTTTTTGAAGCCGCCTTTTTTGTAAGTCAGGAGCTTTGCCTTTACAAGCTCATCGACGTATGATCCAATGCAGTTCCTGGAGCAGTTGAGACGCTCCGCGAGTGTGTCAATCTTGGCAAACGCCTTCCCAAAGCCTTTATATTTCTTAAGGATCAGGAAGAGTAGCTTGGATTCTGGCGAAAGATCGGGGTTCAACAGGATGTGGTATGGAAGTTTTTCAAACTGCTTTTTTGCCGACATTGCCTGAGTATGTCCCAAAAAAGTACACAGGTCAATTGATTTCCGCTTGACAATCCCATTTTGAGACGCTAGTATGGGCAACAGAGGCTATCCCATGAAAATTAGACATCTTCTCTGGCAGGCGTACTTTTTGCTATCAGCCAATCCAGTAATCGCCGAAGTTGCAATACTCCTCGGCCTTCTTTTTTTGATGAGAGTCACGTCTCGATGAAGCGAAGTGAAATGCTGAAAAAAATCAAAGACGTTTTGCTTCAGATGGATGATGTCGTTTTATTGAGTGACCATTGGCCTAATGAAATTCTGAAAGCAATTCAAGAGGCAGGCATGATTCCTCCACGAGCGGAATATTCTGTCGCCGGACAAAAATTTTCCGACCACTTTTGGGAACCTGAAAATGAAACTGATTCTTCAAACGCCAGTAAAACTTAGAATCCAAAACGCTTCTGAAGCTGAAGTCATGACTCTTCAGAATGTTCTGAAGTACCGAGACGCTACGGTAGATGAGAAAATCCGTCGCCTGAAGAAAAATCCATTTTACATCAAGCAGTACGGCAAAGAACGCTTCCACGAGATGCTTGCCGATCTGGAGGAAGAACTGTACAAGTCTCTTCTCTACGAAGATGAAGAGGGCTATTACACGCTGCCCGGAGTTTTGTCTCGATTGCAACGAGAGTTTCAGGTCGAATTTGAAAATCAAGTTTACTACCCGGACTTTCAGTTGATTCCGTGGGATCGTATTCCAGACTTTGATCCCTATGACTATCAAGACAAAGCGGTAGAGGGAATGCTGAACAGTCCGCATTCGCACGTCGAAATTGCGACTGGACTTGGGAAAAGTCACATCGCTGTTTTGCTGGTGAAGGCAACGGGACTGCCGACGATCATCTCTACTCCTACGATTGGCTTGGCAAAGTCAATGTACAACGACTTGTGTCGGTATTTCGGCAAGCGCAAAGTCGGCATGTTTGGCGGAAGCAAAAAAGAAATTGGCAAGGACATACTCGTTTGTGTCGGCAAGAGCTTGGCTCTCGTGAAAGATGAAGAAAAGCTCGACAAATTCAAGAAGTACCAAGTTTTCATCAGCGATGAATCACACACGCTTCCCGCAAATCAATTTAACTATTTTTGCCACAGTGTTCTCGGGCACTGCCCGTACCGCTGGTTTCTCTCTGCGACTCAGGAACGAAATGATGGCAAGGATCTTTTGCTTGAGGGAATTATTGGCAAGAACGTTTATTCGATGACGATTCAAGAAGGTCAAGAAAAGGGCTATCTGGCAAAGCTCAATACCCTCGTGTTCGACGTTCCTTCATATTCGGCGTACACCAACAGTAACAACACCGTGAAGATGAATCAAAGCCACTTTTATCGCAACAACTTCATCCTTGACATCATTGCTCAGATGGTTCCCGACGCTCTAGCTCAAGGTCTTCCGACGCTGATTCTGATTGATGAGCACGAACAAGAACTGGCGCTCCGCAATCGAATCGGTCCCGTCTATGCCTACGCACGCGGCGGCGCCGACACGGACCAGATTTGTCAAGACTTCAACGCTGGCAAGATTATGTGCGTCGTTGGAACTTCGGCTGTATCAACTGGCACGAACTTCAAGCCCGTTCGTCTCACCATAAATTGGCAGGGCGGCAAGGCAGAAACGAAATTCAAGCAAGGCGTCATAGGCAGGAGCACTCGCATCGACAAAGAAACCGGAAAGACTGAGTGTAAGCTGGTTGATTTCCGTGTCAACAACGTCCCTATGCTCAAGAGGCATGGTAATGCCAGGATCAAGCTGCTCAAAGAAGTTGGGCCGGTCCAAATTTTGGAATACAGAACATGAACGAATTCGCGGATCTCGTAAAAGTCTACCTGGAGGACATCAACGGTGCCCTCAAGAATCTTTCGGATGAGGACATCCTGGAAGTTTTCGGAAGACTCTATGAGCGCGAACAGCTTTTTGCGAAAAAGTTACAATCTACGGCGGCGGGCCGCAAGGTATATCTGGAATTCATTCAGAAAATTTCCCGGTCGCAGGGCGGCATCAAAGTTGCCAAGTCATATTTCCGCGCTCGGCAGGATTCGTACCTCGACACGGTGAACAAGGCTATACGAGACGTTCAGCCAAAGCTCATGTATCCGGTCCCGATAAATTACCGATTCTGCCTTTTTGCCATCCAGTGTCTTGAGGGCAAGGAAGAGAAGAAAGACAAGAAGCCGACGTTCCGCGAGACTTTGAGTAAACTTTTCTCAGAGATCAAGGAATTGCGCGAAGAAATCATCAACAAGCATTTGTACCTTTCGCTTCATAAAGCTGGAATTTTCAAGAAGTCTTGGGCCGCTGGAGCGTCTGAGTTTGAGGACTTGATCCAACTTGCCAATGAAGCACTTGTTGTGGCTGTGGACAAATATGTGATGGACGAAGAAGCCTCCAGCTTCCACGCTATGGCTATTGGAAGAATCATCAGCAATCTCATAAGCAACGGATCGACCATTTCATCTGCTACGGTTGGTGAACACGCCAAGAAAAAACTCTATCAGATTCGGAAAATGTTACAAAAAAATCCGAATATGCAAAACAGAGATGTGGCTCAGGCTTTGGACATCGCTGAAGAAGAAGTGAATGATTTACTCGCCGCCACTTCCTACTCATCGCTTGATGATACCATTTCGGAAGACTCCGACACCCGACTGGTAGATACGTTCGTAGCCCCGACTGATGGCATGGACGGATACCAGGCCGTTGAGGACGATGACACTTTGGATGTACTTCAGAAAAGTTTTGGTGTATTATCCTTGATTGAAAGAAAAGTTTTACGATTGAAAGGGATCAAAATTGATGGAAACGATGAATAAGCAGGTCGCCGTTGCGCCGTTCAAAAAAGACACCGAAGAACGTCAGCGCGTGAAAGGTCTTGACTTGACTGACGTGACGGTCACGAAATTGATCGAGACAGAAGTTTTGTTCGACTCCGAACGCTTTAAGAAGGGCGATATTTTGTATTTCCGTGCGGATGTGATGCGTTTGCCGCAGGCAACTCAAAAGTTGCAACTTGGTGACGTGACCTTCATTTTGATGCACGAAGAACTTCCGGTGTTCCACAAGCGCCCGAGAAAAAACAAAACAGCCGATGGCCGACCTGAAGCACTTCCGTTGAGTTCAAATGGACAATAATTTAGATTTTGCAAACAATGGCTATACTCTCTTTGTCGGCGACTTGCACGCAATGCCGTCTAACATGGAAGACACGGGCCTGATACTCGATTTAGTTGCGAAGACGGCAGAAGAAAATCCTTCTGTCCATCGCATCATTTTCCTTGGTGATATTTTCCATACTCACTCTGTTGTGCGCCAAGAGACAGCATATTTTGTGCGTGACAAAATGCTTGAGATTTTCCAGCGAACTGCGCGACAGCCATTTTTGATGGCAGGCAATCATGACGGCTCTTCTCCACACTCTGTCGAGAAGAATGCTGTTCGCCTTGTATTCGATGGCATCCCTTCCGTTCATGTCGTTGATGATACTGAAAAGGGAATGGTGGACGGTCCTTATTTCATGGTTCCGTTCATTGGTGATAATGAGAAGTTTGTCCAAACTTGCCAACAAAACGCAGACAAAATTTTAGTCTGTCATCAAACTGTTGAGGGAGCTTACTATGAAAATAAAAGCCTTGCTCCAGGAGGCGTCGATCAACGTCGTTTGCCCCAGCGTAGAATTATTTCTGGTCACATCCATATGGAGCAGCGTGTTGGTAATGTTTACTATCCAGGAACTCCGAGAGCACTCCTTCCAACAGAATATAACGAGAACAAAGGGATTTTTGTCTACGATAACCAAAACGATCAGTGGATGAAGTATTCGACCAACGGCCTTGTGAAGTCGTTCATACGTTATGACATCGAAGAAGGCAAAGAGCATTTGCCGGTTGATGAAAGTAAATGGAATCCGAAAGATGATGTGCGGATTTGTGTTCACGGATCAGAAGAGTTTTACCGAGAAACCTTGGCCCTGTATGGTCATCTCACCGAACGTGTGAAGTTCATACCGGACATACGGAAAGACATCAGAAAGAAAATCGACATCGAAGCAGAAGGCGGCAGCGTCAACAAATCATTGCATCAGTACGTCCACAAGGTTTACGATGCAGACGATCAAACGAAAGCTAAGATATGGACCAAACTTCAGACTCTAATACCAAATCTTGGAAACGCCAACTCCTGATAGCAAAGTTGCTTCTCAGGAATTATGGCATCCTACATGAGTTTCACATTCGACAGCTTGAGTGCTATTTGGTCGCGTGCTGCAAGACAGCACTTGACGGAACGGTTGAGATTGATGCGGACAACAAGAGCGTCTCGTATCAGATTTACACCAGCGGTTATTGGAAGCGCAATAAAGAGAAAAAGTTGTCGCCTCGCAATAAGTGGTCGATCAAGCTGAACATGCTGACTTCCAAGAAGAAGTATCTCGATGAAGTCGCGTTGGCAACGATCAATTTGAATACCTGGACTCGTGAGCTTCTTTGGGGCGACGATACAAAAATAAAGGTGATGATAGATGGAAGACACGTCGAACAAAAATCCAACTAGGGATGTAACGGAAATTGGTGACAATAAGCCGGTTCCCGCAGCAAAACCCGATGACATCACATCGCTTCTGACTCCAAAAGAGCAGGAGTCGCTGAAAAAAGTCGAAACGACCGGCGTCATTCCTCTTTCCCCTAGTGTGGCCGCGCAAATGTACCAACTTTTCCTTGAAGGCTATTCATGTGAGCACATTGCCAAGGTCAATTCTCACCTGAAAGTTCGAGAGGGCGATGTTCTCTATTTGCGAAAAAAGTACAAGTGGGATCAGGCCCGCGACGAATACGTCTACAATCTTCAGGTTCAGATGGGCGCCCGATTGGCCAAGATGAAGCTGGAAATGCTTGAATTCACCATGAACCAAATGTCCGTGGCCCACAAAGATTTCAACGAAAAGGCGAAGCGATACATTCAGACTGGCAAAGAAGAAGACAAGCCCGATCACTGGCTCAACACTCCAACGGCGTACAAGGCTATGGTTGAAACCATTCAAAAGATCACCGGAGAAGATCGAGTGTCCAACCACAACATCCGCTCTGAGTCCAAAGTTGTGGTTGAGTCAAATCAGCCGGTTACGATTATAAATCCTGAACTTCAGTCCAAAATGCTGAAGAAGCTGGCATTATCCGAAGCGAAGACAGACAAGAAAGACGATGAGTGACATAAACGAACTGACGCCTCAAGAGCGTCACGAATTTAGCAAAGCTCTGGTCCGCCAGAGATTCAATCGCAAGGAAGACTTGAAGTATTGGCTCATGCACTATCTTCAAGTCGATCTGGCAGATTGCATTGTTTCGCGCTACGCGACGAGCACTCCTTTGGATATGGTCTGGGACATTTACCAATTCTGCGCAAATGAGGAAACCGATGAGCCGCTCTCAACATTCTATATTGCCGGTCGAGGCTCACAAAAAACACTTTCGTCTGCTGTTCTGGCCGTCCTCCTTCCTTTACATTTTGGGCGAGGTATTGTTCACCTTGGAGGAACGGAAGATCAAGCTAATCGTGCCTATTCGTATTTCAAAAAGTTTGTAGGAAAGCCATACATTTCTGATTACCTCAAAGATGTTCCGAAGATTTCCAAGACCACGTTCATTGTGGCCGGGAATGAAGTAGATGTGGAAATCTTGCCAATTACCGAAGCCTCAGTCCAAGGGCCTCACCAACCTGTCGTTTCAATTGACGAGTTGGCGTCTCTGGCTCCGAACAAGTTGGCCGCATATCCGTCTATTGCGGGTATCCCGATTTACACGCCAGACACTGGCCGTCCGTGGGTGAAATTCGGCATTTCCTCTAGAAAAGGGCGCTACACCATCATCGAGACTGAGTATGAAGAGCGTCACAAAACAGGCGCCGTCTTCAAGTTCTGGACAGCACTCGAAAACACCAAACGATGCCCCGATTCGATTTCTGGAACTGAGCCGTTGACGATGTACGTCAATCCTTTTGAGAACAAAGCCATTCTTGAAGCTGAATATGAGAAGCTCGATGATCTTGAAAAAGGAAAGTTTGAGCGCGTAGAGGCCAAAAAAGGATGCTACACTTGCCCTCTCAAGGCTCTCTGTTCGGGCGATCTGAAAAAACAAACATCACTGTGCAAAACGCTCAAGCCGGTCAAAGCAACGATCAGCGACTTCAAAAGTTCACCCTTCGATTGGTTTCTTTCTCAGCGCATGAGCCTCCAACCGTCCGCAGAGGATCTCGTTTATCCAAAATTCAAGCGCAATGAGTTTGAGAAGACTCCGCGTGAAATGTACACAGTTTTCTCCGGCAAAGATCCTGGCTTCGACATTACAGAAGATGATTTGATCCGCGAAATGATAAAGGCTGGCGTGAAACGCTACGCTGGAGTTGACCATGGATACACTCACCCGTTTGCGATTGTGGTGATCTTTGAGGACTCTTCCAACAACGTTTACATCATGTGCTCGTATGAGGAATCTGGGCTGGAACCGCCAGAGTGTGTGCAGATTGTTCAGGAAATGAAGGAAAAGTACCGCTTCACGCATCTCTATCCAGATACTGCATCGCCCGCCGTGAACAAGATGATTTCAAAAGTTGTCAATGTTGGCGATGACTTCAACAAAAATCCAACCGAAGGCATTGCGCTCATACGCGATAAAATGTGCCCAAGTGCGGGCGGAACGAAACTCTACGGTCTGAAAGGCCGCGTGGATTCGTTGGTCAACAACTTTGAAAAATACCATTTCGCATACGACACTTCCGGCAAGCTGACCGACAAGCCGGTCAAGGAATTCGACGATTCCCACGACGCTCTTTCTTACCCGGCCCAGAACCGATGGCACCGCTCGAAACCGATTGTGACTGCCAATACCGGCGTCGATCCGCTGAATGATCCCCAGAAACAGAAAGAGCCGATTGATGAGTATAAGAAAAAAGTACAAGCCCAATATGACAACTGGCTGACGCAACAAATCAACCAGGAACAGAAGGTGCAGGGCGCGTCGGGCGGCGTGAAATCATCCAAATCGAAGACGTTTTTTTGGGAAATTGACTAATGATAACAATAAGATATGCTGAAATCTTAATTTTGAGGCATCAGACTTTTAGGAGAATCCCGTGGGTACTTTGAACCTTCAAATCAACGCAATTGCATATAAGGACAACAAACCGTCCAATAACCCGTTGATGCGGGCTTTCGACTACACAATCAAGCTCCTTGGAAATGCCGTAAATCTTCCAAAGTCCAATGATTACACGATTGCTCCCGGCGAAGTGCGTAATATTTTCAATGGCACGCGCACGACGGCAATCGACGGTACGACCGCTTTTGACGTAAGCCAGCCAGATCCTTCCGTAAACGTTTACCGATTCACGAATTCTGGCGGAACGGCCCCGGTTCTCAGGACCGACCGTGTTCCCGCAGTTGACAACACTTCTCAGTTCTCTGTCACGGTCAATGGCCCGCTCATGACGATCACCAACACTGGCGGAACTGCACTTGACACGACCAACGTTGTTGTCGGCGATCAGCTTCTTCTTGGACTCGGCTCCGGATTCAATCCGGCAAACTGTGGGCAGTTCACAATCATCGCCAAGTCCTCAAATTCTTTGACAGTTCAGAATCTCAATGCCGCCGCAGAAACCGTAACCGTTGCCGATTTCACGCAGTTTTTCGTGTACAGCAATGGCGGCGGAAACTCCAATCAAATTCAGATTGGCGATAAAGCGATCATCGCCGCTGGATTCAGCCAGGTCACTTGGGGCACTTATGACGTGACTCAGGTAACTCCGACATATTTTGAAATTGCAGTCGCCGCTCCCAATGGACTTCCGCTTGAGACGGGAATCATGCCCGGAACTTCCGGTTTGATTTTTTACAGCGCGGCCAAAAGATTTGTGATGGTTCAGGCCCAGCAAAAGTGCAGCATTCGATGCAATTCGGACGTAAGCGACAACAACGTCGTTGAGCCGGTCGAAGCCGACAATCCGGAGCGTCCAGGCGTATTCTTGAAGCAAGGAACCGTTTACTCTCTGTCAATCAACAATTTAAGTCTGGAACCTCTTCAGGTCACAGTTTCGAGCGCAGAGTAATCTATGAGCGAAAACGAACAAAAAGCTGCCCTCACACCCAAGAATGTCAAAGTGAACGACAAGCGTTTCTTTGGCATTGAGCTTGGCGGCGACGAAGGCAGCGAGAACAAAGAACTTTTTGAGATTCTCACGAAGTTCAAGAAGGATCAAAACTCTAAAGCCGTCAAGTTGGCTTTTGAAGTCGATCCAATCAAAACCGATCAGGTTTATTCATCCGTCTATCGCCGAAGAACCAATCAGGTTCCTCCCGTAATCCTCAAGCGGATTCGTGATACCGAAGAATTGATCGGCGGCGTCATCATTCCGATCCGTGCAAAGCAAGGATCTTTGTTTGCGCGTCCTCGCGCCAATCGTTTCGACGTTGGATTCACAGTCAACCTTCTGCCTCAGATCATCGAAAAGTACAGTGAGGCAGAGCAAGAGAAAATCAAGCAGGAAATCATTCCTCAGTTGCGCAACATTCTTTTGAATTGCGGCACCAATGAGGGAGTAACTGACAAAGAAAAACGCAATTTCAGTCAGACTTTCGTTGAAATCATTGAAGACTTGCTGACCTTCGGCGCGTTCTCGGTCGAGGTTCGTAAAAATCAACTCGGCAAGTTCCATAGTTTCCGCGCAATTGATGCAGGGACCATTTACTTCACGACTCCACAGCGCGGCCAAGGCCAAGAAGCCGAGAATATCCGCATCGCCGCTCAAAAAGTTCTTGAACAACTCCAAGGTCTTGAAGTTGACATCACCAGATTCAAAGACGATGAGTACACATACGTTCAGGTAATCGAAGAAATTCCTCGCCAAATTTTCACTGACGATGAACTTCTTTATTGGACGAATACTCCTTCGACCGACATTCTGCGTTCAGGCTATCCCGTTTCGCCAATCGAACGGATGTTGAGTTCGATCACCACGCATTTGAACTTGACCACTCACAACAAGATGTATTTCATCAACGGTCGCGCAACGCGCAATATGTTGGTGTTCAAGTCTGAAAATCTTGAAGAAGATGACATCACGGCTATTAAGTCGCAGATGATGGCCCACATCAATTCGGCAAACGCCGCGTTCCGTATGCCGGTTTTCGGCATGGGCAAAGACGATGCGGTTGATGTCGTTCAGCTTGATCCAACTCAGCGCGACATGGAATTCCAATACCTGGCAGATTTGAACAAGCGGATGATCTTCGCCGCCTACCAAATGTCGCCGGACGAAGTTGCTGCTCTTTCGTACCTTTCTCGCGGCACGAATAGCCAGTCCATGTCTGAAAGTAACAATGAATGGAAGTTGATGGCCGCCCGAGACATCGGTTTGCGCCCACTTCTTTTGAGCATTGAAGATTTCCTTAATACTCGCCTACTTCCCAAGATCAATCCGGAATGGGCAAAACTCGTTCAGATCAACCTTGAAGGTTTGGACGCCGACAGTCCTGAAAAAGAAGCTACCCGCCTGCAACAAGACTCAGCGTTGTTCCTGACAATGAACGACATCATGGAGCGCGTCGAAAAGAAAGACGTTCCTCTCGGCGGCGACTTCCCATTGAATGCTGCATATTTGCAAGTCATTGAGAAATATTTCACCAAAGGTCAGATCCTGAAGGCTTTTGGCGGAAAAGAATTCGCCAATGCGGACAAAGATCCGGATTTGGCATACTACATGGGCGATCAGGCTTGGTTCAGCTTCAAGCAAATGCAAATGGGCGTCCAGCAAGGTCAAGGCGGCGGCGGTCAGCAGCAAAATGCACAATCGCAGGCGGCTCAGGAATTGAGCGGCGGTCAGGATCTCGACAGCGCAATGGCCCAACTCGGCGAAGCTCTCGGCAAGTCGGAAAAAGCTCTTCCGATGGCCCGTAAAGAATTGTTGAAGCGCCATAAAATTTCTCGCAAGAAAATCATGGATGCCTTCTCCAAAGAGTCCAAGGATCTCATGAATTCAATCATGGCATCTTTGGAAGGCAAGAAAGATGAGCATGAACACTAATGCTTACTCCAGCCATTCACAAAATCATTGAAGAGTACGTCACCAAAGCATTCGGCGCTTTGCGAATCAATCTTTTAGGTCCGCAATCTGTCCCGAAATCCATCGTCTTTTCTTACAGGACATTTGATCCTCAGACTACTTTGGCTTCCAATTATTTGGCGGCCAACTCCCTGAATTCTCCGACTTCTGAAAGCGTCGATCAGGCGACCATTCAAAAGGTGCAAAAAGTCGCCGAATATTACATCGACTCACTCGAAAAAAAGTCGATTGCCGATGTGACTCGAATCATTGGCGAAAAATATGACAACTTGCTTCTTCAGGCAAAGCGCGAAGGCAAAAGCGTTGAAGATTTAGTTCGATCCCAAACGGGAACGACTATCATGGATCAAATCGAATCCGAATTGTTCAAGCAAAAAGAGCGCATGGATAAGGCAGTTGACACTTTAGTTAACCATGAACTTCACAATGCTCAGAATGTCGGCGCCTTAGATGGCATCATCGGAGTCTCGAAAGCTGTTGGGATTGATGATCCTGTGGTTTTCAAGCTGGGAGTTTTGGACGATCACCGCTGTCCCTATTGCTGGCGCCTATGGACCATGCCCGACAAAGTGACTCCGCGCCTGTATAAATTGAGCGAACTTTCAGGATCGCCCGGCCATTGGAAAAATCCCGAACCGTCCGTTTCTCCAACGCATGTCAATTGTCGCGACATTCTAACAGTTTTGATGCCTGGCTTCGGATTTTCAGATCAAGGCCGAATCATCTATGTCGGCCCCGGCCACGACGAGTACGCTAAGCAACGCGCTTAGTGAACCACTCCTTCGTATTTACTGAATACGAATCTTCCCTGAATCCCAAATTCTGCAATATTGTGATCGTTTTTCAGCATACACACAACGGCTTCCTCGACTTCATCCGGATCGACTCCGCGCTGGGCAAGAAATTCCGCACAGCGGTCTAATGTTTGGTTCTGAAAAAATTCCACGAAATCCGGCGCTGAAGAAATACTTCCGTCCGGCCCCTTGAAATAACGTGTTTTTTTCGAGCGCGCTGACCACATTCCATTTTTCAAGAGCATCAGTTGACAACTCATACGTCTTCCCACTTCCTGAGTGTGACTTGATAGTAGCCGCGATTGTTGCGATGGCTGTTGTAAGATTCGCGGTCGGCTTTGAATCCAGGATTCTCCTGTTCGGCCAGATCGAAGATGTGTTTCATGTCGCGGGCGCGTGAGGCATCGTCGTAATTTTCAAAGATCGGCTTGAGCTTTTCCAGATTCACGTCGTACCACTTTGTCACCATTTTCTTCCCGATGTTTGGATTGGCGTAATGCTCGCCATCAATTTTGGCGTATCGGTGCGACATGAAATCCGAGAATTGTTCGTCGTTCATTTTCGCAGAAACGATGATGAGTCCAGCAACGCTGTCCTCGATGGTCATACTCCACATTCCCGAAGAGTCGCGGGACATGATTATGTTGAGCTTCAATTTTTGAGCTTTAGTTGCGATTCTCATATTTCTCCCTTGGCCATCGCTTTGCCCAAATCGAAATAATAGTCGCGGGCGTTGCGGCAGTCCTTTTTTTGGCATTCATGGATTACGAACGTGATCGGCTTATCATCCTTCCAGTGCGTTGTGTTGAGTTCGGAACGTTCCGGCACGGCGCCGCAAAATTCGCAGTTGATCGGATGGGTTCCGGCTTCGTCTCGAAATTGGTCCACGAACTGCTCAGCTTCCACTTGATTGGCGACTTCGTAGACGAGTTTTTTGTCTTCGTCAGGGATGACCTTGGTGTAGCTGGCGCCAACGAGAATCTCGAAACCTTTATAGAGCACTCGTTTGATTCCCATAATTACCTCCAAACCCAGTATCTCGCACTATTGTAGAATTTGCAAAAAAATTCTTTAAGCCGCCTCATTCTGCTTCAGCTTCATAAACTCCTGAATTGTTTCTGCAATCGTCGTTTCACAAACCGGGCCGCTTCCGCCGCCGTTGTTCCAGTATGAGATGAATTGATCGCGGTCATAAACGGATCGTCCATACGAATAGATGTCGCCGCCGCTCAGGTGCTCGCTGTCATAATCCCATTCTCCAATCCGTACCCATGCGTGACCGCACGAAGAGATGAGTTCGCCGCCATAAACTCCATGAATCACAAGGGCGAATTGGTAGCACCATCCCCAGTTGATATTTTCTGCGACCAATCCTTCTCCACCAAACCAAGAACGATGATTGCGGTTCCAGACTCGAACGAAAATGTCCACTAGGCGATAATCAACGGTCACCTTTCCCCTCCTTGTAACAATTTCAAGTTATCACAGTGCTGTCGGGGTTTGCAAAAGATTTTTTCGGCCTTCTAATTATGAGAATAATAAGGAAAATCCATAAGTTGTCGCCGAAGTGTTATAGAAAGTAGTCTGATCGGTATAAAAATGATAACGATTTGAAAGTTTTTCAATGAATTCGCAGGCTTAACCTAAAAATCCTAATATTGAATATATGAAACTGAGCAAAAATCTCATACTTGAAGGAATCTTTTCTGTTGAAACCCCAGATACGTCGGGCGAAGTCCTGTCGGTCGAGGGTGCGGACATTTCTGATCTTCAGTCGGGAAAAGCGACGCTCAACACTGAGCACATCAATCCCGAAGATGCTGAAGATGAAGAGATGCACAAGCGCGACGGTCAAACCAAAGACGATTTCAAGGGCTTCAATGCCGTAGTTGGCCGCGTTGTGAACGCGAAAAAAATCTTTTCGCCCGACGATTGCAAGTCTGACCGTGAGCTAACTGCTTGGAATGAATTCAGAAAACCAATGATTTACGGTTCTGTCGAAATCTGGGATGGTCCCGAAGCCCACGACAATGCCCGCGCCGCCGCCTCGATTGCGCGCATGTTCAGTAAATCTCAGGAAGGCCCGCAACTCGGACTTTCTGTGGAAGGCGCTACCCTTGAGAGACAGGGAAACTTCCTCAAAAAAACAGTAATCAGAAAAATGGCTTTGACAATGAAGCCAGCGAATAAAGCAGCAACTGTGGATATTGTAGCGGATACTTCCGCACCGCAAGTCTCCAAGTCGATGTCCAAAGCGACTTATGCCGGTGGGCTGGAACCACTACGAAAATCCGTGTCTATGCAACACATAAATACGGTAATGCCGAATGTTATCAATGATTTCGGCTTACGCGATGCGCTGTCAAATTTGCGGAAAGCTCTGGAAGCAGGCTCACCGTCTGCTGCTCCTGGCGCGTTGTCGGGAGGAAGTGCCCTCCAGAAAGAGTCCTTCAGCAAACCAATGGCGCGTTCCGGCAAAATGCCGCAACTCGACAAGCTGATAAAGCTGATGGGGAAAAAATCTCCCAGTAAGGATCTCATAAAAACACTCGTTCCTGGTGTAACCGACGAAGATGCCGGAAAAATTGAATCGGCAATCAGAAAGCGGATGCACGAAGGCAACGTAGACCTAACCAAGCGTCTTTACGACGAGATGACGGGTAAGGCAAAACACTAAATTTGAAACGAAAATATTACCTATTTTCGCACGGTTAGGAAAAAAGCCTAATAATCTGTATTGTCCGCTGAAAATAGCTGTTTTCAATAAAAGGAGCTAAAATGTCGATCATTGCTAAATCACAAAACCTGATGCGAGTCCTTCAGGACCATCTGACTCTCAGACTTGGTTCTTCGTATTTTTTCACGACTTCGCAAGATAGTCAAGGCGCTCAGCTTTTGATTTCTCAGCATTCTCCCGCAGTCGCTGGTGAACAAAACATTGCGATCCGCGCCATCGGCCAAGATCAACAATTCAGCGATGTCATCGGAAATCCGCAACGCACCTACAGCCCGATGAAATTCCAAGTCATCGAAGAAGCCTCCACCATCTCTGGCGTTTCTCTCTTGACTCTTTTGAACCGTGTAAAAATTGACATGGAACTTGCTCGCCCTGGCGTGAAGCAAGAGCGTTATCTTAACGCAAACGGAACCGTTCCCGCTCTCTCGCAATTTCAAACTGACGGATCTGTTTCTGGCTCTACTCTGAACCAAAGCATTGCCCCGGATCTCTACTGGCCTCTGTCTGGTCAATAATAAAGACCATAAAGGAAACCGCCATGAGTCAGGTTCAAGAACAAAATGTCGATCTGAACGCAATTTTGAAAGAAGTTGCCGGTGAGGTTGACGAGCTTATTAAGTCTGAGCAAGCTCGACTTGATAGCCTCAAGAAGAATGAGGAGTCTTCGATGAAAAAAGAAGAGTCTTCAATGAAAAAAGAAGAAAGTTCCATGAAAAAGGAAGAATCCTCGATGAAAAAAGAAGAGTCTTCCATGAAGAAAGAAGAATCATCCATGAAAAAGGATGAAGGTTCGGGTTTTGAAAGCCCGACTCCGGAAGCCTCGGCTTCGTCTTCTCCGGCTCCTGCCGATCCTTCGGCACAAGCCAGCCCTGAAGCTGACGCAGGCGATTCGCTTGAGTCGATGGTTCATGGTCTTGATGATGAAATGCTCCATGAGTTGATGCAGTGTGTTCAAATGGAAATGGAAGCCCGCAGCAAGTCTGCCGCTCCTGCTCCGATGGAATCTGCGCCAGCCGCTTCTCCTTCGCCATCTCCCGCTGCTTCTTCCGCTATGAAATCGGAAGAGTCTTCGGCCATGTATAAAAAAGAGATGGACGCTATGAAAGAAAAACTTTCAAAGTCCGAAGAGAATGCCAAGAATCTTGAAAAGGCCGTTGGCACTTTGACAGATTTGATGGAAAAAATGGTCAACCGTCCCGTTACTAAGGCGGTTACCGATATTCGCAGCGTCGATTATGTCGATAAAGGCGAAAAAGACCTGAAAAAGACTGAGCAAGAAAATATTTCCGACGAAGAGTTCCATAAACGGGCTAAAAAGATCGCCGGAGATAGAAGCGCGCTCGGTGCGCTTACTAAGAATGAGCGCGACGCTCTTAGTAACTACTTCGTGACCAAAAAACGGTCATCTGAAGTTTTGAAACTGATTTCCAAATAAAAGGAGAAAACCGTGTTAGACATCGCCAAACTTGAAATGTTGAAAAAGGCTTTAGAAGCCGGTGGGATGAACGCTGCCCCAGGCACGCTCTCTCAAGGTTCCTCGCTCCAACGCGAAGACCTCAGTGATGTAATGAACATCGCAACTTATGATGACAGCAAAATCAAGTTGCAAAAAATCTTCAAGGTTACTCCTGCCAAGGGCACTCTTGTCCAGTTCAATAGACAACTGGATTATGGTATCTTCGGTGGATCGGCAGTGCTGGAAGGCGCCGTTGGTCAAGAAGAAACCGATACGTTGAACCGTGCCGTTGTTCCGATGGCATATTATGTTCACGTTCGTCGGGTGACTTTGCAAGCTCAGTTGGTTGAAACCTTCGACGGTGTTAAAGCCGAAGATCGCGTTGAAGCCTCTGCCGCTCTCAAACTCGCTGGTGACATCGAGTTCCACCTTTTCCGTGGTAAGTCCGCTTACTCGAACGGTGGATTGTATGACGGTAACCCGTTGGCGATGAGCCAGTCGGAACCCGGTATGCACGGTCTTGATCCCCAAATTCGTCAGTCGGATTTCGACAACAGCACCAAAGACTTGATGTTCCAAGAATATGGCGCTGACGGTTCCGTTGTGATTCCTCAGAACGGCGTTCTCCAACAGAGCACGATTGAGGACATTTACAGCCGCGCTCAAATGAGCCACGGTAATCCCGAGAAGTTGTACATTGATCCGCTTACTCATGGCGCGTACAACAAAATCAGCCACTCCAAAGAACGTATCGTTCTTGCCGGTTCGCCTCAAAAAGCCACTGGCGCTTCGTTGAATGAACAGTGGGTAGCTGGCGGCGCGATCTCGATTGAATCTAGCCGTTTCTTGTCTGGTAAAACCTCGCCCGCACGTCCGCGTGTTGGTGTTCCCGCCGCTCCTGGCATCTCGCTCGGTCAATCGGCTGGATCGACTTCGTTCCTTTCCGGTGAAGTTTATTACTACAGCGTAACTGCTTGTGGTGATGTGGGTGAAAGCCCGGCTTCGGCTGTGTCGAACATTACGATGTCGGCAAACGGTAACCAGATTGCCGTTACAATCACTCCCGCTGGCGGTATTGCCGCTCGCTACTTCAACGTCTATCGCTCGAATGCGAACGATGCTTCCGGCGTGCGCCAATATGTTGGTCGCGTTGTGAACAGCGGTGCCGCTACTACGGTCTTCACTGACCTGAACAACCGGCTCCCTGGCTTCGTCACGGGTTTCGCCCTTGACATGCGCGGTCTTGAAATGGCTGAACTGAGTTCGTTCAAATCACAACAACTCGCTCAAACCGATCTCACGACTCCCAAAGCGTTCTATCGCTTCTGCTCGTTGATGGTGAAATTGCCCCGCTTCAATATCCTCGTCGATAACTTGACGAAGTAATCTAGGAGGCTCTCGTGGTTTCTTCAGATACAGCAAAACGGCTTGTCGAGTCTCTTACCAGCCCCGCTGCCGGTAATGAGATTTTGAACATCCTCAACAAGAGCGCACAGGGCCAATCCCAAGCAAGTTGGTCGATTCCTGCCGCAATTGTTGCTGCTCACACAAGTACGACTACGGATTTCGCCGCTCTTGCAGTTGGCGATCTCTTGATCCACATTCCGGCTGTCGCTGGCAATGCGGTTTTCGAGACTGTAGCGACTGCTGGCACCAAGCCTTCAGCCGCTGTCGTTGGCGATCTCTATATCGCTCTTCGCGCAATTCCCGCAGTTCCGGCTTCTAACGTCGTACTGTAAGTAATTCCTACAATTTAGAACTTTGACGCTCAGGTTTTTGCCTGAGCGTTTTTCTTTTCGTCGATCTGGGCTTTCATCTTCCGGACGATGCAGGCCGTGTTGTTCCAGAAACGTGCGCTTTGCGTCAGCCGTTTGTTCTGGAGTCTTCCATTGACCTTGATGCGTTCCCGCGTTTGAAGGCTTCCGTCCTTCGCTTTGTAGGTTTCTTCGACAACCTCAACCTCTTCACCAATGGCTGGCACTTCTTCGGCAGTCATCAGAGCCTTGGAAAGTGACTCGCATTGCTCTGCAATCTTGAGCGCATTGTCCGGGCCTTGCTTTTTCATAAGGTCGCGGGCATATTCAGACGGATTCATCTGGGAACCTCCTAATGTTTAGTGATGGATACGAAACGACGTGAATGTCGTTAAAACCTTGATAATACTCGTTCAAAGCCGATGCGTTGATGAACAGCTTGTTGTTGAACCAATGCACTCCGGAACCTTCGTGGATGTGCCCATAAATGTGCATTTTCAAGTCCGGAAGGCTCTTGATGAGTTCTAGCAGCGCACTGTCGCCGACGTGTCCGCCACGGCAAAGATCACCAATCCCGAACGGCGGACCATGCGTGACCAAGACGTTCGTGTCTTTGGGGATGTTCTTGGCCCAAAACAAAGCACTGTCCATTGGACTCAGATTGAAAGCCCAATCGTGAAAGCGAAGTGAATACGGTGATCCATAAATTTTCACTCCTTCAATCTCAACGGACTGATCCATCAAAAGGATGATACCGGCATCATCGCAAAGCTGTTTGGCAAGTGCGAAATTCCGCTCAAGCTCCATTCCCCGCTTCGTTTTTGGCAATCCTTCTCGCCAATCCTCGAAGAGAAAATCATGATTTCCGGGCACCAAAATGATGCCCTTTTTGTAACGCTTCTTCAGGCTCTTCAGCCAATCAATTGATTTCCGAACTTCAAACTCGCGGCCCATCATCGTAAGGTCGCCAGCGTGAATGAGAACGTCAGCCCCTTTAGGCATCTTCGGCGTTTCGTTGTGCGTGTCAGAAATTGCTGCGATCTTTAGTTCCACGTTTAATCCTTTGTGCCATGAAATATGCCATGGCTGTCGTTTCCGGCTCAACGAATCTTTCGTTCTTGCGCCAGTACCTGTTGTAATAATCAACACCGAAGAAAATCACAGACACGAGAATCAAAATCGGGAAGGTGTTGTCTAAGAGCAATTCTACCATAACTCCTCCTAATAAGTCACGGACCAAGTTTGCGTCGTAGCGTTGTAATCTGCGTGGCCGGAATGATAGGTCGTGTGACCATCGGCTGTCGCTCCAGTCCAGGCCATTGTCTTGTTGCCAGATCCATCGGTGTGAAGAGTGAACACGCATTTCGACGTATCGGTGTCATAATAGGTTCCGTCCGGCAACATGATGTTGGCAACGCTGCTCAGGTCGCTCAAATTTCCAACAAACAAAGCGAATACTCCTCCACCGGAAAGTCCAAGAAGTGTTTCTTTGTATGTGGCTGAGTTCTGGCCACACGGCATGATGGCAAGTGTCGGAGTGAATAGCGGAGTCGGAGCGTTTTGACCATTCTGTCCGTTTTGTCCGTTTTGTCCGTTTTGTCCGTTCAAGCCATTACATAGAGGCATACTGTATTGAACTTCGCCGACTTCAAGAACGCCATCGCGTGAAGTGTCCAAGCCTGAGTTCAAAAGAATTCCGCCATTGGTGCAAGTTGCGCCTGGATTGATGGCGACCATTGAAACGAGAGAATTGTAGCCGTCAGATCCATCCGTTCCATTTGTGCCATTGGTCCCGTTCGTACCGTTTGTCCCATCTATCCCGTTAGTGCCGTTCGTGCCATTGGTTCCGTTAGTACCGTTCGTACCATTGGTGCCATTAGTCCCGTTTTGCCCGTTCAAGCCGTTGCAGATCGAAGACGAACCCGTGACTTCAGATGGATCGAGAGTGCCATTGTCATTCAGGTCGGTTCCGTAGCTGATTGTTGTTCCGCCGTTCGCGCACTGAGCGACCGTGGCCGGAGCCTGCGATGTGAGCGTTGAATGTCCGCTGGGGCCGCGCAGATATTGCGCCTCATAGCAGGTACATCCCGAAAGGAAAAGAGCGAAAAAGACAAGACGTTTCATGGGTTCCTCCTGTTATTGTCCGGACGCTTTCGACGTGACCAGACTGTTTTCGATGTCAAGGTGCAACTGAGCCTCTTCGACTATCAGGTGCAATTTTTCTGCGGGCACGCCACGGCGTAACATCAAGAAGATTTGGCTGGCGATGATTTGCTCAAAGTTGGCAGAAATCTCCATGACTTTGAGTGGAGATATTCTGGTGAGCATATCAACAATTTCTGCCTCTTGTTGAGCGGGAGCGGTGACAGTAGTTTTTTTATCCATAAATACCTCCATATGAACAATTTACCACGTTGCAGACTTTTCACAAAGAAAAATCTACAACTGGTTTGATGTGGGACGGCTCATTTTGCGACAGTATTCGTCGATGATGTCTCGGCGTGAATTCAAGATGGGGAACATCATAGATGGGTGTTTCAATCTGGCGCGCCCTGGACCTTTTGTCAAATACAGACCAAGTTCCTTTTTCGTCGCCTGATCGTTTGGCCGCAGAATGTCAATTTTCGAGTCCTCAACCGCGATGTCAAAGTCGTGGGCAATCTCCTTGAAGATTTCGTCCGACTTCTTTTTGAGTTTGTACACAATGTCGAGAACTTCATCTCGGTATTCTTCAGGAACCTGGATCATGTAGCTGCTCGGAACCTGAAAGTCTTCCGATTCGCACATCATGCCCCAAATGACCAGCGGAGTGATGGAGTTCAGGATCTTGTTCATCTTCAGATACTCAGCGCCCTTGATCTTGATGCGCATTCCGCTTTCAAAACGAACAACGAATCCTTCTTTGTCGGCTGGCAACGTCTTCTGCATTTCGATCATTTCGTTGATTGTGTAATTGAATTGCTGAACAATCGGCATTCCAGTGCGTTTCGCATACCCCTCAACTTCATCACGATCAAATTCTTGACCAGTGATTGAACAAAATGCCGCCAACAGCACAAGCATACGTGTGTTGCCGTAATCGACAACAAGGCGTGCGCCGGGATTGTGACGATTTTCTGGGTAAATTATTTCGGTCAGCAATGTAACATTGACGCCAACTTCATTGCCGTTTTTGTTCAGCTTGTATTGTTGAAGAATTTTCTCACCCTCTTTGGCTTGGATGGAAGTCAAAGATCCGCGAGTGGCAACGCGCCATCGGTCCTTGTACCAGAATACGATTCCAAGCGATCCATCCATTTTCTCGAAGCACGAATACGATTCTTTCGGCAGATGGTGAAGTTGCGTGTCTTCAGTTTCGCCGAGATTGAAAAACTTTCCGAACGGTCGCGCAACAACTCTTCCCGTCGCCTTCTCGAAAATCAGACCACGGCACTCCAGAGTGTATTTATCCCACTTCTTCTCGAAGGTGCATTTGTCCGTGTAGTTGTAGAGAACCAAATCCTCATCTTCGGCCTTGCTCAAATATCCAGCCCGGACGCGCTCTTCGTAGGGATCTTGCCAATTTTCGTACATAGGCTCATGCTCCTCTTTGGGTTGACGTGACGGAACAGAAATGAATTGCATCTTTAGGATTCCGTCCGGATTGATGATGCACCCGTTCAGGTTTTCGCCAAAAACACAGCCGCCGTCCATAGGGAAGACGTTTTTGTTCTTGTGGTGCTGGGCGAAGTGCAATGGATCGGTAATCATGTGAACTTCGTGACCGAAGAACAAATTATAGTTCTTAAAGGATTCATGCAATTCGTGCTCATACCACATTGGCGAATTTTCATCGTCAAAGGTGTTCAGTTGGGCGTTGAATTTCCGGCAATACAGCAAAAATTCTCGGTTCTGGCGGGCCATGTTGTATCGTGGATTAATCCCGGCGTGGAAAATGTAATTGTTTTTCCAGCGAATGACCAGCGGCAAATCCCACAGGAATCCCATCAAATAGTTGTCGATTTCGCCAACTTGGTCGATGGTTTGTTGAAGCCCATGTCCCACCTTGATTTTTGACACAAGACCGGCTCCCAAGTTAGCAATATGACGAGCGAACTTCCACTCATGATTCCCGGTCACGGAAAACACTCGTGGAGTCGTTTGGGCAAAGTTCAAAACTTCTTTGATTTTAGGGCCACGGTCGATCATATCGCCGCAAAAAATTACTGCGTCTTCCCCACGCTTGTAATTGGCCTTTTCCAGAAGCTCCATCAATTCATCATAGCATCCGTGAACGTCGCCAACGATGATGACGCGAGTGTCCATCGGAAGAAAATTATTCAAATCCAGCATGAATGGATCGTAGCTGGTCAAAAAGACCAACTCGTCGGCTTCGCTGTAAGACGGACGTTCGTATTTAGTGATGTAGGTTCGCAACGCATGGATGGCCGTCTCTTCATCGCGGATGGTCGGGTGATTTTTTCGGTCGTTCATGCGGCGCAAGCACTCGCTAAACGGCCTGTTCATCACAACGATTTGAGTTTTCCATCCGGCTTTTTTGGCCAAGTCGATATATCGTGCGCGCTGTTCCCTCGTGTGGTTGATTCGATCCACGATAATGTGTTGTGAATTTGGAGCACACTCCAGAGTCTTTTTGTAGGCTTCCAAATGTCCCTTCTGCCCCTGAACATCTTGAGAAATGATGATCGGGTGAGCCGACGTATTTTGGGCGTATGTAGTTTTTCCAGAACCTTGCGGCCCAACCAGGATCGTAACCATTAGATCATCTCCCTCAAAAGAAAGGTGCAAATACTCAAGTGCGCTTCCAGATACACAGCGTACATTATACAGCCTTGGTGCCGAACTTTCCACAGGCTTTTGCCTGGCTCGATTTCACGAACATATTCAGCTTCGAGTGTGATGATCTGATTGACAAGATGAAAGTAATCATACTCGTCAATGACCACGTTATATCGCTCGTATGCGCGCTTAATCGAGTGAAGAACCCGGCCCTTGATGTTTTGCATCACGTTTTGGTACTTCTTGTCGCTCTTTTTGCTCAAGTCCATCAAACTTCTCCTGCAATGTGGGAAACGCCTTTGGATTTGCCTTGACTTCATGCCAAGCTGGCGGTTTCGTAGTCACCACATGATGATAGTCTTCGCTATGAAGGCGAAGTTGCTCTTGAACCCACGAGTCATGAGCGATCATATAGCGATTCATCAAATCAAGCTGCTGGTAAATTTTGGCGACTGGCACGAGAACCTCGTCGTTGTTCGGGAGATTCTCGGCCAATTGATCCAAAAGGATCTTGATGTTGGCAATTCCGTTTAATTCCATTTAGCCTCCAAATAACTTGAAAAGAATCAGGCCGTCAACGAGTCCGGCAACATACCACACGAGATTGGTTTGCAGGATTGCCGTCAAAATTGAAACGGCGCGTGCGCGCATCGACGGGCGATACGGAATGGACTCAAGCTCTTCAATGCCCTCTTCGATTGTCTCTTCATCGAGAGTATCGTCCATGTCCATGTCGGCGGTTTCGTCAACTTGATCTTCCATGCGAAAGTCAGTCGGATTGGTTTGGTTTTCCATAGTCAGTTACCTCCATGAGTAAAATTTACCAAAGATCAATCTCCATTTCAACAGAAGATTGACCTTTGCCTCAAAATGGGATATTTTTTTCTTGTTGGAGGTTCAATGGAGTTCGGTCCACCAGTACACGGCAACGTCAATGATTTCATTAAGAAAGAGGACATTCTATCGAATTTCCCATTCTCATTTCGAGGCAATCAAGAGTGGGCACTTAATCAGATCGCCGACGCTATAAACCGCCCTGAAATCAAGTTCGTAGTCGTTCAAGCGCCGACCGGCGCCGGGAAAAGTCCAATCGCCATGTCTATGGCCAAAGCCGCCGAAGACGCCTTCGTTCTGACATCCAATAAACTCCTGCAAGATCAGTATATTAGAGATTTTGACGCCGACATCTGTGATCTTCGCGGGCGTGCGAATTACCAGTGCCTGAAGCATCCAGGATTCACATGCGGGAATTCTCCGTGTCGCAGTACGCCAAGCGGTCGAGGCGCGTGCTCGAAGGAAAAAGCGTGCGAATATCACAAGGCTCTCGATGAAGCTCAGAATGGCGAAATCACATCTCTGAATTTCGCGGCTGGCATCTCGTTCTTCAACTTCACTCCGTATTTTTTCAAGCGAAAGCTGTTGATTATCGACGAAGCCCACTTGATTGCGGACAACTTGACGAATTTCGTTGAGTTCACCGTGTCTTCGTCGCATCTTCAGAAGATGTTGCCGAACGGATCGGGCGACAACGCCACGATTCCCAATTATCCAACCTCCAAAGAATATCTCCCTTGGCTTTATATCGTCGCCGAATTGATGGCAGAACGTGAAAAGAACTTCACCGGCTCCGCTAAGGTGGATATGTTCACGGGCGCAGCAGTCAAATTTGATGACATTGAAAATTTCAATCGCAAAATCAACAAAATCATAACTGAGATTGAAAGCGATCCGGAAAATCTGGTTGTAGACAATACATACGTCGATTACCAAAAGACAATCGTAGATAAAATTGCTCTGAAGCCGGTCGATGTGTCAAAGTACGCGAAAAACAACTTGTTCCGGTTTGGTCAAAAGACACTGATGATGTCGGCTACAATCATCAATTACGAAGAGTTCATCAAGTCATTGGGCGTTGAGCCAGCAGAGTGCGTTTTCATCGACATTCCCAGCACATTCCCGAAGGAGAATCGACCGATCATTCGCAATTATGTCGGCCAATTGAATAAGGGCAATATGGAAGCCACGATGCCTCTTATCATTCAGAACATCAAAGAGATTTTGCACAATCACCACGATCAAAAGGGCATCATTCACACTCACACTTACGACACCGCGAAGAAGCTGCTCTATTCGCTTGAGAAGGAATTTCCTGGCCGACTCCTGTTCCCAGAAAATTCATTCAAGCAAGCTCAGGTGTTGGCTTTCCACGCCGCGTCTAAGGTGCCAACCGTTCTCATTTCTCCGTCTATGACTGAGGGCGTTGACTTGAAGGATGACTTGAGCCGTTTTCAGGTGATCGTGAAGGTTCCGTATCCGTATCTTGGCGACAAAGTTGTCCAGGCTCGCATGAAGAAAAGCCCGGATTGGATCGGATGGAAAACGCTCCTTACTTTGATCCAAGCATACGGAAGATCGACTCGTTCTGAGACAGACCATTCCGCCACATACATTTTAGACGGGGCTTTCGACGGCCTCGTGTCTCGTTATAAAAAGTCCTTGCCGAAGTGGTTCACAGAAGCTATTCTGTGAGCGATTAGGCAAGCCGGAGCTAGAGCCTCAATGAGCGGCGGACCAGTGCAGAGAAGGAATTTGGCTGACCTTCCCGGCTTGTTTGTTTGGAGGACAGAATGAGCACATACGAAGATTACATTGATTTGACGTATATGGAGCACCAGGACTACGAAAAATGTGGTCAATGCTGGAAGCAGAAGCTCATTTCTGACGTTGCCAAAGAGCAAAAGGCCGCAGGTAAGCCCTTCGATCTTGTGTCCATTTTTGAAGAAGCCGATAAACGCTGGAAGGAAACTTCTCTTTTCAAAGAAGTCACAGGTCTTTTGAAGTCCGGTTTGACGATTGATGAAGCTCAGGCTCTCATGGAAGCAAAGGGGATTCAAATATGATTCTTTTAACCATGCTCCTCATTCCGACGTTTGTAGCTTTCATGTTCTTTATTTTGAGCGGGAAGAAGATCACAATTGGCGAGTTTGGCCTTCAGAATCTTTTGCAAATCGGCGTCATGTCGCTCTTCATCGCCGGTCACGGCTGTCTTTCGACTCACGATACTGAAATCTGGAACGGCGTTGTGGCCTCGAAAAAATCGGAACACGTTTCGTGCAGTCATTCCTATCCGTGCAATCCGTACCCGTGCAATTGCGACAAACACGGATGCAGCACTTGCTGGCACACATGCTACGAGCATTCTTACGATGTCGATTGGGAAGTGTTTACCAGTAATCACGAAGAAATTGACATTGACCGCGTTGATCGACAGGGATTGCGAGAGCCGCCGCGCTTCTCCGCAGTGAAAATTGGTGAGCCGACTTCAGTTGCGCACAGTTACGTCAATTACATCAAGGCCGCTCCCGATAGTCTGTTCCGAAAACAGGGATTGGTCGAGAAGTATGAAAAGACCGGATCTCTAGTAGCGCCGCCGCAACGAATTTATGACTACTATCGTCTCGACCGGCTGGTTTTGACAAACGGAGCTACGGTTGACAATCCGGCAGAATGGAATCGACAGCTTTCAGAGTTGAACGGATCTCTTGGCGCCAAGAAACAGGTAAATATTTCAGTTGTAATCACCAAGAATCAGCCCGACGATTACTTCTATGCGCTCCAGCAGTCATGGATGGGCGGGAAAAAGAACGATGTCGTGCTCGTAATGAGCATTGATGACAACAAAAAGATCCAATGGGCCGAAGTCATGGCTTGGACAACGGACAAAATGGCCGAAGTCACAATCAAAGACGCAGTTCTGGGTATTGGCAGCGTTCAGTACGACTCTTTAATTTTGAATGCGGTCGCGCAAAACGTTGACACATACTATCATCGCAAGCCGATGAAGGATTTCGAGTACCTGGCGCACTCAGCCGTACCGACTTTGGGCGTATGGATCTGGTCAATGATTGTTGGCTTGATTGTTTCGGTAGGACTTGGTATATTTTTCATGAAGAATGATTTTGACCAAGAGGACGAAAACGAAATGGTCGATGAGGCCATTCACCATAGGAGATACTAATGAGCAACAAAACGAAAGAAGCCGTTGCAGGCTTCCAGCGTGGCATCAACGGAACTGGCAAAAACAAAAAGGGTGAGCCGAAGGCAAAACCCAGCAAAGGCAAGATCAAATTTTTGAAACGGTCGATGCACCAAACGATGCGCAACGGTCGATAGGAGGATTCGTGGGAATCACTAAAAATGTTCGTGAAGAAAGACGTAAGCAGGCAGAAGAGCGTAATGCTGAATACGCCAAACTTACGGTCGAGCAGAAATTGGCCAAGCTCGACGCTGGCGGATTCGCCGCCAAGAAGCAACGTGCCAAATTGACAGCGGCCCTAAACAAATAACAAAGGAGTTCTTATGTCTACCCTAGCAAAAGTTGCAATCGGCCTTTTTGTGGCCGTCGTTACCTTGACGCTTGTCGGCGTCGGTTCCGTAATCGGAATCAACAACGATTTCGTCACGCAAGAAGCGGGCTTGAATGCCCAGTACAAGCAAAACCAGAACAATTACGACAACATGGTCAAAAAAGTTCTGGAAGTTGCGCAAGTTCCCTCTATGATGACTTCGGATCTCGAAAAGGTCACGAAAGCCGCCATCACTGGTCGTTACGGCGCCGAAGGCTCGAAAGCGGTTTTCCAATTCATCAAGGAACAGAATCCTACGGTGAATTCGGAAGTCTACACCAAAGTTCAGCAGGTCATCGAAGCGGGCCGAAACAGCTTTGAAGCTGACCAAAAAGTTTTGCTGGACAAGAAGCGCATTTATGAGACACAATTGAATTCGTTCCCCACAGGAGTCATCGCTCGCGCTCTTGGATTTCCCCGCGTCGATCTCGCAAAAATCGACATTGTGACTTCCAATCGCACAGAAAAAGCATTTGACACCAAGAAGGATGAACAAATCAAACTGCGGGAGTAGTCTTGAACGTAATGTCTCTTGATCTGGAGCTTAATCAGCCCAGTGAAAATATTATCCAGGTAGGCATCGTAATTGGCGATGTCTACACTGGTCATGTTCACGAAAAGAAAGATTGGATCATCTACGTCCCTGAAGTGACTGATCCAATCAATCCCTTCATAACGCAATTGACCACGATTACTCAGGAAATGGTCAACGGCGGCGTTCTTCTCACCGAAGCCTACAAGGAAATGACTGAGCTTTATCATAAGCACAATTGCACGCTCAATTTCGTCACTTGGGGCGGCGGCGATCACAAAGCTCTTCGGAAGCAATTGTATGACCTGTGGGAGCAAATCGGTAATGGCGAATATCTCGCGTGGGAATACGGACATCGTGAATTTGATGTAAAGACGGTTTTCCTGGCATGTGCCATGGCCCAGAAGCTGAAAGTCCGCTCTGGATTGGCAAAGTCAATGACTCGCGTCGGAATGGCCTTTAAGGGAACCAAGCATTGGGCGCCGGACGATGCCGAGAATACGTTTCTTTTGCTCGTTCACCTATTGAAAAGATTGCCAAAAGATGTATTATTGAAGTAGGAGGATTCGATGGGACTTGCCAAAGTTATTGCCAAGATCAATGAGTTGTTTTCTTCTACAAAACTCAGCACGTTGAGCATTGAAGACGAGCGCGCACTTTTGCGCATGGCCGCTTCTGAGTTCAACGGCGCCTATCGTCGCGGAGAAATCTCCGATACTCCAGCATTTTATCTGGATGCCGACGAGTCCGGTCGAATGATCGTTGTTGTTGAAGGCAATCCCGCTGGAGGACACGCATGAAACTCATTATTGCCGGAAGCAGAACCATCAGTCCAAATACGCAAATGCTGAGTCAAATCATCAATTTCTTTGGACTCGACACGAAGATTTCTGAAGTCGTATCCGGAACTGCAAAGGGCGTCGATCAAGCTGGCGAAAAGTGGCAACTGGAAATGTTGAAGCTCTGCGGCAATCTCGCGCCGAAACTCGTGAAATTCCCGCCAGAGTGGGATACGTTTGGGAAAGTGGCCGGACCTATGAGAAATACGGAAATGTCCCTTTACGCGGATGCACTTCTGTTGATTTGGGATGGTAAATCTCGCGGAAGCGCGCACATGCGCCAGCAAATGGAGAAACGTGGAAAACCTGTTTACGAAATTATCATCAAAGCTCCCTAGAGTCTCGTTTTTTTGGGACATTTCTTGGGACAATCCGCTTTTACTGCTGGACGCATATCGTCACACGTTTACCTTCGTGACGGTACAGCATCCTAAAGTTGAAAAAGGCGTGACTTTCGTGGCTGGAATACTGAAAATCAAGTTCGCACTTGCATTCTATGTGGAGCGTCCGTATGAAGTGCGCAGCAAAGTGATGCAGGCATGGAGGGCAAAACGGTATGGCCAAGAAAAAAAAGAAACTGACAGTCGGTGAAATTTTCCTTGAGCTTGAAGTCTTGCTTGATTCTTTGATCGAAGATCACGGATTCCAGTGGGGCGACATTCTTTGGTGGGTATTCGGACATTTGAAGATTCACAGACCGGATGCGCAAGAGCATTACGTTGCCGGTGGACACCCAGAATTTCACTACGGACCTAAGAGGGAAAAATGATCGAAGCAAAAATTGTTGCAGATTCAGTCGCACCTTCAGATATTCGACTCACGACTTACGTTTTGACGTATCCACGCTTCATTCACGCCGAATTTATGACGCATCGCATGTTCTCGCGCAATGCCTCATCATCGCGGGCGATCCCAGTAAGCCGACAGATTCAGATGGTCAAGGACAATCCCGCCATTCCAATTGCCTTTACAAAAAACAAAAAGGGTATGCAGGGCGGCGAAGTCTTGACCGGCGAAGATCATGAGCAGGCGCTGGCAGCGTGGCTTACGGCCCGTGACCAAGCCGTTGATATGGCCAACCTGATGGCCGATCTGGAAGTCCACAAGCAGTACGCAAACCGCATTCTTGAGCCATATGCTCACATCACTGTCGTTTGCACGGCGACCGATTTCGATAATTTCTTTGCGCTCCGAATCCATCCCGCCGCACAGCCTGAGATTCAAGAACTGGCCCGCAAGATGCACGCAGCGCGTCAGGAAAGCGCACCCTTCAGATATTGGGAAGGCGGATGGCACCTTCCTTTTGCCGGTGGACATGGCTGGTCGGATCTTTCCCACGATGAGTGTATAAAATGTTCAGTCGCCCGCTGCGCCCGCGTATCCTATCTAAATCATGAAGGAAAAGAGCCTTCCTTGGATGAAGACCTGAAACTTTACGAGCGCCTAATTGGTAGCGCGCCGATTCACGCTTCCCCGGCTGAGCACCAAGCTCTGGCCATCGGCGATCCTAACGTGCGCTCGGGCAATTTCCGGGGCTGGATTCAGTACAGGAAGACTTTACGCAACGAAAATATCCTGCAATATTAGTAACTTAGCTCCAAATCTTAATAATGAAACTGGACTCTATTCCACGGAGCGGGGCATGTCTGACGATATGAAAGAAGTCAAGGATCAACTCAAAGAGATTCAGAAGGATCTCGGCGACATTGGTAAGACCTTGATTCGACAGGAAGAAAACATCAAACATCATATCTATCGTACAGACCTGGCTGAGAAAGCCATTGAGATGCTCCAAAAAGACGTTGCCCCAATCAAAAAGCATGTGACCATGGTCGAAGGCGTTTTGAAGTTTTTCGGGGTAGTCGCTTTGTTCGTCGGAATTGCCGCAGGAATTGTAAAAATTCTAATCTATTGCGGATTCAATTTACCCTTCTAAGGATTCGTATGCGTCTCGGAATCAAAATGCTCAACAGTGGATCTGGCCTCAACAACCTGATGTATTTGAATCAGGTGATTGTGAATCCGGGTGACACGGCCACGATCATGTTTCAACTCGTTGATCTTGACCAAGGCGGTCAGCGATACATCCCGGCGTCCGGTTCCCTCGTGAACGTCAATCTCACGAGCATTGACCAATCAAAAAATATTGCAAAAATTCCAACAAACCCTTTCACTGATGATCGTTCGGTTTGGTCGTTCAATATGCTCACAACTGAGAGCGCAATGGCCGCTGGCGTCAATATGTCTGTGAAACTAACTCAAACCCTTCCAGGCCCGGTTACGGACGTGAAAACGGCTACTGCCGAACAAGCCGTCATCTTCGGTCCTCAATCGAAATATTCGTGCTAAATGTCACAAGATTACAGCAGTAACAAGAAGAATCCCGCTGGTTTATATCCCGGTGGAGTAACAAAGCTCTCTGGTGAGGGCGTAGCAGGCTTTTCTCGCGTAGAAGAGTGGATGACTCCTGAGCGTATTCGTCAAGAATACCTTTTCGGCATTCCGCTTGTCAGCCCGATCACCCAGGAAAAGCTGAGTGATGATACGATCAAAACTTTCATTCGCAAGACTGCCGCTGACATTGAACTGAAAATCAAAATCGACATCACTCCCGTTCAGCGGTTCGACCGTATTGAGTTTGATCGCACGAAATATCTTCAAGGTTGGAACCAACTGCAACTCAAGCACGGAAACGTGAATTCTGTTCAGGAAGTGGCAATCCGCGCCAGCAACAGTCAGTCGATCCAAAATGGCGTCCAGAACGTTCAGAATAACGCAGGCAATGATGTTGAGGGCGCTCCGCTTTACATCGTACCTCTCGACTGGATCGACATGAACATGGCCCACAAGGGACTTCTTCACTTCGTTCCTCTTCAAACGACTTTCGGTTCGTATGGCGTTGTCGGCCCGTCCGCTGGCGCCGCCGCTCCGCTTTTTGCGATTTTCTCGCAACTCCAGTGGATTCCCAGCTTCTGGGCTGTAAAATATACATGCGGATTCGATGAAAATGCGATCCCCGCTCCGATCAACGATTTGATCGGCTGTCGGACGGCTCAAAAAATCCTTTCTATGATCGGTCCTCTTAACCGATTCAATAGTCAATCCATCAGCTTAGACGGCTCTTCCCAGAGCGTGTCAGGCCCCGGCCCGCAACTGTATGTCCAGCGTATGCAGGATCTCGAAACGCAGGCCAAAGACCTTGAAGACCTGATTGCCAAACGCTTCGGCAAGAAGTTCTTCATGTCTCATATTTAAGAGCAAAATCCACTACTTATCCCAAAATCTTAATTTTAAGGGGTACATGGATTTTCTCGAAAAAACCCTCAAAATTTACGATCTCTTACGGAAGGCGGCCAAAGATGACACTTCTGAAGTGGCTACTATTGCCGTTTGCGACGGTGATTCTCTGCTTATGGGTAAACGTCGCGACAATGGACGATGGACGCTTCCGGGCGGACATCTCGATAAAGGTGAAGAGAAAAATGAAGGTGCCGTCCGTGAGTTGTTTGAGGAAGCTGGAATTAAAGTTGATGCCAAGGATCTCAAATATTTAGGATCGAAAGATGTCACGACGTTCACCGGCAAAAAGAAAAAGATCCACGCCTTCAAATACAACTGGGAAGGCGAAAGGCCGACAACGAAAAACGATCCCGACAAAGAAGTTGGCAAGTGGGAGTGGATCGACTGCAAAGGCGGGATCGTCCCGACTGAGATCGTTGAAAATTCACACACACCCGTCGATAAGAACTGTGTATTTTCTTTCATGGGAATGAAGTCTGCGGAGAAAAAAGAAGAAAGCTCCGCAAAAAAAGCGGAGATTGCGAAATCTGACTACGGCCCAAAGCCCATGAAGCTCTACAGTCAAAAGGACAATGCGCAAAGAAAATCAAACCGCACTGGTCAAGTCGCGGAAGTCGCAGGTCCAAACAAAGAAGTGAAGCAGATTGCTCCGGGCGGACGCCAATCTGGAAAACATCAAGCGATCAAAGAAGCTCTTGAAGCCCGCCGAAAAAGTAAATTCAATCCTGTAAAAATTTACACTCCAGAAGAGATTGCTCAACTGGAAGTTGAGCGCAATAAAAAGCTCAAACTGCATGATCTTGAAAAAGATGCCGGACAGAAAAAGCCAGAAACGCACGGTCATCACACCATACCAGTTGCGGAGCGTGGAGTTGAGGGAACTGATTGGCACCTGCGTAACCTTTGGGAAACGCCTGGAAGTCCTGGAGGATGGAGAACTATTAAGGACATGCCGCGCAAAGAGCATGAAAAACTTCATGCAGAGCGAAAAAGAAAGAAGTTGGCGGCATCTGAACTTGAAAAGCAGGACGTTGATGTGCTAGATCAGCCTCAAGATTGGCAAAGCAGTTATCTCCAGCATCAGCCCGATCCGCAACAGCCGCAAGAAAAAGAAAATCACGATCATTTCGACATCCCGGCTTATGTCATGAGCAATTGGCTCGCGTCCGGATACTTGGTTCGCCATCCAAAGCGTGGTATAATCAGAAACCGCAAGATCCGCAATCGTGGCGATGGCGCTCCGCTCATGCGCTCTGAAGAAGGTCCTTTGGAATTGATTCACTACAGTCCAATTCAAGGTTTGAAGGAAATTGATCCTGAAAAAATGGGATCGTCAGGCGTTCGTTCAGGCGGCCAATACAAATATGGTCTTCCGGAAACAAAGACTAGCTTCCATTACATCAAAGGAACTGAACCCGAAGACATCGTGACTTCCGGCGCCGCTTCTCGCTACAAATCATTCGTTCATCCACAGCACCTTTACGATCTTCAAAAAGATCCGAAAGGATTGGTCAGCCAAGCCATACAAAACAATGGCGGCGCGTGGAACACTGACATGATTTTCTCGAACATCAAGAAAAATGGCTATAAGGGAATCTGGGCACCTAATGCCGACCATCCAGTGATTAAAGGAACGGTTCAGCTTTTCCATCCACATCCAATTGCAACAGAAGAGAATCTCCATGCGTAACGCCATTGCTCCTGTCGCAAGCCATCACATGATGTTCACGCCTGAGAAGCCGCGCTTCAAGAGTGCTCATGCCCAGAATCCATCAATCGAAGATGTGACGAAGTTTTTGAATTCGCAAGGTGAAGACGCCCATATCGTTGAAGGATTTTACGGTGAGCCAGAACGATCAATTTTGGTTGAGAATCCGAAGAATACCAAAGGCATCATGCAAATGGCCAAAGATTTTGGTCAAGAATCTGTTTTGCACTCCAATGAGGGAAAGCATCAGCTTCATTATGTCAATGGTCCCGATGTTGGTAAAATAGTTTCAGGAGAAGGCACTAATTGGACCAAATCCAAGCCGACCGACAATTACACCATAATTCACACCGTTGACGGCCCGCTGTACATGCAACACAATTTGAATTTTGAGAATCAGACGAAAAAATCTGAGGATCTTCAAAAAGCTCCACTTCGTTTCGAGAGCTATTCTCCTGAAGGAAAAGACAAAGCGTTCCCTGACTTGGCCAATAGCGAAGCTCATGTCCAGGTGAAAAAGGTCGCTCTTCCCAATGGACTGGAATATCGGCAGTATCGACGTAAACCTAGCAGAGATTTCCCGCAATTTCCCAATTCTCGAATCATCCATGCGCTGTACGATCCAAAAGACAATTTGGAGCCGCTTGCGTACATGGAAACTGAGCACGAAGAAGATCCTATGGCGGAAGGCGGAAGGCATCCCAACGTTGTAATGTGGTCTGAAGTTCATCCCAGTGTTCGAGGCAAAGGTCTTGGTCGCCAACTTTACATGGCGAGTCTAGTCCATGGCGTGGGACAAATCACGTCTGGAGCAAACGTGTCGCCTGAAGCTCATAAGGCATGGAAGTCATTCCGAAGCGTTCCCGGCATCGGTGGACGTATTGCGAAATATCCAAAAGCCGATGCGGATACGTTTATGAGTCCTGGCGAGTCTGCGGCGTATGAAGCGGATCGTCACCACATTTTTGTGCGCGACAAGAGCAAGCTCGACATGAACAAAATGTTTCCTCCAGTTCAATTGGGCGACGAAAAGAAGTTGGCAAGTTCTGAGCATATGAAAAAATCCATAAGCTCTCTTGACGATATTCGAGCGCAGCTTGAGACTCCGATGAAAGAAGTCAAAATCGACATCCCAGATCACACTGTCATGGAATGGTCAGTTCCAATTCACAGGTGGAAGTAATGGACAACGCAACGCACGAAAGAAATGAACGGGCAGTTTTTGACGCAATCAAAAACAAGGACTGGGATCGTGCGTTCGATTATGCCAAGACTCTTCCCGCCAATTGGGACGTTTGGCAGCGTTTGCCAAGTGCTGGCGCCCTTCCCGATCATTTTGTTCAAAAAGTTCTGAATCATTTGGGCAACAAGTACCATACTCAGCATCAGAATCTGCCGTCGTTCCTTTTTGAATTGGCCGGACATCTTCCTGGCGATGCGGCTGGACATTATCCCGAAGCTGAGCCGCTTTCAAACGAAACTCTCAATCGCGTTGCTGAATTGGGAATGAACGATTCTTACGTCACTAATTACATTTTCAACCATCCGCATTTTGTCCGAAACAAAAAGAATCAGCTTCTCACCCAAGCGACAGACTTCTGGCATGGATATGAAAAGTCGGTCCAGCCTCATCATTTTGCGGTCGTAAAGTCTCTTTTCACTGGCAAGCCAGAAGAATTGAAGGATCACCGTGGCCTAGTGGGATCTTCAAAGGATTTCATGCACATTATTCCTGCGATGATGGAGCACGCCCGCGAAGTTCAGAAGAAAGTGATGGAAGATGATACGCTTCCAAAGAAGTATTTTCGTGGCATCCCATACATCAAGCTATATCGCGGCGTCAACGGCAATTATGGCCAATTGATTCGCGCAAAGGCCAAATACGATCCAAAGACGAATGAAGCCGATCACAAGAACTTCTTGATCCCAACCGCACACTTGACAAGCTGGACTGCCGATCCTGAAATGGCTTCTCGATTCGTTTGGGGCCGGTCTGACATCAAAAATCAGCCGGGCGACCAGGGCGTTGTCATGAGCCAATGGATTCCCGTGAAATCCGTTCTTCACTCTGGCTTTCACCGCACGACTCCGGGCCAACAGCACGCTCACGAAAATGAAGCTGAATTGGTTATTGGTCATCCCGAAGGCAAGTTCAAGATTTCTACGAAGGCAATGCAGTTTCAGCCTCTTCCCCTTTGGAATTCTGACAAACCAGTGCAAGGATTACACAACGCCGACAATTATGGCGATGTAAAAACTGCAAATTTGAGAAAAACTGAAGGCTTCCCTGAAACTATTGATATGTTCGACATCATGACCGCTTCCTTGAACGACGATGATGTGCTACATTTAGAAAAGAACATGATGAAAAAAATAGTTCCGGCAGTTACGGCCCTGGCGCTTGTTGGTGCGCCGCAGGAATCTGGTTATAAGCTGCCGGTTGAAAATATGCCCGCCACAGTTCAACAGGTCACTGAACCCAAGCCGGTTCAGTCTATCCAACGGGCACCAATGATGCCAGCCATGGGGTTGAAGCCAATAAAGATGATCGAGTCATCTTCCGGCCTCAATACGTCACACGCTATGATGGAAGAAGGTCCGCACGCTGGTACGAGCGCATATGGCGCATATGGCCTTATGCCTATGACCATCATGGAAACTCTTCGCAAGAATCCAGCCCTGATGCGCAAATATCCAGAATTTCAAGGCGTCGATTACCATGACAACGACAAAGTTCACCAATTGATGACGCGGCATCCTTCCGCCGAAGTTGACATTGCCAACGCGCATTGGAATCGACTGCGCAACATTTTTGACGGTGACCAGAACAAGATGGCCTATGCGTGGCTGAACGGGATCACCAAAACGCTTGAAACGCCAGAAGAAAAGATTCCACTTCATCCATACGTTCAGAAATACAGAAAATATCAGCAAATGCTCGAACTGGAAAAGCAACAAGAGCACGCGCCATTCAAAAAATCCGAAACGCATTCAAAGGGCGAGTTTGGTGATATTGAAAAGTTCGTTCCGTTTACGGATGTGATGCAAAATTTTCGATCTATCAAGCTCATCAATGACGCAATCAAGTCCGGGCAGATACATGACATTTCCAACGTCGGTAAATTCACTCATAAGAGTTTTGTTGCTGGCTTTGAGCCTGACAACTCATGGCTCATAAAAGTTGAGCCGTTTGGTGAGCGTCCAGGCATTAAATCCGTAAGCAAGGGCCTTCAAACCGTCAAAGAGACGGCGTTTTACTATTTGGCCAACCGGATCTTCAATCTCGGCATGTACACGCCTCATGCAATTCTCGGTGAGATTGTGCGGAAAGAGAATGAAGCGACTCCGGCAGTCGCAATCCGCATGTATCCACAGGCTTACATTGCTGGAGTCGATATGGAGCGCGAAAGGCCAAAGGCCATGCAAGGTTTGCTGGACAAATATCGCCGGTCGGGTGATCTCCACAAGCTCGCCGCCATGATTTATATTTTGGGCGACGCAGATTCGCACGGGAATAACGTATTGACGGATGGATCATCCATTAAAATGATTGACCACGGCTCTTCCTTTGCAGACATGACTTTTGATCCTGCGCACGAAAAGAACGTATTCGTTCCCTACATCTTGAGGATGTGGGGTTATAAAGACAGCATGAGTCCGGAAGAGAAATTCCAACATATGCCAAAGATCGACAGTCAGGAAGTTGAACTGAATGTAAAGCATTGGCTTCAATCGCTCAACAAATACGACATGATCGACATAATGAACAAATTTTACATAGATCCAAAACCAGTCGTGGAACGACTGACGAAACTTCAGGAAGCGGCAAACGACAATCCTGTTGATTCGGTCATCAACGCCGCATGGACAAAGGGGCTACCAAATGACGCTAACTCCGGACGATGTTAAGAAAATAGAGACGATTGGCAAAACCGACAAGGGAGATGTCCTTCACGTTCTGACCAAAGGCGGCCTCAACATGGTAGTTTTGAAGACCAAAGGCGGCGCTCTTGAAATCATGGGACAGGGATCTCACCGCTCATTTGCAATCCATCAGGCTTCGCAAGTTCACAAGAACGTTCAATGGAATGACAGCTTGTTCAAGTCTGAAGATATGCAAAAAATGCAACAGTTGAATGAAATCCTTCTGAAGCAAGAGCCAAAGCAGAGCGATGCCATGGGGAATCCCGTTCTTGAGTCCACTCCTCAGAATCATTACGATCTTGCGTCTCATCATTCTCGGATGGCCGGTAAGGCTCGTGAAATGGAGCGCGCTCACAAGACGATGAAGCCCAATCAATGGAGTCCCGAACTTCACGATTCACAAATGCGACAATTGATGCACTCTGACATTGCTCTTCGCCATTACCAGATGTCTGGCCTTGGTCATTCAGATGCAAAGCGAGAGCATGAGAAGCATATGGACCTGCATCACGAGTTGAAAGACGAAAAACCTCCATTCCAGGAATATGCGCTTCAGTTGGCGTGGCAAAGAGCCAATCCGACAGTTCGTGCTCCCCGTGGACTTGGAAACTGGAGCGAATAGTGGTTGTCCACTGCAAGAAAGCTCCATTCGATGTTTATATTGGTCGCCCGTCAAAATGGGGCAATCCATATTCGCACAAAGCCGACACTAAAGCCCATTTTGTGGTTGAAAGTCGGGAAGAAGCGATAAGGAAGTACGAAGAATACGTTCGGAGTCAGCCGCAAATGATGGCCGACATCAAACGTGAACTAAAAGGTAAAGTGCTTGGCTGTTGGTGTTCTCCGAAGCCATGTCATGGCGATGTCCTAAGCAAGATCGCCAACGAGGAATAAAATGGCAGACGAATCACAACGAAAACCGGGTGAGTTTCAGAACGCGCCCATCAATTACAACGATCCGTGGGATGCGGTTCGTCCTGACTTTGCGGCAGAAAATCTACACATTGCCAATCAGGGCCTCAAGTTTTTCCACTATATGTGCGTTCCCGATCCGATTCTTCAACACAACGCTGGCGACGTTCGTCACAGCTTTGGTTACGATGACGGAAATCAGCAATTTGAGAACAATGATCGTTTTCAGCGCGAAAACGGCTTCATCTATGTCAAGAAGGGCGTCATTTACGGCACCTTCATGAACAACTCCAAAGATTTCAAAAATATCGCGGCGGGCCTCTACGGAGCTTCGGGCGCAACGATCTCTATGGATCGCTACTACAAAGATACGACTGAAAAAATTACAGTTTCGGAGAATGACAAGCTCATTCCGTGCGAATTGCCGTCTGAATTTTTTTCAGTCAACTGGCAGAAATTTACTCACAATCCGACCGGCATTGACCGGATGCAGTTTAAGGTGTGCGAAGTCCTTTTCTTGATCGACAGTGACGGAGTGGCCTATCAGAAAGATCAACACTTTCAGGTAGTTAATGGCTACATTCAGTGGATCGACGGTGCCTCCCGGCCAGGAATCGACGAACAGACCGGCAGTGGCAAGGTTTGCGCCATCCGGTACACCTACAAGCCCTTTTATTACATCAAGACGGTTCTTCACGACATCCGCATTCGACCGAAGCTGGAACCGGACGGAAATGTCACTCCGAAGGCTGGTCCGGTGCTGGCAATGGTTCAGGCCGATTGGGTTTATTTGCAGCACAGAACGCAGGAAGACAAAGACACCGCGCAGGTTTTGGAGTCTGGTGACGGCGGCAATACCGGCCCAAGATAATAGTGAAATCAATAATTTAGGTCAAAATCTTAATTTTGGAGTGTACGAACACAGGAGCTTTCCATGGCAATTAACAATGCTTACACAAAAATGCGGCGCGTAAACAAGGGATCTGCCCTTGACCAAAGCGCATTGGCCTCATCGCAGGGCAATAACTACTCGGGCGGCCACAAGGTCATGTCAGTAGGTCCTGAGTTCATGAAACAGCAGGGCAACACTTATTGTTCAGGCAGAGATGTTTCTGGAGGCGGTTCAGTCTATCCAGGATCTATTTTGTGGCTCTACAATAACGATTCGGTCGTTCACTGGGTAGCACTCGGAACAGCCGCTCCCGCCGCTCCCACAGGTTTCACGAATGGCATTCCGCTTCCTCCAAATTCTTGGAGTCCACTTGCCGCTGGCGAAAACTCTTTCATTCAAACTGACTCTAATAAAGTCGGCTTGTATGAAGTCAAAGACGATACGCAACTAATTCAAGAGCCGTAAATGAGTCAGACAAAGGTCCTCAAATCCATTATGGGTGAGGAGCTTTTTGAGTCCTTGAATAAAGCTCTCGTTAAGCTCGGAACCAAGTCAGTAGTTGACTTGGAAGAGCTTCATTCCGCCATGAAGACCGCGCCCAAAGCCGTCATCGCTTTCTTGATGAAAGAGTTGAAGGGCATGGAAAAGGATCAGACCAAGGAAGTTGAAATTCCGTGGGATGAGTCAGCAAAAATGACCGTCACTAAGCTCGATTCCGATGTCTACAAGGGACTCATCGTAAAAGATGGCAAGATTGTTCACGAATTTGATCTGACTGCGATTCCTCAACTAGCCGCTCACATCATGAGCGCGTTTGAAATCTACGATGAGGAAGAAGAGTCAGAGGAATCGGAAGAATCAGAAAAGTCTGAGTCAATGCACGAAGACATCCGCCAGCATCTGCGGGCGCTCGATGACAAGATCAATGCACTGATGATGTTGATTGCCAGTCAGTCCTCGATGAAGAAAAATGAGCCGTGGACAAAAGATTTTGCAAAAATTGCAAAAGCCAACTCAGAAGCTCTTGGTCTGATAAAACCCGACGTTCGCAAGAAGTTTATTGATGCAGTTCGTGGCTTGAAAAAAGCCGGACTTGCACCCAAGATGCCTACTCCTCCAAAGGCTGGATCGAATGTAGGCGGCAAGCAAGGACTGACTCAAGCCGGTTTGCATGGCGATAAGACGGCTCATACCGATCTAAGCGCGAAACCTAAAACAAATATCAGTGCGAACCCGATGCTCAATGCTCCAAAGCCATCAGTTCCACAGCCGAAACAGCCAAAGACTCTGACGCAATCCGAAAAGACGATGACAGTTCAGAAGTCAGAACTTCTGCACAAGTGCATTGACTGCGGACAGCCAGTAAGTGATTGCGCGTGTTTTCGGGCACTATCAAGACCTGAAGTCAAGAAGACCGAAGGCCAAAACATTACGTTAAAGTTCAAGGGCGACTGGGACCAGGAAAGCATCCAAGCTCTTTACAAAAGCATTAAGCGGATCAGGGACTAATGATTGATGAGATCGTTGTCGTTTTCGGATTTTCAGACGCTCAAGCCGACAAGCAAGATGTCGAAGTAATCGCGGAAATGCACAGAAAATTAGAATCGGCGCGGCGAATGATTTTTTCGCTCGTCACCTCCAAAGGAGGCCGCGCTATCGGTCAGCTTCACGGCAATGAGATTGTTGTTGTTCCGGCTGACCAGTCTTCCGTTGTGAAAGAGATTCATGAGCGCCTCTCTGATGAGTTAGGTGTCGCCAATACAGTTGGCGTTGGTGAAGATGCCAAGGAAGCCACTGAGGCGTTGAATTACGCTAGAACCGCCGCCCCCGGCTCAATCAAAGTCTACACTCCAACAATGCACGACGATGGCGAATTAAGCATCGAGCCTCAATCCGTTGCCGTTGGCGAACAAGACAAAATCCAGAAGTCTGAAAAGTACGTCCCGATTTCTGAGGACGAAAAAATGCAGATCGCCCAGATCCTGCAACAAGTCCAAGCCAACAAGCAAATGTTCGATCAGTTGCAACAACAGGCTCCTGACATTTATGCCAGCGTCGTTTCTGTGGTTCAATCTTTGGCCGGTATCATGCAGCAGGACAAGAAGAACAAGGAAGATCATATTGCGAAAATGATCGCAAAGATCACCAAATATCTTCAGAAGCAAAGCGCGAAGCAAGACGAAAAATACGCCAAAGAAATTCAGCGACACATTGATCGTCACTCTATGAAAAATGAATCTGAAAGCCGTAAAAAGTTCAAAGAATCTAGTAAGCGTCATATCGAAAAGAAAAAACGTGAGCGGGAACATCTCAGAAATAATCCTGAACATCAGCTTCTTTTCGATCTAGCCAGGGGTAAATTCTAATGCCAGATTCAGAAGAGCAAATACCCAAAAAACATGGCCTGCTGTCGCCTATAGATTTTTCTGAAATAAACGATGAAGAGCCTAACAAGCAGGCCCAAAAAGCTGAAGTTGAAAAATACTTTCGCTCCAAGAACTTCACCCCAGAAGTCTATAGAGAACTTTTGTCTGGACAATACCACGATCACTTTAATGACTCGGATCTTGAAGCTCTAGCCGGAATGTTGAAGCGCCACAAGCTGAATAATACGGAAAACAACGATGCCGCCGTCCGTCACGTTCTTGACGAAATTGTAGCGGGTAAAAAAGATCAATTTTGGCAAAAATACAAACTGCGCGGTTTGATGCACAATTTCCCGCTTTCTTCGGATGCCCTACATAATGTCATCAACAACTATGAAAAGGTTGGTAAAGAAAATCTCGACGAGCTTCAAAAGAATCCTTCATTCAATCGAGAGCACCTTGCTGCGATAGTCAATAAGCCAACTGTTGCCATGTCATCCGAGATGATGAAGCATCCTGCCATGGATCAGGAACTTTTCGATAGGATGATGCGCAACAGGAAGTACGATACCAACAAACTCCCTGGCACCTATTACGAACACCCTCTTTTCAATGCTGAACATGCTGGCGAAGTCCTTCGCAATCCCAAAAGTAAAATGGGAGAACATGAATTCGACAAGGTTCTTGAAAAACTTTCTCCCGAAGCTCGCCACAGCTACTTGAATGATGCTCTTGGAATCACTGGCGGTAAGCCCGCTGCCGATCAGGAAGATTTTGATAGGCCAGATGAGTACGGATGGGACAACTGGGAAAACGGCGAAAAGCATCTGCCTCGTATGGCTCAAGCCGCCGCTGAGTCGAAATATTTGACGCCAGATCAGATCGAACACATCAAGCGTCATGGTGACTTTGACCAAAAATTTGCGCTCTTCAATAATGCCAATATAGATCCCAAACATGCTTTAGAAATGTTGAGCTTATGGGATCAAGACGCTCATCGTAAGGGTTACGATGAGGACGATCTAAAAAAGAAATTTCGTGAAGAGCACGAAGACAATCTCTGGGATGATTACCGGGAAGAAGCGGAACAGGAAGTTCAAGAGGACAATCCTCTTTCTGATTATCTGAAAAATTTCAGTGACGATGAACTTTCTCAGGCATATTTCGACAAAGATTACAGCGATTGGAAAAAGGAATGGCTCAGAGAAAATAAAGGCGAAGAGGCCGTTCCAAATCCAAATTTTATGTCCGATGAGCCGGAAACTGACTATAACGGTCACAATCCCAAAACTGTAAAACTCAAAGATTTAGACGATAGCGAGTTGGAGGATCTTCCTGAATACGATGGAGATTTGGAAGATAAATCTCAAGAAGCATTCAAATCTGCCATGGACAACGAGCAGACTCCGGATTCTATTTACGAAGGATACGACGAGTCGAATAGTGATGCAGTTTATCAGCGGATGAATGAAATGTTTGCCGATGAGTTAAAAAACTGGTCTTCGTCTGATAAATTTCTTCCACGCCACGTTTCTGAAGCAGTAAAAGCTCCTTGGGCAGATGAAGAAAACATCACTCCCGAACAGTTGAAGCAAGGTCTTGACCATCCTCTAAAGATGGTGCGTGATACCGCTGCCGCAAACGAAAATATGACGCCTGAATTGATTTCTCATGTTTTGGGCGGCGATTATGATGATGACATGAAGAAGGCCGTTCTAAGCAACACAAAAAACTTGCGTCCTGAACATATAAAGCAAGCCATTGAATCTGGCGATGTCGATTTGGCAAAGAAAGCGTTGAGCAATCCCAAAGCGACTCCTGAGCATATACAGCTTGCACTCGAAAAATTTCCTGACGATGATAGTGTTGCCCAAAAGGCACTCGATCATGCCGCCGCTCCTAATGAAATGGCACAGGCTATCGTCAATAAGGCTGTCGAAAAAGGCGATTATCAAGCGGGCTTGCGTGCAGCTTTGGAGCCTCATTTCAACATCAGCCCCGAATCTCTGCTTGGTGTTATGCAGAAAGTTCCGAATGCGCAATCTCAAGAAGCTGCGGTTAGGCACCCAAATGCAACTGCGGAAGTCATCAACCACGCTTTGAACAGCGACGCTACACACATTCGCAAAGCTGCCCATCATGTTCAACAGCGAAGGTTTCCTCCTACTGCCGATCCCGTCAATGTTAAATTGGGAACACATCCTCTTCGCATTTTGCGTGATTTCTTGGATCAAAATGGCGGAACGATGTCGAAGTCCAAGATGAAGTCTATGGGCGTAAACACCGCACCGATTGATAAGCTGTTCAGTCCGAAAGGCACAATTTCCTCGAAGGATATTCAGGGATATATCGACCAAATGCCAGGAACTGGATACAATACTTCTCACAGCGATTGGGAAGGCGGCCAACGCCATTCTGACGAAAAGCAGGGCGTTTTCCAATTGAATTATACACAAGATCAAGTGGCGCAAATGGAAAAAGAGGGAGTTCTTCCTACATTCCAAAAAATCCATGAAGCTACTTTCCGCTCTGGCCATCCAGTGCGTCCTAACACTTTAGGATGGGTACGTTACACTGGGAATCCAGAAACTGGCTTTCACATTGATGAAGTTCAGACCGACTTTGGTCAATCTATGATTAAGAAAGTGGCTGAGCAAGCAAAAGAGGCGTTGCGCACGGGAGCCATTTCTGAAGAGCAGGCCGAAGATGCCATGAAGCGTGCAAAAGACTATTATCCTGAAGAGCATGTTCAGAAAATTACCAATATTCTGTTTGGCAATCGCCATCCTAGTGAAGTTTTACACGAAGCATTCAAAGAGTACATGCGTCAAAAGGGTTTTGGGAATACGCCAGTCCATATTTGGCAGCCCCAATCGAAAGCTCCTATCTCTGGTCAAATGACGCAAATCCAAATCAAAGATAAGGGCAAGGCTAAGGAGTTGATGGAAGATGCCAAAAAGGGCAATCTTGACCATGGCGCTCGCGCACTCATAGCATGGGGGCAAAAAAGTAAGCTCGCTCCGGCGTCGTTCAAAGAATTAAAGCCAGAACATTTGGACGCAATCGGCGATGCGTATGAGAAATATTTGAGCGGCATTCAAGATCAAAACGAAGCTGCATACATTCAGCACGTCGAAGATCGCAAAAAAGATCCGCACCTTGAACTGAAACAGATCGAAGTTCCATCTTTGCCCGTCCCGCTGCCCGTTCATATGCAAGAAGGATACGGCAATATTCCGAAGAAAATGAAATATTCTGAGGGAACGTATGGCGAACTTCCTACTCAGAGCAATCCTGAACATAAAGGCAATCCGACTTATAAAGAAGCCATTCGTAAGAGTGAAGTTGATGCTTCGACGCGCACCAAAGTTGCCATGACCTTGAAGGCCATCAAAGACAATGCCGAGACGTGGAATCAATTGAAAGAATCGAATCCTCAAGCGTATGAGGCTATTCATAAGCTCGTGCAATCGCTCATTTCCGTTTTCAAGCGCAAAACTGGAGAAGATCCTCAAGCTCTTGTTCATGAACTGGAAATCCAGCAACAAATCGAAGAGCAGCAAGCTCAGATGCAACAAGATGGCGGCGGACAGCCCGGTCAGCCTTCACAACCTGGACAGCCAGCGCAAGATGAGCCGATTCATCGAAGAAAAATGGTTTACGCTCCCGGTTCTATTCGCCGATATTCGTCACAGGATGAGCGTATAAAAGGACAGTCTGGAGAATGGTCTTCGTTCGGCGGTGGATTACAAGATCCTAGCGAGGGCAAAAATGGCTAAGGTCTATTCCATGGAAGAGGCTCTTCGGAGTCTCAATAAAGACATCAATTCGTTCACCGAAGAAGTGAAAAACAAAGCCAAGAAGGAAATTCAAACTCTTGCGGGCCAAGCTCATGCCATGATCGGCGACAAAACCGAAAAGGGCAATAGCAAGGGAATGAAGCTCAAGTCTACGCGCCAGAAATACATGGAGAATCTCGATCTTCTCAAGATTGAATCGAGCGCCGAGAATGAAATTTGGTCTGTCGTTCTTTATAAGCCAGCCCAATGGATTGAAGACGGCCAGCCTAAGCACAACATGATCGACTATCTCCTCGGCTCCAAGTCGATGGTGAAAAAAGGTAAGAATGCCGGTCAATCGTGGGTGAAAAAAGGTAAGAATGGCCGATACGCTGCCGTTCCTTTCGAGCACAGCAGACCATCAAGTCAAATGTCTCTGGCCCAGAACAAAATTGCTTCTTTCGTAAAACAGCAACTTAAAGAACATGGCCTCGACAAAACGATCACCGCAGCGGACGGTAAGCCAGTCCTCGGTCGTGTTAAAAACGACGCTACACGAAGACTCGAAGAGGCGATGAATAGACGCGGCGCTCCGCAGCATGAAAAGACTTTCAGACCACTTCTGTCCGGCATTGCAATCTATCAGCGCGAAGTGAAGATGAAAACTGGCAAAAGCAAAATCATGAAAGACGTTTTGACGTTCAGAACAGTTTCGGATTCGCAAAAAGGAACCGGCGCGTGGGATCACCCAGGCCGTGAAGGCTTTCATGCTTTTGAAGAAGTCGAAAAAGAGCTTGACGTTCTTTGGGAAAGTACAATTTCTAAAATTGTGAGTGGTACATAATGATTTTTCAGACGGATCTCATTTGGTATTCTTCTCTCTCGGCTGGCCTTGCGGATCTCCGCAAGAATCAGTTCGTTTTGGAAGACGCCTATTCCAATCTGATGAAAGATCCATACTTGAAGCAAGCCTATGGCGAAAAAGAAATCCAGAACTTCAAGGCTTTCATCAATAGAAAAATTTTCGTGTTCACAGAACATCGCCTTCCCGATCAGGCCACATTCCCGGCAATCGTCATCAAGGTAGGCTCCGGCGATGAAGACAAAGCCAAGGACGCTCTCGGCGACAGTTTCCAACAGGAAAAGGTTGATCCTGCAACTCTCGGCGGCGTTTTCCCGGCTCCGATGATTCTTTTGCCGCCAACGACTCCGATCAGCTACGACAATTTGACCGGCCAAGTGACTTTCGGCGATGGAGTAAATCTTACAACATCGAATATTTACGAAGGCCAATACGTCTTTGATGAAATCAACAAAAAATCATACCAAATCCAACTCGTGATTGATGATTCCAACCTTCTCCTCGAAGAAGGACTCAGCCCGGCCCCGAACTTGACCGGAATGACCATTCGTCCGTCGCAAAATCTTGTCGGCCACACGCGCCGATCAATTTGGGCTTGGGAAGATGTTGAGCTTGAGCTTTTGGCGACCGATGCTGTCGAGGTTTTGTATCTCTATACCATCGTAATGACTATGCTTATTCGCTACAAGAAAGTCTTGTGGGGCGAAAGAAACTGGGCTATCTCCTCGGTAACTTACGGGCCGATTTTCCGCGCTTCAGCCGAAGATGATCCGAACCTTTTGTATGGCCGGACTGTAAAAGTTACTGGCCGTGTTGAACATTCCGCAATCGAATCGACCACTCCTCTCATTGATGGCGTAAGTACGACCATCAAGATTGATGACATGACTTCGCCTGATGCCGTTTTGGAGCAAGCTGAAGAACAAGGTTGGGATGGCGAAAATGATCCTTAATTCAAGTATTTAAGACTAAATCTTAATTTTGAGAGAGCCATGGACTATAAGGCACTACTGAAAAAACTAACATCCCTGAATGATTTGCGCGCCGCTATTTCCGAAGTCAAAAATTTGGAAAAAGACGCCAAGATCATGCCCATGCCGCAGAAGCCTGCGGCCCCGGCCCAGCCTAAAGCTCCGGGTGAACCCGAGAAATCACAGGTTCAGCAAGGATTGGCCGGTGCGAAACCCGGCCTTCGCCATTTAGGAGTCAAGCACACAACTTCAGGAACGATGACTCATATGGTCGGCCTTCCTGGATCGCACTCACATTACGAAATCAACATGGACATGCACAACGCCGCTCAGAAAAAACCGTCGTTCACGATCCATCATATTGACAGCGCGACCGGCGATATAAAGTCTCAGCATCCGATGGTTCATGACAGTATTCAGTCAGCCGTCAAATCACTCGTCCATCACGCGCACCGTGGGGAGTGGGTGTAATGACCGAGAAGGAACTTCAAGCAAAGTTGCAACAATGGCTCCGCATCAAAGGCGAAGCTGATTCTATTGAGAAAAATTTGCAGAAAAGTTCTGGCACTAATCTTTTCGCGTCTGAAAAGCTCGACAAGAATGACTATCTGAAAAATATGCTCAAGCAAGTTCGTCAGATGAAGAAGCTGCCCGAGACTCCGAAAGCCGGAAACACTCTCGATTACTCGAAGATGAAACCGGCACCCAGTCAGAGCGGAATTGTTCAGGGCCAGCGTATGCACCCTCGTTCAGTGTCCTCGAATGGAGTAAAGTCGAACAAGTTGTTCGATCCGCGCTTGAGCGGAATTGTTAAGAAGGCAATGAAAAAGTCGGTACAGCCTCAACCGGCAGCGGTGAGTGAACCGCAAATTGTTACGACTCGTGGCATTGTTGACAATCCAAAAGAGATTCAGTCGCCAATGACAGTCAATGGATATGGCTTAAAAGGAAAAAAATAAGGGATCATATATGGACACCAAAAAGGCTTTAGAGCTTGTAAATGAGATGCTTGAGCAAAACAAGCGCGGCAATCTCCGTGACGTGGTGAATGAATTCATCAAAGAAATTCGCTCGCAGCATATGGCTCCGCTCAAGAAAGCCATCGAAGATGTTCAAGAAGAACTCAAGAAAATTGATCCTCACACGAAACTTCCCGGCACCCTTCTCGACAAGGGCGGCCAAATGGGCGAGATGGGCGCAATGCAGTCCAACTTGAATCCCGGCGCCGGAGCCGATGCGTCCACCGGAATTGTCAAAGCAGATCCAGGTTCCACTACGTCGCAACTTCACAGAAGTCAGCACGATTGGAAGGGATTCATGAGCAAGTGCATGAAGACTTTGACTGCTTCTGAAAAGAAACCGGCTCCTCTCGGTAAGCCTTACGTTTCTGATGCTCAAAGGAAAAAATTTCATGCAATGGAAAATCGAGGCGAAATCAGCCACGCGACCGTTCATGAATTCGACGAAGCCTCAAAAGGGAAAAAATTACCCGAACACGTTCACAAAGCTGCCGAAAGCAAACATGATCGTTGCGTTGAACACGTCAAGGAACAAAGTCCTAGTGTAAAAAATCCACACGCAGTCTGCGTAGCCGCTGGCGTTAAGCCAGAAAATCCCGGTCGCCATATGAAGAAAGCTCTCGGCGGCGTTGGCGCTCCCTCGACTCCCACTTCTCGCCCGAACGCAGGTTTTGGCGCGGTGATCGCAAAAGATGACAAACCTCATCCTCCTGGCAGTCCCGAAGAGCGGTCGCACGCGGTCGCTGAAGGAATGGTCAGCTTGCCCAAAGCAATGCACCAAGTTGAACGCAAGGGACATGAAGCAATGCACCGCTTTTTCAACCACTTGAGGACTTTGAAAGATCCGCGTAAGCAACGCAGTCCGGAAAACAACTTGACTGTGAAGTCGGAAGAGAAGCCGGAAAATATGAAAGAACCGTCGAAAGACGCAAAAGATGCCATAATGGCATCGGCTGATAAGCCAATGAAGGTTCAGCCCAACAGACCAGGACAGGCCAACAAACCCGTATAAAGGGGTTGTGTATGTCAAAGCAAAGACGTGAAGAACCTAAAAATGAAAAACCGGCAGTTTCGATGGACAGTAGACATACCGTCCAGAATTCTCGTCCGAATTATGTCCGCTGGCAGACCTTTGAGCAGTGTTGGCATTCGTGTGTAAAAAATGGCACTCCGCTTCTAATGGAGTCCTGTAAAGCTCATTTACGGGCTATGGGCTGGCTGAACAAGCCGGAAAAATGGATTGAGGGAATGAAGCATTTCGGAATTCCCTTGGAAAAATAAAGAATTTCAGGTATTTAGGGAAGAATCTTAATACTGTAGTTTGTTACCTGATTAGGAGATAGCATGGCTTTTACATTTACTTTAGCGCAGGGCGGAACAATGATTATTCCGGACAGCGCGGTCAACATCAATGTCATTTCTAATCCCAGCGGGATTTCGACTTCCGGCGTTGTTGCGTTGATTGGTGAAGCTGACGAAGGTCCGTCGTGGTCACAAGATTTGGCCAATGGGAACAAGCTGTCCGCTAACGCCTTCGGCGCTACCGACATCGCTTCTGTCGTTGCCAAGTATGGTTCAGGCCATCTTGTAGACGCTTTCCGCGCTATTTCCGCTCCCTCGGCTTCTCCCCGTATTACGGGCGGCCCGCAAAGCATCATTCTTGTAAAACCGAACAATTCAACCAAAGCTATGTTTGCCACTCTTGATGGCCATGGCGCCTACACTGCTCTTCGCGGCGGTGAAGCTGGCGATAGCATTCAAGAATCCACTGCCACTACGACTCCGGAAGAAGCTCCTTCGACCGGCATGTTTTCGTATGTTCCGTCCGCATCTGCTTCTCAAGCGGCTCTGCGCGTTAACGGCGGCGCAAAACAACTTCTGTCTATCTCGGCAAACGAACTTCCGTCTTCACTCGCTTCTGCAATCACGAACCTTTCTGGTTTGAATGCGGTTGGCGGCGTTGACATCGGTGTCCTTGCCAGCTTGACTGGAGTCAATATTCAATTGAGCGTCCTTTCCGGACAAAGCGTAAGCATTTCGCTTGCGAATCCTAGCGTTTTCGCTGGCACTCCTGCTGCCGGTGACACCATTCACATTCCTTCCGGCTCTGTCATTCAGGGCGCTGGCAATGCGAACGTCGGTTGGTATTTGGTTACCGCCGTGTCGAACGTTTCGGGCGCTGCTCAAATCACTGCTCTGAAAATCACTTCCGGCGCTCCTGTCGCCGTTGCTCCTGTTGCAATCTCGGCTACTCCGTCAAACGACATGCTTGAGTATAGCTCTATGGAAATCAACAACATGAGCGGAACGAACCGCAACATTTTGACTGGCAAAGTCGGTCAGAACGTGGCAATTTCCGTTGTCGGCGCAGTCGCTACTGCCACTTTGGCTGGCGGTCAAGTGTGGGCCTCGAATCCCCGCGTTGGCGACATCGTTTACATTCCCGCTGGCTCCGCTTACCAAGGCGCTGGCAATGCGAACGTCGGTTGGTATCAAATCATTTCGTACTCTAATACGACCGCTTCCGCTTTCATCCAAATGTCTCGCTTGTCCAACGGTAACCCCGTTGCAGTTTCGGCTACTCCTATTGTTGCCGTGACTGACATCCAAGACCTTGATCCTCAGATCAAAGGCATTGGAAAAACATTGGAAATTTACGACAACGGCGGTGCCGTCAACATCAGCACTGTCATGTTGCAGTTGGGCGTAAACGCTCCCGCTTCGTGGCTCCAAACGATGATGGTTTCAGCGGCTGAACTTGAAAAGACAATCACTCTTTCTCGCGTCTCGACTAATTCCCTTGAAACTTTCCTCGTCGGCGGCGATGTCGCTTTGAGCATTGGATACAACGGAACTTCGGCTTCTTGCACCATCGGTATGGTCGGACAAAATCTCATGCTGACTACCAGCGTAGTTGGGGGATCTGGTGCCAACCTTAGCCTCAATCTGTCGAAAATTTCTACTATTTCCGATCTGGTCGCTAAGATCAACGCTAACACTGGCTATACTGCTGCTGTTGCTTCTACTCTTGACGGTCAGCGTAATCCAAGCGTTCTTGACGAAACAACTTTCAACATTGCATCCGATCTGGGCAATATGCCTGGCCGGGTTAAGCATGATCTGTGGGATATTGAGTCTTCTCCGTCTGGTGTGAACCAAGGCTCGAAGCTCGCTTCCTACGCTGCCAACGCGACTGCCGGTCTTCCCGAAGACAATACGGCTATGTTCTTGAGCGGTGGAGCAAAAGGTGGATCGACCGGCTTGGCCGTGTCGCAAGCTATCGACGCCCTCCAAGGCGTTCGTTGCAACTTCGTCGTTCCTCTCTTCTCGCAAGATGCTTCGCTTGACGTTGCAGTTGCAGAAACCGATTCGTCTTCGACCTACACTGTTGATGCAGTGAATGCCGCCGTGAAAACTCACTGCTTGAGCATGTCTACTGCCAAAGTGAAACGTCATCGTATCGGCGTCGTTTCCAAGAAATCTTCGTTCGCTGTCGCTCAAGCATCGGCTCGCACGATGTCAACGTTCCGTGTTGCCCATGTCTTCCAAGACATCGTTAACAGCGGATCTGATGGTCAACTGCACACCTTCCAACCGTGGATGGGCGCTGCAATGGCCGCTGGTATGCAAGCCGCTGGCGCTTACAAGGCGATCTTCCCGAAAGCCCTCAACATCAGTGGCGTTAAGCACCAGGATTATGACGATGAAAACGTCGCACAGACCGAACAGGCTCTGTCTGCCGGTTTGATCCCGATTTGCACTCAAGACGATGGTTCGCTCGCTTTCGCGTCCGACCAAATGACTTATGGTTTGGACAACAACTTCGTGTACAACAGCTTGCAAGCTGTGTATGTTGCTGACTTGATGGCTCTTAGCCTCGCTTCGGCTCTCAAGAATGCGTTCGTCGGTGAATCTGTCGCCGATGTCACGAACAGCGCGGTTCAGACTTTCGTCGAAGGAAAGATGGCAGAGTTCTTGGCCCTCAAGTTCACTGTCGGAACGGCTCAGGCTCCGGGCGGATGGAAGTCCATCGGAATCAATATCATTCCAGGCGTGTTGCAAGTCAAAGTTGTGGCTGTCGAAGCTACCAGCATTTACTTCATCCCGATTGACCTGGACATCGAAGGAATCCAATCTTCCTCGAATGCCGCTGGCGCTTAAAAGGAGTTTAGCTAATGGGTACACCGCAAAGAATTTTACATGGTGCGAGAGCACAACTGATTGTGAATGGCAAGATCGTTGGCATTTTTACAAGCTGCCAATGGGGAGTCAATTACGATGCAGTTCCAAGTTTCATCCTTGGTCGCTACTCGCCCGCTGAAATCACCTACACTGGACAAGATGCGATCTCCGTGACCGCTACTGGCTTTCGCGTGGTTGACAATGGCGCCTATGTTTCTGCTGCTCTTCCGAAACTTCAAGAGCTTATGGCTCACGAAGATATTTCTCTCGCTCTTTATGATCGTCAAACCAACAAGAAAATCTTGTCGGTCGTTGGCGTTCGCCCGGTTGGTTACAGTTCTGGCGTTGCCGCTCGCTCGGTCAGCGACTTTACAGTCAACTACCTCGGTCTTCGTAGCGAAGATGAATCCGGTTCGCAAGGTGAATCGGCTGGCGCTTCGGATCTGTTGTCCGGCACCTAATTTAATCCAAAAATTTGAGAATACGACGCTCAGGCTAACGTCTGAGCGTTTTCTTTTTTGGCGTCCGCATTTTCTTTGGCGAAATTGGCCAGTTGCGTATCCAAAGAAGTACGTTTTGCGTACTGATTCAGCTTGTTGTAGACGGTTTTCGTCGTTACTCCAAGCAGTTGGGCGGCTTTGGCTTTGCTGCCGTTGGTTAGCGTCAGAGCTTTACGAATGTGGGCCTCTTCTACTTCTGCAAGTGTCGGAAAAGGCGACTGTGTTTGTTCGGTCATGTGGACCTCCTTTGACCTGTATCATAGCGAGAATCAGGGGAGATTGCAAATACTTCCAAACCGCTTGACGGCGGACATGGACCGTGTTAATTTGAGATTGCGCGCAAGGGAGCGGTGCAAGTCCGTCTGAAGATGACTTCCTTTTTCTTTTTCTGGAGGATTGAATGGCCTATGAGGATCAATATGTTGGCAACTTTCCAAAGATGCCGGATCACGAGAAAAAACATCTTGGCCTTTATTGCGCGTATTATGCGTACCTTGAATCCATTGATCGTTTACACGAATCTCTTGAACAGCGCCGTCCAGCTTATCCATACCCAAGCCAGAGCAAGGCGTATATTGTTGAACAGGCGCGCCGGGCTGTTGTCCGTAGACTCGGGCTATTCGCTCCTGAACTTTCTGAAAAAGAACTCCTGAACCTACGCAACGCCGCTCTTCGATTCACGCATGAAGAGCAGTTGCTGTGTGCCACTGAAACTGGCATGTACGAAGAGCTTATCAAAGAACTACGAAATAAGTGAGGCATCATGCTGCACCACAAGAAAATGTCGATCTTCGACGCGCCGGAGTTGTCTATTCTCGCACACGCATGTAACTGCCGTGGATCGTGGGAAGCGGGCATCGCCACTGAATTCAAAAAACGATTCCCAAAGGCGCACGAAACTTACAAAAAGTCATGTTTCGAGGCCAATGGTGAAAATGCGGGCGGCGCTATACTGACCGATCTGGAAAATAACCATTTCGTCGCGTGTCTCTTCACGTCGAACGGCTATGGAAAGTCTAAAGATCCCAAATCGAAGATTCTTGAGAACACGGCAAGCTCGATCCGGCTTCTACTTGAGATTTCGGCCCATAAGGGCTATCCTATTTACTCGAACAAGTTCAACTCCGGCTTGTTCAAAATTCCGTGGGAAGAAACGGAAGCCATACTGAAGCCTTTGGTCGAGCAATACGGAGTAGAATGGATCGTGTGTGAAGTCTGAGCACTTGCATAGTTACAAAGGGAATCTGGAATTCTACTTTGAAACCGGCATGGAACAGATGGGCACCATCTTTCACGATGATCGCGGCCTACATGAAGGCCCGCACTACAGCAAGCCGGGCGAACGCTTCATGTACAAGTCTCTCGAATGGTCGATTTGGTTTGGCCAGAGAATGTGCATCTACGACATCAAAATTTTCAATCCCGATGGCACTGTCGCTTACGAAGGTCCGCTAGTCAAAGACAAGAAAAAAATGCACAAGGACAAATATTCGACTTCGTTCTTGCCCGCCGAAATGGACAAGCGAACGTGGATGAAATATTGCGGCAAAGAGTATCGCGCAGAGCTTCGGACCAACGATCTCGCATCGGCTCTTGAAAAGCAGTACGAAATCAAGTATGGAGTTGGAACGGCAGTCGTTGATGACGTATCAAAACGAGACGCCATCGTGATTGGCCACATTTTGTACCCCGACCTTCTCGAATCGAGACACCCTCATCCGTTCAGATACCTTGTGGCGCTTTTGGACGAAAAAAAGCTCCTTGGGAAGACGTACCACGAAAGGTCTTCACTTGAATTGAGTGAACGCAAATTTCCTGGCATAATGGGGTAACAGGAGGATTTTATGCCAACAGGATATACCGCTGAACTTGAGGGAATGAAGTACGACGTGAAACGCTGGCTTAAAGAAAGCGTTGCCCGCGCCTTTGGAATTTGTATGCACTTGCGCGATGATGGCAAAATGACTCAACAGCAAATAATGGACAGCTTAAAAAAACTTCGCAAAGAAGAGTCGTATCACGAACGTCGCCTGAAAGAAGAGACAAAGGAGCTTGCGGATGCCATGAACCGGACGCCGATGGATTGGGAAAAAGCGTTTTATGAAAAATTGCAGTCAGAGAGCAATGACTACTCAAAGCGTGTTCAGGAACATAGAGAAAAGAAAGCCGCTCACGCTCAGTCTATGGCTAAGGTAACTGCTCTTTACAATAAGGCCGTCAATCAGAACGAAGAAGAATTGATCGTCAATTCGTTGAAATTTGCCGTGGAACAGTTGACTTCAGCTTACGATTTCGATTATGGACATGAGCCGTATCGACCGGCTATTTTGGATCAAAACCCAGAACAATGGAAGCTCGCCACGATCAAAGCTCATCACGACAGCATCGTTTATCACACGAAAGCGATTCAGGAAGAAGCCGATAGGAAACTCAAGCATGGCGATCCGGCGCTTTCATATCAGAAGCTCGTGAACTTCGTGGAGAAGAATTGTGAGTGATGATTTTGATGAATTCATGAAAGAGGCGGATGGTTCTCCGGAGCCATCCCAAGAAGACATTTTTGAACTTGAAATGAGCGACAACAAAGACAAGCGCCGGACTCTTGTCGATCAGATCAAAGAAGCCATCAAATTCACCGGCACTGATACCGATGTTGAAATCCTTCGCATCACCTGTGAGGAATTTTTGGAAGTCTGCAAGCGCGAAGTGAAAAATCTTCAAGATCAGATTGACGAATGTAAGGCAATTCAGCGCACGAAGATTGAGCAAGAAGCGAAAGGCGACGAAAATCCTAAAACGGAGATTGACAAAGCTCCGAAAAAGTAAGATTCTGATTTGCGTGGTGCTACTGCGGGAAACTGCGGACTGGCCACAAATCCTATGGGCAGTGCGGTCGAGAAGCACATTAAAAAGTCGGGAATACCCATAGTTGTTTCCGTTACCAACAAGCAGTCGAGCGCCTCGGGCGTAGGACTAGGTTGGCAGTTCGGCAGTCTGAGTGAGCCTCGACACATCGGGGAAACTGCCTAGAGGGACAGATGTGATAATGCCCTCAGAAGACGGAAGGGGTAGCTGCCCTCCCGAAAGACATACACTCCGGAGTTGCGTCCGGTTTATTTTGGTTTTGAAAAGGCAAAGCACCTGTCGGATAAACAGTGGGAAGCTGGCCATTTACGGCAAAGCACTGAGGAATCAGAAATACTGGCCGTAGACACGACTGCTCGGGACGGGCAGTAGAAAAGCGTGAACCCCAAAGAGTAGATAGCCTAGACTTTTCTGTAACGGGGCTTGAGGGTATGGGGAAACGTCCCAAATTTCAGGTACTTAGACCGAAATCTTAAATTTGATAGATGAAGCTACCAAAAATGATAGATTGATCTATCAAAGTGGAGTCGCAGCGGAGCCACTATAATCGCGTTCCGAACCCAGAGGCAACTGGGCCAATCACCTGCCAACAAGGAGCAATTATGACAATTAGTCGAATGTGAAGCCCACAAGGAGATAATTGTCATGAAAAAGCCTACGCCTACCTGCGAGTATTCAGAGTCTCGCCAACTGGATTCGTGCATCATTCACGAAGCCCGAGAGCGCATCGTCGCTCAGCACAAAATCATCCAATATAAAGAATACAATCTGTACTGGAAAAAGGAAATCGACCGCGAACGGTTCGACCACAAGCACTTCAAAGGCTTGATCCAGCACGAGTATGACCGCTTGCGCGGCCTGTACGCCATTCCTTTCCACTTCTACGAATTCCAAGATCACATTTACAACCATCCGGCCATCCGCCGCTGGTCCTATGACCATTTCGCCGTCGAACACAATCGCCGCGTCTATAGCCGTCGCAAACGCTATCACAAGTGGGATCGCTGGGCCGACCGCACTGGCGTTTACTACCGCCAAGGACCGGCCAAAATGTCGGCCAATCCCAAGAAAAAAGTCGAGCCTGTCAGCGACCAATACCAAGTCAATCCCGCCGTCGCCAAAAAAGACTGGCGTGATCGCAAAGGATTTAGTCGCGACAATTCCAAACGTCATGGATGTTTCTGCAAATGCCGACTCACAGATGCTCGTTACCGCCGTCGCTGGGAAAGAGACTTGATCCAAAAAGGTCAATACGATAAGATATACTCGAATAAATCAATGTTTACTTCGAGTTGGGATTGTTGTTAATGAAAAAGTGCAATAAATGCGACAATGAAAGAGAACTTTCCGATTTTTACACCGGACGCGGTTACAAAGATGGCATTCGTCCAGTATGCAAAATTTGTCTTCGAGCGGAGCGCAACGCTCGATATTTGAAAGATCCGACCAAAGTTTCAGTTCAGCAAAAAGAATGGGTTAAAGCCAACAGAAGCAGAAGGCTTAAAATCATGAGGGATTGGAATTTGAAAGTCAAATACGGCATCACTCCTGAGCAGTTTGACGAGATGGTGAAAGCTCAAAATGGATGTTGTAAGATTTGCGAAAAGCCGCAAGATAGGGTTTTGCACGTCGATCATTGTCACGAAACTGGAAAAATTCGTGGACTTTTATGCTCAACCTGCAACACAGGAATCGGACAGTTCAAGGAAGATCCTGAAATCATGAAAAAGGCAATAGAATACATCAATGAAACGCGATAGAGCTTGGCGAAGAGCCGAAACTAAAAGAGTGCAGGAAAAGCGCGTGAAGCTGTGGAATAATTTGGGCTGGACCAAACTGGACCAGCGCCATATAGGTATGATGAAAAAGAAGAACTTTGGGTGCGGATGCTTCATGTGCAAGCCATGGAAGCACGGTAAGAACCGCTAAGTTTCTCGCTTGAAACGACTTCCTACAGATCCCTTAAAGTGCTTGCGCTCTTCTTGAATGTGGCGCAATTTTTCTTTGTGGAATTGCTCATCACCAAGGAGCTTCTTCATAGCCTGCTCTTCGGTGTACATGATTCCAATTTTATCGTAATCGAATTTATCGAAATGTTCGTTGAAATCTTTGTATGCCCGGCAATACAGGGATTCTGCACTGTTCCCAAAGTCATCCCACTTGCGATATAGAATGGCATACTCGTCCGTTCCCTTGAAGATGCAGGCACCTACACGCCGGTAGATGCCGCCAGTTTTCTTGTGAACGAAAAGGCTTGGCTTGCTGTTCTCAGATTCGCGTCCGCAATCTTCATCAAGTTGAATCATAATTACTCCGAAGCAATGCCCATTGCAGGTTTATCGACGCCTTGGTCATCTTTCGGCGGCCTGAAGAGCGTGCGCAGGCGGTTGATCTCTTTGTCAAGATCGTTGCGCTCAAGGTAGACGCCTTGGATGAGAGCTTTCAAGTGGTCGAGTGAGAATCCCTGAGTTTTTGCCACAATATCGTCGATGATTTCTTTGCGCTTGATCTGGCTGTCCAGATACATTTTGCGCGCTTCGGGGCTGGGCATACCGATCTTGATGACATCGCAGAAGCGGCCAGGACGGTTGTACATCCGTGGATCGAAGCGCGACGGGTAGTTTGTCGTTGCGATGAACAGCGAACGATTGATGGAAGCCTCACCATCTAGGATCGACAGATACATCGACTCCGAATATTTTTGAATCAATTCGTCGAAGTCTTCAAAGACCACAACGACTGGCTTTTCAGGCTCAATTTGACGGAAAGAAGTCAGTCCTTCTGACAGAGTACCGGGATGGCCGTCAGCGAGAAGAACGATGCCGCCACGCTCAATGATGTCCTGCATGATGAACTTCACCGTGCAAGTTTTTCCAGATCCAGGAGGGCCGAAGAGCATGATGCCCATTTTGTGCAAGTATCCGCCAACGATGTCATCGTTTCCGTTGCGATATTCAGGCTCAAGTTCCCAGAAATTCTGAATGCGCTTGATTACCGCATCTGACTTAGAGTCAGGAAGGCGAATCAGTCGGTCTGTGTTCACGCGGCGCGGAATGAAAGTCAAGCGATGGTTGACGTTTTCGGTAGAGTAGACGCCGGGAGGAATCCTTTTGACGGTTCCGGAAGTCGGACTATACCCTTCGCCGTTGTAAGCGTATTGAACCAACTTACCAAGCGGCTCTTCGTCGCTGTTGCCGATCACGCTTTCTTCGGTTTTTTCGGGCGATTCCGGCTTGCGGTCTTTTTTGCTACTCGGCTTGTACTTGTCGGCTTCCGACAGAAATTCGTCTGCGTCGCTCATTTTAATCCTCGGTTAAGTGGGTGTGAGAAAGCAATCCCATGAAGTCTTGGCCTTCCTTGCCAGGTTCTCCAAAGAAATTTTCTTTTATGTCGTAGGTAATCAGTGGTTCGCCATCGCAGGCGGCCACGGTATGCGTCATTCTCTTCAGTCCGGTTTTATCCGGTTCTGCGATGAACCAAATTCTGTCATTGATTCGTGATTCGAGAATGTGCATCGGGTATTCTTTGCAATGCGTCGGCTCGATTCTAAGCTGAGAAAGAATCTCAGCCGGGACCTTGTTCAGAAATCCAACAAGATCAGGCAAATCTTTCACGACTGCGGCAACGTATTTGTTGGGATAAATCACAAGGTAGATCATTGAGCCTCCTCACCATCAGATTTCATCAGGTATTCGTCTGACACGGATTTGAAGATCACGCGACCGACTCGATGTTCGGTTCGCTCTTTCACCGGCTTGACAACGGTTCCTTCACGGATATGAAGCGAATTACCGGACACAGTTTCAGTACCGGAAGTGTATTTTTGTAGCGTCTCTTTGCTGAACGGACCTCGGTAGAGAAGCGGAACGGTATCAATTCCGACGTGATCGCACGCGGCCTTAAAAGCATCGTAGTCCACGAACGATCCATCAATTTGAATGTCAAAGGCTCTGAACCCAAGTGTTCCTTCAGACATTCCATAGCCTTCGATTCCATTGTTCTTCTGGACGCTTCGTCCATAAACTTCTCCCATGAGCCACGCATTACCCTTCGTTTCGGGCGGCAAATGCCCTTCGCGGATCAAGAAATAAATGATGTCCATGAGCTTTGTGCCAAGCTGAAACTGTTTGGCGGCGCGGATGTAGGTATTGTTAGCGTTCGCTTCGTTGTCTTTGATGTAGATTCCCTTGGAAATCAGCCCTTTGCTTGAAACGATGAAGTAACCGTCAGTCAATCCATCAAGAGATTTCAGATCGACTTCGGTTGTGATGCCAATTGTGAAAAAAGTTCCGTGAATCTTTTCAGTCATCACAACTTCTTCGCCGTCCTGGATCACGTTCGGATACTTTTTGATGTTGTCGAAGTCGTACTTGAGAGCGATTGGCGACGAAGCCTGTTCGCCACGGAATTGAGCGGGAATCGGCGGCTCGTACTTCTGAATGCGAAGATCCTCAGTCACGTTCTGGCCCTCAGTCCACTCAGCCTTGGCCGGATATACCAATCCTTGCGAAACGACGCCGCGCAGCTTGATTGCCTTGACTCGATTCTTATTTGGGCCAGCAAGCCTGCCGGTCAAACCCATTTCTGTCAAAAGATCGTCTGGAACGATGGATTGCTCAGGGATATAGGCAACAAGATCGCCGTCTTTGAACTGGCCTTTACGGATGATCGAACGATAGTCACCAATCACGGCAAGCTCAAGAGCGTCCGCGTTGTGGTGAGGCTCAACCTTGACTTTGTAAACTTCGACTGCGAACGAAGCCATTTTTCATCCTCCAGATAAGTCCTTCGAGGTTCTTAAACTCGTCCTTCAAAAACTGAAGTCCGCATTTCTTGCACAGGAAGTAAATTGATGTCTGATGTCTAGCCCAAACCGGGCCTTCCTGCTCCATCATCAAACGAGTTGCGCCCTTTGCAATGACACATTTGCATTTTCTGCAATGGGAGCGACTACTTCGAGCCGATTCAATGCCGACCATGCCAACTGGACCGCGTGCCATTATTTCCTCTTTAGTTCGAGTTTTCCTTCTTGCACCAGCTTCGCAGTTTCCTTCGTGACTGTCAACTCTTCGACAATCTCGAAGCCCGTTGCGATCACTTTGCGGTCTGGATCACCTTCCGGCAAGCCATTGTAGTAATCGCGGCGGCGAGTTTTGGAAACCAACTTGACACTTTTTTCTCTCGGTTTGGACAATTTCCCCGTGACTTGACAGCGAAACATGACTACCTCCTATTGTAAGTCATCGAATTTATGAGAAGACCGATCAGTTCGCCCTTGCTTACCGGCGCCGCTTTGGCAAATCTCTCAACGCCGATCACTGTGAATAATTTTCCGTCGATAGTTACTTCTTTATTCATGATCCAATCGAAGGCAAAGCATTTGATGGGGCAACGCACAGTGTACACGTCGCCGCGCCCGACCAGAGTCCACTGCCCAAGGGAAGTGAAGTCCCATTTCTGGTCCATTGCTTTGATTTCTTCATCACTTCGCTGGCTCAACCGCGACTCCCATTAAGGAAAGAAACCCTACTGTTGGACCTACGGAAACCCCATGGTCATTTACTTGGCTGTTGACGGCTACGATATGGCCGGTGCTTTGGTCGATTACAGGGCCGCCGCTCATTCCTTGGTACAAGTATCCGTCACCAATGATGAGGAATCGGTTGTTGGTTCGTGGAATGAACTGGAGGCAGATTGATTTGTCGCCGCCAGGGAATCCACATGCCACGAAGGGGCCGGTTCCAGCAAAGATTCCGCGAGGATCAGTCTCGATTGCGGCCTTTCTGAACTGTTGGAAATCTCCCTTGAGGAGCGCAACGTCTTGTGAAGGCAACATTCCGACCGCATTGGCCT